AAGGATGGAATGAGAAAGTTCTACCAATAAGTCCTGATCCAGCCCTGGTAGTTAAATGGACTAAAAATTCAAACTGGAAGTGTTTAGCTATTTGGGGTCACGATGGTCCACTTATTGAGGAATTTGTGTAGTGGGTGATAAAATTAAATATATTACTAATCTTATCTCTTTAGAAATAGAAAGACAAGATCATAATTTACAAAAGAAGAAAGATATCAATCGGCAAACTATTAGAAAGTTATTAAATGACTAATATAGAAAAAGAAGCTATGTTAAAAATATTTCCTGGTATTAATGAAGACAGTCAATGTTTTATTAAACCAGTAAAATCTAATGTAGATAGGTTTGGTTTATATTATAATGAAATTTGCATAGCTATTTTATCTAAAGACATGGAAAAAGAATATAAAGATTATATAGAGAGTAAAAAATGAATTATAAAGAAATACTAGAAAACGTACTTAAGAACGGTCAACCAAAACAAGCTGTTAGATTTGATTCTAGTGGTAATCCTATTCCTGTTTCAAATGGTACAATAGGAACTTTTTGTGAAATATTCAGACACGATATGTCACAGGGGTTTCCTTTATCTACTTTACGAAGATTACCTTATAAGTCAACTTGGGTAGAACTTGAAGGATTTATTAAGGGTATTACTGATAAGAAATGGTATAAGGAAAGGAATTGTCACTTTTGGGATGAATGGGCAAATCCAGTCAGAGTGAAAGAAAATCTAAAAAACGGTATTTATTTTAATGAAGATGACGGTTCTTGGCTTTCTACAAAAGAGATAGAATTACAGGTTCAATCAAGAACAAATGATCTTGGGCCTATTTATGGATATCAATGGAGAAATTTTGGAGAGCAATACGGGGAAGTTAATTGTGAACCGTTTATTGAAGGTGGCTGTTGTCCCGCTACTGGAGAATATCAATCAATATATACTAATATAAATGGTATTGGATATTTTGGTCCGGATAATGGTTTTGATCAATTAAAAACTATTGTAGATCGCCTTAAAACCAATCCATATGATCGTAGAATGTTATGCTCTGCTTGGAATCCTAATCAATTACATTTAATGGGACTTCCAGCTTGTCATTATTCTTGGGGAGTTGTTGTTTACGGGAATAAATTAAATTTAAGTTGGAACCAGCGGAGTTGTGATCTTATACTTGGGGTTCCTCAAAATATAACTTCATATGCTACTTTACAATTATTGCTATGTAAAGAATCTGGATTAGAACCAGGAGAATTAGTTGGTAAACTTGAAGACTGTCATATTTATGAAAATTTATTACCTAAAGCTAAAGAGTTAGCTGAAAGAGAAGAAAACGAATTACCTACTGTAGAAATTCTTTCTAAAAAAGATGGAAGCTTTTCAATTTTTGATTGGGAATATACAGATATTAAACTTGACAATTATCAACATCAAGGTAAAATGGACATGGGATCGGTGACAGTATGAATAAGTTTACACAGCATATACCTAATTATGTAGATACTTGTAGTAAATTACGTTTTGAGTTTACAGATCTTAAAGATCTTTGCGATAAGCTAAGCTTAGATAAAACAGAATTAGTTTATAATAATAACGCTATAATGAGAATTTCTAAAGATGAAAAAGAATGGTATGTTTTAGGTTATACTAAAGAGAAAGTTGAGGGTATTCCTAAATGGCGTGGGGTAACACATAACGTAATAGAAATAGATAGCGTTCATGGTTATGGTAAAGAAGATTTCCAATATAAAAAGATTGGACAACCATTTCAAATTAGGGGCGATGAAATAGAATGGTATTCGCATTGTAAAAATACTATTATAGGTGAATTAAAAGATGGTAGATGTTTTATAGGATTATTAGAATTTGAAAAAACTACTTGAACGAAAAATGGCAGATTGTCAAATGCTTATTAATTTCTTTTCTAATATTCTACAATCAGATTGTGAAGAATTAAGAGAATGTGTAAGAGAAGATCTTGGTTATGAAAAATTTGAAGATATTGATAAAGGTATAATGTTTTCAGATGATGCTAGAAACATTTATTGGAAATTAAATAGTCCTCATTCAAAAACTAGAAATTGGTTAATAGCAAGGAATTGTAAATGAATATTACAGTAACAAATAAAAATGATGAAGTTCTTGGCGTTGGAGACGAAGTAGAATTTAAGGGTCAAGACTCCTATTTTAAGGGTACTATTGTTAGTATCTTTACTAAGTTAGATGGTAAATCTGTAAGGTGTGTCGTTCAAGACGAAAGGGGATTACTTCTAATAAAACTACCGTCAAGTGCAATATTGATTAAAAATGAATCCGTATAATTTTATAAAAGATTTTGATAATTGGTGGTATTGGCAAGTTTGTGTAATATATTGGAAAACCAGTGAATCTTGGGCTACAGTAGTTGTTGCTAATAAAGAAAATTGGAAACCAGTTATTGATCCTTCTAGTGGAGGCTTAGTAAGAATTAAAAATGTGTAATAAAATAATTCGAAGAAAAACAGAAAAAACAGCTTGGTGTAGAGGTTGCCGTAAAGAAATGCAAAAAGGAACAGACATTGTTAATATACCAAGTTATGCAATTTTACTATGTTTAGATTGTGCTAGATTAGTTGGAAATTTGTCTATTGATAATGAGAAAGATAATGAATAGCATGTTTACCTTATCAGAAGAACAAAATGAAAAAATAAAAGATTTTATAGATAAAAATGTAAAATATTCTGGGGCTATTGGTGGACAATTTACTTGGAGTTTTACACCAACCAGTTTGGGAACGATTATTAAAATTACTGATCATATTTCAAAAGAAGTTTTAGATGTTTCAAATTATGACGAATGGTAATAATATTAGTAAAATCAGATATATTGTAGCTACACCAGACATAACACACTTTTATAAAATAACAGATTGGGAATCTGATATGACCGGATATGGCGGTAGTACAAGTACAGAATATGATTATAATCTTGTAGATGATATTAATTATGCTAGTATTTTTGATTATGATCCAACCCCTATAATGCAAAGATATGATAAGAAGTATTGGAAGCCCTTTATTGTTTTAAGGGTTGAAGAAACTATTACTAGAAAAATCTACGAAACATACTAAATGAACTATAAAATCATTCAAGACGAAGAAGAACTACTTAAGTTTATTAGTTGGCTTCCAAATAACACTGATCAACAAAAGTATTACATTTCTTTAATGGCTCGCAAGAAGTATAACCCTATTATTCCTTCTGATAAGCAGTGCTTAAAAAGGGTAGTAAGTAATAAAAAAGATATTCTTTCTAAACTTGATCAGATGGAAACCAAGTTAGGAACTTACTGGATTAATACTGTTGAGGTTCCTAATGATGCTTTAGTAGTCTATATTTCAATAAATCCTAGAGACATAAGAAAAGCAGCTTTTAATACTGCTATTACTCTTATGAGGAAAATTGAGCAAGGATTAAGTCCAAATCCAAAATCTGTTGCCTTAGATGAAATTCAAAAAGCTGAAACAAGAAGATTTGTAACTTTCGATATAGATTCTAAAGAAGAGTTTCAAAAGAATAAATATAATTTAGTTGACATTCTTGGGTATGTAGGGTACAATTACATAGAAACCAATGGTGGTTATCATTTAATAGTTGATCCTTCACAATGCGAAAAGAAAAGTTGGTATCAAGATTTACTAAAAACTTTTAAAGTTGATCAAAAAGGCGACCTGTTATCAGCAATCCCTGGTTGTATTCAAGGTAATTTTATCCCGAGGTTTACATGACATTAGAAGAAAAAATACAATTTATTATTGATAATGATGGTTCTGAGCCAGGAGAATATTTTTATGGATTACAAAGATTTTTAGAAGCCGTTAGTCATGAAGATAAAGATTTCTTCAAGGCTCTACAGCCAATAGTAGATCATTGGTATCAACTTCTTAAAGAAGATATCGAAAAAGAAAGATTATATAATTTATATCATTTTGAAGATTTACCAGATAATTGTCTTATTTATACAGAAGAATCTCCAGAATTATTAATAAAGGTTATGGATAAACTGTTTAATCAATTGGGGCAAAATGTTCCTTTTCATCATAAACAACAATTTTTAATCCATACTAATATTTATGCAAAAAATACATCAAAATGAGGAACAAATAAATGTTAAGAAGAAGTTTTACAGGGTTTTTATGTAGTTTACCATTTTTAGGATTTACTAAAAAAGAAAATTGTACAATTGAAAGTATAAATAAAAAAATAAAAAATATTCATCTTTTAAAATATGATTTTTCAAAGGGTGGAAATAATGAAATTAGAGTTTTTTCACAAGAAGATAAACAAGGAAAATTAGATATTTGGTTTATTGGTGATAAATCTGGGATGATCCCGCACAACTTTACTGTTTTTGTTAAAAATAGTTTATTTCCTAAAAATTTTCAACCTATGAATATTGGTAAATTAATAAAAGAACAAAATCCAAAAACTAAAATTTTAGTAAGACTAATTAAAGATTCTTCCACGAAAATTCAATATGATTTTATAGAGGTTTAAATGATTATATTAAAACTAGTAGCATCAAGCTTAATGCTTTTATGTACAATTTTTGTTACAAGTATGTATTATACCGCTATTCAACCAGAGGTTTATACAAATCTAACTTTAGAGCAGTTTAAGAATCCGAATATTCAAACCGACACATCTTTAAGATTGCTATCTGGAGTTGATTATTATTTAGCGTTACCATTTGTTGTTTGGTTTTTAGTTACTTTGTTTATTTTTAAGAAGGAATTTGTTAATTTATGTACAAGATTATCCAAGTAGTAGTTGTTGGGCTATGTTTTTCTGGTTTAGGTTGTATCCGACCGTTTCATGAACCTCTTTTAGTAGATATTAATACTTCAGAAGTTGCTGTATTAGTCGAAACAGTGAACGATAATGGTCAAGCTGTTATTGCTCCAAAAGATAAAGAAAATGAATCAGAATCAGACTTTTATGAAAACCGAGTGGTAAATGCTCGTAAAGTTGAAATTCCATATTATTGGAAGAGAACTAGTAGAGTTTGGATGTGGGATTCTTCAACTAATGGTAAATGGACTCCTGCGGCAAGATTAATTATTATTGATACTCAACCAGAAACTAGAGAATGGAGTAATACCACAAAGAATCCTATTTGGGTAGAATCAAATGACTCTGTTGGGTTTAGTACCGGAATTAGTATTTCTGCAAGAATTCAAGATAGAGACGCTGCAATTAAGTTTCTTTCTAATTATCCTCCAAAAGATAATCGAGTAACAGAAACTCAAGGTGGTGATCCTTTTACTACAGAAGTAACATCCTTAAAGCAAATTATGGATCAAGAGGTTAGAACTAAGATTCAAGAAGTATTCTCTTATGAAGCTGCGGCTTATAATATGGATGATCTTAGATCTAAGAAACAAGAAATTATGAATAAGATTAAGGAAGTAGTTATTCCATACTTTGTTGAAAGAGGTATAACAATTACCACGATTGGTCAATTTGGTGGTTTTGAATACGAAAACCCAGATATTCAAATAGCAATTAATAAAGTGTTTACTGCTCAACAAGATGAAGAAGTAGCTATTGCAGAATCTAAAGCAGCAGAACAACGTAAGGTTGCTATGAAATTAACTGGTGAAGGTGAAGCGGCTAAGATTTTAGAATCTCGAAAGGGTGAAGCTGAAGGTATTAAGTTAGTAGCTGACGCTAAGGCTTACGAATTAGAAAAGCTTAATCAAAATCCAGAAGCTTACTTAGCTCTTAAGGAATTAGAAGTCAAGAAGGCTGAAATTGAAAAGTGGAGTGGAATATTACCAACAATGATGTTTGGCGAATCTCCTATGATGATGCTTGATGTAAAAACTACTGAAAAGTAATTTTTTGAGAGGTATTCCTACCGTCTGCTATGGCCACAGATGACTATAAATAAGGTAGGAGATTGTCGAGACGGTTCAATTCCTCTACTTCTCACTTTGCGACATTAATATAATGGTATTATTTCTAATTTCCAATTAGACTACAAGAGTCCGATTCTCTTATGTCGCACTACTTTAACAGGAGTTTTTATGATTAGTATAATGTTTTTTGTTTTATGTTTAATCTGTGCGATTTTTATTTTCACGTTTCTTTCCATAGGTTACGACCTAACTAATTTTGCGGCCTTGGTTATGCTTATTGTTTCGTCACTTTTAATAGGTTATATAGTATGTGCTTGGAGGAATCACCCTTCTCCAATAAAAGTTACAGAAGAGAAAGTTGTTATTCTTAATAATAAAGCTATTACAGAAACCTGTTTAGAACTTAATAAAGAAATTGGTAAAAACCTAACGGGTGGACAAGTTGTATATAGAATAGAACAATTGCCATATTGGCATAGAGGTCTTTATTGGTTTAGTGAAAATCCAACATCGTATTCTTTGGAAAACCCAATTAAGGAATCTCAATGAGAATAATAGATGCTGGACACATGTATTCTTTAGATACTTATGATAGTGATACTAAAGATAAGCAAGTAATAACGTTTATGAAAAGATATGGAGATAATTTTCCATTTAATCAAAATTCATATCCAGGAACAAACTGTCAAGAAGTTCTTAGAGTCCTAATTGATAGATGTGAATACCTATACAAACAAAAACCTTGCCTAGAAACAGAATCTATAATTGGACTATTAAAGACCTCTCTGTTATTATTTGAGAGTAGAGCGGCAAGGTTACATGGTTTAGCTTTAAATTTAGATAACAACACCTTAAACGATACTTGTAAAACCTGTGGCCATGTAGTTTGTGAGCATAAAAATGATTAAATTAATGTTCAGATGGTTCTTTTTAAGTATAGCTTTTATTTTTAATTTTATTTTTAGTCTTTTAGTACTGGTAATATTTTTACCAGTAGTTATTATTTTAATTCTCATCCAATGGTCTTTTTCAGATTTATCTTTTGTAGAAACGGTTAATAAAATTGAAAAAGAAGGAAGGTTTGACTTATGAAGTTTTTAATGTTTCTGCTTCTATTAATGGTTTGCCCAGAATATATTATGATCGGAGTAGCTGTTGCCGCAATCTTTGAAGAAGAGGTTGATAATCTATATCCAAATTGGTTTTCTAGTCCTAGTTTTTGGACCTACTTAAATAAGTTTGCTAGATTAATAATGCTTTGGCCGGTTACTTTAATTAAATTATCAGAAAAGATTAAGGTTTAGTTATGATTAGTGCATGGGTTATTATTTTAGGTGTTATCTCAACTATTTCAGCAATATTAACTATAATACTTCTTTTACAAATGCGTAAAGAAATGCTAATATCTTTTATAGTATTCCTTATAGCATTTCCATACTTAATCTTTATTAATCTTGATCATCCTGTAAAAATAGAAGTTTCTGAAGAAAAGGTTTTTATAATTAGTAATAGAGCAGTAACAGAAAACTGTACTAGTATTAATAGCTTTTTTAATAAAAACTTTAAGGACGGCGACACTGTTTACAGAGTTGAAAAACTTCCTTATTGGCATCGCGGAGCTTATTGGGTTCCAGAACATAAAATTACTTATTCTTTAGAAGACCCAAGGAAATAAAATGAAAGTTTACTTAGGACCATATAAAGACTGGTTTGGACCGTATCAATTAGCTGATTTCCTACAGTATGTTGGATTTTCAGAAGAAACCTGTCACAAAATTGGTGAAAGGCTTTCTAAAACGTTTATAAATGATATTTGTGAATGGGTTAATTCTAAGAAAAAAAGAAAAGTTAAAGTTAAGATTCATGATTATGATACTTGGAATCTAGATCATACATTATCTTTAATAATTTTACCAGCACTTCTTAAACTAAAAGAAGATAAAAGCGGTGTTCCGAATGTTTATAATGAAGATGTTCCAGATGATTTAAAATCTGATAGTGATGATTTTGAGAGCCTGAAAAGAAAATGGGACTATGTTTTAGATGAAATCATTTTTGCTTTTAATTCTCAAGAAGACGATTGGGAATCTCAATTTTGTTCTGGTGAAATAGATTTTTGCTTTGAAAAAATTAAAGGTAATGAAAAGTTTTTAGAATTAAAACATGGTAAGAATGATACTTTTAAAATAGACTTTGAAGGTAGAAGCTTATATCAAAAAAGAATAACTAATGGATTTATATTATTTGGAAAGTATTACGAAGCCTTATGGACTTAAAAATTAATCCTTTTGAACCACCCAATACAGAAGGATCAGAATCTGATTATTCAGTATTAGTAGCTGTAAGTCTAGCTATTATAATAGGTGTTTTTATAATTATTTCAGGATAAAATATGTGGATTATACAAGAAAAATTTTGCAATGACGAAAAACCTCTAATAAAAGCCTTAAAGGATAATCATATTAACTGTATGATTTCAAATACTTGGGCTGTTTGTGATCCTAAAAAGGTAATCCTAAGAGGTTCCATAGACTTTATTCAACTGTTTGAAAAGGGTAATAATAAAAAGTTTGGTTTAACCCTTGAAAATTACGACTGTTCAAATTATTATCAGTATTTTACTTGCAGAATGCTTAATAAAGATTATATTATATTACCGTGGTGGAAGCTTAAACAACCAGAATTAATTTTTAAAGCCTTTCCAGACACGGAGAGGTTTTTTATTAGACCGAACAGTGGACGAAAGATATTCACTGGAACTACCCTGTCTAAAAAATGGTGGACTAAAGAATTAGATATTATTCAAAGTCTTCCAAATTCTAGTATTAAACCTAATGATTTAATCTTAATCTCTTCTGAAAAAGAAATATTAGCTGAATATCGTTTAATAATGATTAAAGATAAACTAATAGATTACTCTAGATATCTTGGAGAATATCAAAGAGACGAAGAATTAGCTGTTTATTTTTGGTCTAAAAGTATTGATTATTTTCCGGACTCGGTTTATACTATGGATATTGCCGTAACAAAAGACTCTTTCAAGCTTTTAGAGTTAAATAGTTTTGTCTCTGCTGGATTATATGATGTTGATTATAATAAAGTTGTAAGGGAAATAAATGATTATATTACGAATATTTAAATTATTAATAATTTTATTTATGTGTCTACTTTGTTATAACATGATAGTAGAACTATTAATATGTAATTTAAAGTTTGGTACAGCTTTAGCAGCTATTCTATTTACATTTGGTGGTTTTTTAGGTTGTATTCAAGAGATTATAAATATTGATCTTAGGAAAATTTATGAATATATTCGTTCTTGATGAAAATATAGACAGTTGTGCTAAGTATCTTTGCAACGCTCATTTAAATAAATTAGTTGTAGAGCATGTTCAAATGCTATCTAATTGTTATTCTCCAGAATCTCTATTAACCGCTCCTAAAACAAAAACAGATAGTATTAGAAAGTATTCGCATTACAATCATCCCGCGTCAATCTGGACTAGACAAACTTTAGGTAATTTTAAATGGTTGTGGAATTATACAGAAGCTATCTTAGACGAAAGAAGATTTAGAGGATTTAACGAACATTTTTCTGAAATATTTACAGAATGGATATATGACAGAAAACCTGATAACATTGTTAATATTAACTCAGAAGAATTAACACCTTTTGTTTTATGTATGCCCGATCAATATAAACAAAAAGATCCTGTTGAATCATATCGCCAATACTATATCAATGATAAACAGTATAATAAAGCTGGTAAATGGATGTTAAAATATACTAACAGAGAATGCCCAGAATGGTTTCCAGAAGAGTTAAAGCAAAAAATTCGCCTTTTAAACACCCTTTCTATTTAGCTGATACAATGCACAATTATTTTTTTCCAGAAGAATTCTATCCGCCAGTCTCTAACGACTATGGTTTAAGATGCTCTCAGGGCCTCCAGATTGCCTCTAAAATGAACGCAATGTTCTTAGGGGTAGTTCGAGACGCCCAACCAGCTTTAGAGCGAAATTTAGTGGTTCTAGATCATTTAAGAGGGTTCTTTAATTCTTCCTCTGTTTTCATTTACGAAAATAATAGTTCTGATAATTCTAAAGAAATTTTAGACAACTACGCAAAAACGCACTATAGTACTGTATTTAGTACTGAAACGTTAGACACTCGTAAGCTCTCTGACAAGTCTCTTGAAAGAAGAGTTAATATGGCTTATGCTAGGAATAAATACTTAGAGTATGCTAAAAGAAAGTATAAAACGGGTTATAAGTTAGATGTTATTATTGTTCTTGATTTAGATATAATTGGTGGATATTCCTATACGGGTTTACTTAATTCTTTAAATTATTTTTGTAATTATACTTGTGTAGGTAGTAATTCTATCTATTATCAGGATAAAACCCGTCTTCAATATGATACTTGGGCATATAAAGATTCCTTTAATAAATCTGAAGAAGATAAAAACTTAATGGTATTTCATAGGGGTGAAAGTCCTTTTGAAGTAGGTTCCTGTTTTGGCGGGCTAATGATTTATCCTTCAAGTATCTTAAAGCATGATATTAAGTATGAATCATGGGACTGTGACCATATTACTCTTCATAAACAATTAAAAGATTTAGGTTATAGTATCTTATTAAATCCTTCTCAAATAGTTCTTTATTCGGATCATTATTATGTTTGATAAAATTAGAGTTATAATACCTACTCATAACCCCTTATATCTTAAAGAAACATTAACAGCTTTACATCATCAAAACGATAATAATTTTACTGTATTAGTAGTAGAAAACCCAACAAAAACTTTCAATGTAGAGCATATATCAGAATATTATATGTTTGAACATATTACTTCTCCTTTAGGTGCTAATAATGCTAGAAACACTGGTATTAATTTTATTGATTCTCCGGAAGATATTATAATAGCTTTATTAGATGATGATTGTGTTCCAGATAGAGACTGGATTAGAAATATTAGAGAATCATTTAACAACGATACTAAATTAGCGTGTTTAGGTGGTAGAGTTACTTTAAGTACAGACAAAAACCTAACAGCTTTACAATCGCAATACTTAACCAAAATTAATTGGGGAAATACTAATCTTTATAGAGAATTACAACCGGGAGAATATATAGCTTCTTGTAATTTAGCTTTTAAAAAATCTGTTTATAATAAAGTTGGCGGGTTTAATGCTAATTTAGGATACTTTGGTAAAGATAACTTTATCCCAAACGACGAAGTACTCTTTATAAGAGACTGTGCTAATCATGGTAAGGTCTGTTATAATGATAACATGAGAGTTCTTCATTTGATTGATGATAGAGTTAATAATAAGTTTTTCTTAAAGAGGGCTTATGGTCAAGGTTATGCTAATATTCTTCTTGAAAGAGAACAGGGTATAACCGGAAATTGTCATCTTGAAAAGATTTACTATTCTGAGGAAAACACAAAAGATATTGACTTACAAATAGCCAAGCATATAGGAATGTTACACGCAATTAAAGGGGTAGAGCCATCAAATCAATTTTACTCACTGCTGGAAGAACTGGTTCAAATCTAATAATAGAGTCCTATATTCAAGCTGGGGCTAATATTGCTAGTGAACCACTAAACAAAAAATATAATAATTACGAAAGTATTATCGGTTATAAACCCAATCTTATACTTGAAGATAATACTGAAAAGTTAAGAATTATAAATAAAACACTAGAGAATTATGATTTATGTAAGATTCTCTATTGTCAATCTAACCTAGAACTAATAAAAGAACTTCAAAAAAGATATAAAATATTACTTTTAGTAAGAAACGTATTTGATGTAGCTATTTCTTTTAGAATGGCTGAAATACTTCAAAAATGGCATAATCTTGGGGAACCACCAATAACCCCAAAAGAAAAAGTTATTGTTAGCCCCATCGAGTTTACTAATTATGTTTCTTATTTACTTGAAAATACACTTCAATACTCTAAGTTAAAGATTAGAAAAATATATTTTTACGAAGATATTATAAATTACTGGGATTTATTTGTTTCAGATTTTTCTTATGAGGTTGGCTTCGAAGGTAAAGTTGAACAGAAAATAAGAAAGAATCCGGAAAAACCAAAAGATTTTATTGAAAACTATCAAGAATTAAGAGATATTTATGATAAATTTTACTCAAGATTGGTTTAGTCACAACATCCCTCTTTTCGAAAAATTCCTAAAACCTCTTAAAGATTTAAGAATTTTAGAGATAGGGTCTTTTGAGGGTCGTTCAGCTTTATGGATGATTCAAAATCTCAATCCTAAAAAATTAGTTCTAGTAGACCCTGGACAAGAAAGTAATATTGTATTAAAATTAAATCTTTCTGGTTTGGATTATACCCTAATTGAGAAACCTAATAATGAAGCTTGGAGAGATTATATTTTTGAAGAGTTTGATTTTGTTTATGTTGACGGAAGTCATTCTAGTAAAAATTGTTACTTTGATATGATTTTGGGCTGGACAGTTCTTAAATCTGGTGGTATAATGGCTATAGATGATTATGCTTGGCCTTTACAGAGCGAAGATCAAACCAGTCCAAAAGAGGCCGTTGATCTATTCTTACAGAGAAAAGACTATGTTTTGCTACATAAGAATTACCAAGTTTGGCTTATGAAAAAATAGGAGTGATTATGAAACATTTATCTGATTCAGAAGAAATAGAATTTTACAGACAAGAATCTTTAAGAAGATTACCAGCTATTTACGGAGATCTTCTAGACGATGTTAAAAAGCAGTTTAATACTGAATTCGGTAGACATGAAGCTCTTGATAGATCTTTTATGATTAGTTCAAATATTCAAGATTTTTTAACAGATCATCCTTATATTGTTTTTAGACCAGAATGTTATAAACTAGCTTTTCAAGCTAATGAGTTAATGATGGAATTATATCAGGTTATCGGTAGAAGTGACTTTAATCAGGAATAAAATATGCCAAAAGTAAAACTATTTAGAGTTTATAATACCGGTGGGTATGAATATGATAATCAAGATGGTATTTTACAACAGTTATCAACAGGATGGCAAGAGATAACTCAAGAAGAGTTAAATTTTCTTACTTCTCCAGAAATGTATAAGATGTTTACTGGAAAAAACTATTATATGAATGTTGTTGTTTATGAAGATAAAACAGAAGATATTCCTGTTATGATTGATTCTGTTAAAGAATATATAAAGTCTTATAAAGATAAGAAGGAAAAAGAAAAACTTGATAAGCTAAAAAAACAAGAAGAAATTAAAGCTAAAAAAGAAGCTAAAGAAATAGAAAAAGCTAAAAAGCTTCTTGAAGAAAAGGGTCTATTATAGTGTTTATATCAGCCCCAATCAATAGTTTAAGTTACGGTCTAGTATCTCAAAACATACTAGATAATCTTTCTAACTATAAACTAAAACCTCTTGGTCAATTTGATTCAGCTCAATATAGTAGGTTTATTCCGAAACTTATAAATTATACTGAAGATTTAGATCTAACAAAGCCTTCTCTTAAAATATTCCATGAAAACCTTTTATTCGATCATATAGGTAAGGGTACTAGAATAGGTTTTCCAATCTTCGAAAGAAATGAATTTACTCCCGAACATGTTTGGAATTTAAAGCATCAAGATTTGGTTCTAGTGTGTTCTAAATGGGCTAAGGAATTAGTAGAACCAATTAATCCTAATGTTATGGTTTGCCCTTTAGGTGTTAGTGAAAACTTTAAACCTGGTTATATTCCTAATAATCAAGATAAAGTTATTTTTTATACTCAAGGTAAAAGAGAAGTTAGAAAGGGTCATAACTATCTTCATAAGGTTTTCCATAAAGCTTTTCAGAATAATAATGATGTAGAATTATGGATGTTTACTCATAACTACTTTGACACACCTGAACAAACAAGATCATTCCAGTCTGAATACAAATCTCTATTAGGTAATAAAGTTAAATTCTTTCCTAGATTATCAGAACAGGAAATGATAAACTGGCTTCATAAAACAGATTGCGGAATCTTCTTAAGTCGTGCAGAAGGATGGAATATGCCACTTTCTGAAGCTTTAGCAATGGGTAAACAAGTAATAGCTACTTATTATTCTGGTCATACTGAATACTTAAAGAATGGTATTAATCCTGTTGAGTTTGAACCAGCTATTGACGATAAATGGTTTCATGGAGAATTTACTTGGATGAAAATTGAAAGTAATGAAGAAGAAATAGTTACCTTATTAAGGGAGAAATACGAATATTGCAAAAATAATAAAGGTCCAGACCCAAAGAGTACAAATCTAGTTAAGAATTACACTTGGAAGAACACAGCGGAGATTATAAATGGACTACGCGGATTGTGAAAAAATGGCTAAAATAGTTTTATTAAGTAGTCGTCAAAAACTAACTGATGAAAATATTGGTATTGTTATTGATTTTATTTTAAGGGCTAACCATAAGTATAACCCAAATATTGGTAATGAATATGGGTTTAGAAAGATGTATATTGGGTTTGCTCTAAAAAGTATTAAAACTCTTAAAAAGAAGCGTTATAAAGATAAGTTAATATATATTAATGATTATAATGATCTAGATCAAAAGGGGTCATACAAAGATTTTAGTTCTAATATTTTTTGGGAAGATTTGAAGAAAAAATTGACACCGAAAGAATATGCTGTTATATTTAGTAGGATTAGCCAGTCAAAGACTCTAAGAGAGATAGCTAAAGAGCAAAATTTTAGCATAGAAACAGCAAGAAATTATATAAAATCTGCCAACAGAAAGATAAAAATATGGTACGCTTCTTAAAAACCTTCTTTAAAAGAAAGAGGTATATAAAAATCTCTTATTTTGGTAAGTTTGGGGTTGAAATAGATACTAATTTTACTGATGATGAAGTTCAAGAATTTCTCTATTCAATATATACAGATCAAGTTATCAACGATATTATGGACCATTTAAAGGTTTATAAAGAGGATCAATACGCAAGAGTTGTTAAATTCTTAGAAGAAAGAGCTAAACAGGCTCAAGAAGAAATGGAAGAAGAAGACAATGGCCCAATTGTAGGAGTATTAAGTGAAAACAATAATATGGGAAGATCTTAATATAGAAACAAATATTCTTACTGGACTTACTGAAGAAATTGAAGAATATATCTCAGATTCTACAGATGACGAAGAGGAAATGAGTTCAGAACAGATAATTACAACTCCTTTCGGAATCTATAATGTTAAGGATTTCTTTAATCCAATGCGGCAATATAGATGGAATATGGGTCATGCCAACTTTGATATTACTAAAGATGTTTTAAATATTCTTGTTAAAGTTCCTGGAATAGAAAAGATAGTAGTTCTTTCTAGATATAGATTCTTAATTGCTTTTGGTAAGGCTTTTATGGCTAATTCTGTTAAAAATGATATTTATAAAAATCTTGGTGCATCACAACCATTATCAGACGAAGTTTTACATAAGAAGAAGGCTTTAGAATCTATTTATGAAAAATGGGCAATATATTACCTATCAGAAAAAGACTGGGATTGTGCTGACGAAGAAAATTATGAAGAAAAGATAAAAGAGTTTAGAGATAGACAACAAACAGAAAACGGAATAGTTATAACGCATGAAACCGATATTTGAAGAAGAACTTAAAAAACCTAAAAATATTAAGATATTAAATTATCTGAGTAGATTGCGAGGTTTAGATAAAGACGAGATAGAGCAGTTAAAGCTAATTACTCTTTGGAAAAGTATTAATAGTTTTAATGAAGAAAAGGGTTGCTTATTTTCTACGCATCTGTATAATACTTGTAGATATACCTTTCTGGACTTCTTCAAAAAAAAGCAAATTAAAACAGTTGACAATATTGATATTGCAAAGTATAATAGTGACAACATCATTGATGAACTTCCACTTCTTTATAAAACTATAATAGAAGATAGATTTGTTTATAAATTTACAATGATAGAAATGTCAGGTAAGTATAAATTACAAAGGTGGCAACTAAAGATTTTAATTCAAGATAGTATTGATTTTCTAAAAAAAGAACTTGACAAAAGAAGGGCTAGCTAGTATAATGTATTATGTTCTAACAGAGAAAAGATCAGCAGTTTTTGGTGAAGGTTATTGGCACAGAATTATTGGTCCTCATGGAATGTTATTTCAAGCTTATCTTAATGAGAGTGAAGCTAATAATGTTTGTTTAGGATTAAATCAAGTTAAGAGAATTAGTGATAGAGATCTTGCTATTATTAGATCAAAAACAGAAGAAAAAAGACTAGAAAAGATTGCTAACAAATCATAAAAAGATTTTGACGGATTGGACTAAAGGTTATGTCGCTAGCCCTTCAAGCTGGAGAAAACGGATCGTTACCGTTATTCGTTATTAAAAAATTTACTTGACAAATAAATTAACTGTGTTATAATAATAAAAAATCACAATCAGCAAATTAAACAAAAAATTATCCATTTTTTAAACGTGATTTGGTAATTTAACTAGGAGAAAAAGTATGTTTTCAGCAAAGCAAAGTTCCTTATTAGAAAAGAATCCAAAAGTTCTGGCTAAAGCTAAGAATCAATTTCTTTTTGGCACCGCGAAAGAATCCGCAAAGACCTTAAGTGGAAATGGGAGTTTAAAATTTTCTGATTCCGGTTCAGAATGGGTTAACCAATTTACTAAGTTGGGAACATTCAAGACTCCAAGAAAATATACTGAAATTGTTAGTGATTGTGAAACCTTATGGGCTTTAGATAAAGAATTATGCGTTAAGTTTATTCTTTATATTAGAATGATTAGTCGAAAGACCGATTTAGTTTTCTTAAATATTAAAACTACAGAAGCTCAAAGTGGAGCAGAACTAAAATATGAAGGTATTATGAGAATGGTTTGGTTGTCTCAAAAGGCACCAGATGTTTTCTGGAAAAATATTGGATTATTTATCTCTGCCGGATCTTGTAAAGATATTGTTTCTATGTTAAGATATGACCTTGTTTATCATAACTGGGATAATAAGATTTTAGATTGGGCTAGGTTTGGTAATTTAATTAAGTCTTTATTGGAAAACCCTGCTTCAGTAAACTTAATGAAGAAATATTTACCGCAAATTAAGCCTAATAATAAGTGTACTACTGTTGAATCACAAGCTAATAATATTATTGCTAAGTGGATTTGTTCAAGTCTTTTTGGATCTAAGAATGGTTCAACTACGTATAAGCAATACAGAAAGTTAAAGACTTCCGGAACTGCTCACGAATGGCAAAAACTTATTTCTCAACAAAAGTTTGACAGAATTGATTTTACTAAGATTCATGGTCGGGCTTTGAATTTACTTGTTAAGAGCAAGTTTTTAAAGAATCATAACTTACAAAATGTTTATTCTACTTGGATTGATAAACAAAAGACTGTAAAGTATACAGGATTTGTTCATGAATTACTTTGTGAATTAGATTCAAACCGGGATTCTAATTTTGAAAAGACTGTCGATAAGCAATTTTTAGAACTTGTTGAAAAGGTTAAAAATGGAGAAGAAAACTTTACTAAGCTAATTGTTGTAAGAGATACTTCTGGTTCTATGAGTTCAACCGCTACTGGAACGAAGTTTTCTTGTTATAATATTGCGAAGGCTTTAGCATTATATTTTTCAGAGTTTTTAACTGGACAATTTTCTAATCATTGGATAGAATTTAATAGTAGTGCTAAGTTACATGTTTGGAAGGGTTCTGGAGCAGTAGCAAAATGGAGAAGCGATAAATCAGGTTTTGTTGGTTCAACTAACTTTCAATCTGTTGTTGATTTGTTTTGTAATATGAAAAGAAAGGGTGTTCCTGAAGAGGATTTTCCACAGGGTATTTTATGTATTAGCGATGGAGAATTCAATCCAGCACAATTAGGTAAAACAAATGTTGAAGCTGCTAGAGATCGTTTAGCCTTAGCTGGATTTTCAAAGGAATATCAAGATAATTTCAAAATAATTCTTTGGAATCTTCAAAGTGGTTATTATGGTGTCGGAACAGGTTGTAAGTTTGAAACTTTTGGTGATGTTAAAAACGTATTTTATATGTCTGGTTATTCAGCTTCTAATGTTAAGTTTTTATTGAATCAAAAGGTAGAAACTGCTGAAGACCTGTTTAATACAGCTATGTCACAGGAATTGTTAAATTTAGTTAATGTTTAATTTTTAAAGGGGCTTTTATGAAGAGTTTTATTTTTACTTGTTTATTTTTATTGTTAGGAACAACGTTATACGCTCAAACAGAGGAAGAATCACAGGATGCTAGAACTGTTGCAATGGGAGCATTTTATAGCGCGAGTGAATCTGCACAAGCAGTAATTGAAAGATCTGAAACGGCGGAATCACTAAAAGATCAAATAGTGCAACTTATATCAGATTTGCAAGTAGCTGCACAAGCCCATCCAGAGTATAGTAACCCAACATTTCAGGCAAATTTAGCATCTTATCTTGCTGATGCAGAAGAATTATATATTATAATTAATATAAAGAGAGACGCCGGTGCTACAAAAATGGCTAGTGGTATTAGTTTAATAGAAGACGCTGATGACGCTGCGTGTGCTTATGATTGGGTAAACTCTTATAATTATGCGATAGAAGCAAGACCATTATTAGACGCCAACATTTTTGATCCAGAACATGGCGCTAAGCAACTTTTTGATCACGCTGTAACTAATTTAAATGAGTATATTGATATACTTGATACATTATATTGTATAATTTATGGTGAGTTGTATGTTGTAAACAATTTATAAAATAATCCATCTAAGATATATTTTTATCGAAAATTTTATTGACTTTATAACAAGTTAGCGTTATAATAAAAGCGTAGATAAGAACGAAATTTATAATCTTACTCGGATTATTACGGGATGTAGCTCAATTGGTAGAGCATTGTCTGTACTACAAAGGTTTCATGTTCGAATCGTGACATTCCGGCTTTTTAATTTTTGATGGAGACTATAATGTTAAGAAGAAACGCTATTATAGCACTTATAACCCTACCTTTTATATCTAAAGTGGTTCAAGCAAAAGGTGAATTTCTTATAGATAAAAAAGATCTAGAAAAACTAGAACTAGAATCTCATGAAGATTTTCTTAAGGCTTGTAAATTAGGAAAAGTAATTAATAGACGTTTTAGAATTACTAAAACTGTAAAATTTGAAAATTGGTATGTTAAGAACTGTTTCTTTGAAATTGATGATTTTAAAGGATGTGCTTTTCATTTAGATGGGTTTAATTATCCCAACGGATATTTTTCTTATAATTTTGTAAAAATTCGAAACTTATTAGAAACTGGTTGTTATAAGTATTAAAACTCATAGATACAACACCGCTAGTATTTATGATTTATTTTGCGGTAATTTTTTCGGAGATAGAACCCGATGAATATTGAAAAACTGGTTCCAATGTTAGAGAACATGATTGAAAAAGCTGCTAGTGCTGAAAAATCAGATGATGCTCTTAAGTTTTCACAAGCTGCTTGTAATGCGGCTAATGCTATGGCTCAAATAAAACATGTTGAGTCTACAGATTAGGTTTAATGTTTTAGCTTTCTTCGAAAATTGAATAACAATAATACTGAAAAGTAGCGTGGTTGATAACAACAGTCGAAGATTTTTTGGGTTGTAGCACAATTGGTCGTGCATCGGATTGTTAATCCGGCGGTTTCAGGTTCGAACCCTGACTTCCCAGCTTGTAGTTTAGGAAATACAAATGAGATATTTAATTACTTTCGAGGCTGGATTATCATGTAGACATTCTTGTTCTAGAAGGTTTACTAAAGAAATAATCACTAATGATATTTCTCAATGGTATTCTGATAAAGAATATTTAAATTGGTATCATGATGCTGATTGGTGTACAATTTTAATGATTTATAAATTGGAATAATTATAACAAATACAGAAATAGTTACAGCAAAATAAATAAAAATGCTTTTTTTGGTAAAAGAAGGTTCTGGTTCGATTCCAGAATACTGATCAAAATCTGGTGAACAAAGATCAAAATTAAACTATTTCGTTTTTAAGGATTTATTATGTCAGACCTTACTTGGAAATCAGATCTTTTTTGGGACAATGGAAACAAATTAGAAATAAGGAATAGTACTTCTAGTAAACTACTTTCGGTCAATTATACCGGAAAAGAAGTTTTTCATGTTGATAAAGACGGGAATATTATTAGAGACGATGTTGATATTACTAACAATGATAAAGAACTTGCAAAGTGTTTAATAGATTATTTAAGAATTTATCATAAGTTAAATATTAATAGGGAAATCTAGCTGGCGGTAGGTAAGATCTTAGAAAGTTTCATAAGCTTTTTTAATCTGGAGCGTTACCAGAGCGAGCTACTATTTAGTAAATAAACAGTGACAAACGAAGAAGCTACCTACGACGTGGCTCTAATACCAAAGAGAACTGCTAAGTAAGAACGGTGTGCTATTTCTGGAATTTACTAAATATTTTTATTTTTTAAAACATCTTCACATAATTTATAAAAGTCTTCTAATAACATATTATTTTTAGCTTGATTAGCTTCCCTACAAGTCAAACCACAATTTTCAATAGAATTATCACCACCCCTAGAAATAGGAATTATATGATCTAAATGATATGATCTTCCATTTGATAGATTAATATCACGACCAGTAAGATAACACTTGGGATTATTACCAATCTTTTTTATAAAGTCGTTATAATTAAACATAGATTTAATTCCCGTTTTTCTAGTATTTCTTTTAAATTGTTCAATTTTTTTAGATAATATTTTTTTAAGTTTATTTCCAGCACATTTAATATCCGTTTTATTTTTTTGTTTTTTTAAAGTAAAACTGTTAATTTTTACAATTAAAGGATTGTTTTTTCTATTTTTTCTAGTTCTATTAAGATTTTTATCCTTTTGCCCATTAGCACAGTGATAACAAATAGTTCCTTTTGAACATTTTAAAATTATAACAATTTCACCATAAGTCAATCCGCTATTTCGTAGTTCGAGTATTTTTGGACCTAAATTTTTATTCATTGAATTGAACCTCCTATAATATAAATACTCTTTTTTCACCAAAAGGTTTCAACCCAGCAAATATAAAATATCAATGTTTATGATTAAAACGAAACCTGATAAGAATAATTTCTGCAACTCAAAAAATCTTTGCTTTAAAAGAAAAAAATTATTCTGATAGAAGCTTATTCAGCAATTTAATTATCCATTCTAAGGAAGTAATCTAGGTTCAAATCCTAGCTAGGGTGCTTATGTATGTTTAATACCCTGGTAGTTTAATGGTAAAACTCTTAAAACAAGCTTCGATAAGATTTCATACTGCAAACCAAATATAACAACAAACGATTAATTTGTAACGTTAAAAATGAAATCTGTATATAATCCCATTCAGCACAGACACAAATAAAGAACTTTTAGTTGCAGGTTCGAGTCCTGCCCTTCCCTCTTTAAATTTTTCGGGGAGGTAGCCCAATTGGCAGAGGCGAAAGTAAAAAACGGGATTAGTTTTAGTTTAATTTGCTTTGAAAGAAGAAATAATGAAATTTGATACGCTTTATAAGACTGATTCGAAAGATAAAATTAGAGAATGGAATGTTGAGGTTATTAATTTACTAGATCATGCAGTAATTGTTGTTACTCATGGTGCTAAAAATGGACAGATGCAAAGAAAAATAACAGAGGTTTGGGAAGGCAAAAATATTGGTAAGAAAAACGAAACAAATTTTTTAGAACAAGCTATTCTTGAAGCAAAATCAAAATGGTCAAAACAATGTGATAAAGGATATTCTCTAACAGGAGAAAAAATCTTTATTCCAATGAAAGCTAAAAAATTTAGAGAGCATCCTAAAAAGGTTGTTTATCCATGTATTTCACAAAGAAAATATGATGGGTTTAGAACTACGTTACATTGGTACGAACAATTTGCTGCTGTTGTAGCACTATCTTACAATGGAAAAATTTGGAAAACCGTAGACCATATTAATAAATGCGTTTATGACTTTCTTAAAAAGAACCCGCACTTAATTTTAGATGGAGAAATTTTTACTACAGAAATTAGCTTTAACAAGATTTGTTCTTCTATCAAAAGAGGCGAAGCAAATGAAGAAAGCTTAAAAGCGGAATTTCATTGTTATGACATTTTTAATAAAAACGATACAAGTTTATCATACTCTGAAAGAATGAAATTAATTCCAAGCCTTCCTAAACCATTTGTAAAAGTAGAATCTTATCTTTGTGCTTCTGAAGAAGAAATATTTAAAAAACATAATGAGTTTGTCCAAGCTAAATATGAAGGGTCAATTATAAGAAACCTTCATGGCAAATATGAAACAGGAGCAAAGTCTTCTGATATGTTTAAGTTAAAAGATTTTGAAGACTCTGAATATAGAATTATTAATAAAAAACTTGATAAAAATAATGAATGTGTCTTTGTTTTATTAGACGAAGAGATAAATGAAGAATTTGAATGTAAGCCAGAAGGAACTCACGAAGAAAGACTTGCTTATTACGAAGAAGATAATATTGGTCAAATGTTAACAGTTAGATTTCCAGAGTTAACTGAACGTGGCGTTCCTAGGTTCCCTGTTGGAGTTGGAATTAGACCAGAAGGAGATCTTTAATGTTTTTTAAAATGTTTGACGGCGATATTGTTGATACGACTTTTATAAAGTGTGTTACTCCTATTAAAATAATTAAGGAAAAGTCTTCTATAAAATATATATTCTATATCTACTATAAAGATAACGGAAAACATTATTATCAAATAGAAATTTCTTTAGACAATATTATAAAGTGTATTGATCATATTGAATTTTCTGAAGAATTTATTAAGTTTAAAGAAAATCATAGCAATTTAATGAAAAGGCTATTAAATGAATAAAGAAAAGTATCTATTTACTTGTTTACAAGAAGAATGTGCTGAACTCTCTCAAAGAGCCGCTAAAATAGTTAGATTTGGTTTAAAAGAGAAACAACCGGGGCAAGATAAAGATAATTTTGAAAGACTTATAGAAGAATTTCGTGATTTAATGGGTGTCGCTAAATATATAGACAGAATTTATGGTAAACTTCTAGATACTAATAATGAAGTATCTGATACCGTAAATCAGAAAATTATTAAGCTTGATAAGTATATGGATTACTCTAGGGAAATTGGAGAGCTTGATTAATGTTATCAGAAATTATAATGGGGTCAACATTAATTTTCGGATTTTTATTTTACGGAATAATGTTAATAACATGCTCTCTTTCTGTTTCAGATAAAACTTTCTTAAGTAAAGAAGAAACTATTAATAGGAATAAAGAAATAAGTTTTGGAATAAAAATCTCATTAATACTTTTAGTTTTATTGATATTATCGGCTTCTGTTCCTTTTATTCTACGTCAATATAATATGTAAATATATTTTGTTAGGAATTTAAATGTCTCAAAAAGCACAGGTTATAATAGATCGTTGTAATTTTAGTGGTGTAAAATTTGATAAAGCAGCGGTAGACGCAGTACAAAGAATAGCTGATGGACTAGTAATTAATGCGGAAGCCCTGAAACAATTAGCATGGGTATTAACCGCTTCTAATGTTAAAATTGAAACACTTGTTAAAGTTGTTTGTAGTGAAGAAAATTTAGAGGAAACAGATGATTGAGCAAATGAAAGAAGAAATTGTAAAAGCAACTAAGCAAAGAGACGATGTTAAGAAAAACATTCTCAAATTAGTTGTTTCTGAAGTACAAACTAGAGAAGCTAGGCAAAATAAGCCAATTACTCAAAAAGAGTTTGAAGGAATACTTAAGCTTTTTATAAAGAATAACAACGAAATAATGTTCTATTCTAAAAATTCTAAAAATTCTATGAAATTAATGCAAGAAAATGCTATATTATCTTTATGGTTACCTCGCCAAGTTTCAGGAAAAGAACTTCAATCAATTGTTTCCGTTTTTACAGATAAGATTAAATCTTCAGATAATACTGGTCAAGCTATTGGTCTTGTTATTAAGGGTTTAACTGGGAATTATTCTTTTGACAATAAAGAGATTAAGAGTATAATAGAGCAGATTAGAAATGAATAATCTTAGAATTTTTAAAGGATGTTTGAATGCTTATATCTATTGCAACAGGATATTATTTTTGGATATTTTTAGTATTAAGTATATTAATTGGATTTTATGCATCAGTATATTTATCAATTTTTCTTACTAAAAATACTAATGAAGACGAAGTTTTAATTGCTTTTCGTGCTTTTATACTATGTTTAGTAATATTTTTCATGTGGCCATTTATATTATCAGGTTTAATAATCTTTGCCCCGTTCTTAATTAGTGCTTACATAATAAGAAAACATATTAAATAATGAAAATCGAAATCAGACACTAAATATCTGAAACAGAAGAAGAAATATATTTCTTTGATATTAATAATAGTATAAATTATAAAGGAATATATTTTTCTAATAGAAATGATGCCAACGATGTTTTTGGATATGATTGGGATAAATACAATAAAGATGAAGAAGACGAAATAAGTAATTTATATAGCAAATATGATTTAGATCCAGATGACTATGATTTTGTCTATAATAAAAATTATCACTTTGAAGATGAATTAAATAGTATTCAAAATAAATATAATCCGACTTGTAATAAAACAATTAATGGTAAGAGTTATCTTCACGGAACTTTTGGTGGACATAGAGAACATCCTTTAAAAATTAGTAAAGAACAGATTATTGAAGCAGTTATTGAAAAAATTAAAACAATGGAAATTAAATGAAAAAACTTAAAAAATCAGAACTACCAGATAACCATTCATTTAATGACTTTAAGTCTTTTGGTCCACCTGCTATAAGAGACGGAGAATTTACAGGAACTAAAGTAGCAGATTTTGGATGTTTCGATAACCAAGGCCGCGATAGTAATAAATATTATCACGCAGCTATTTGTCAGTCTACTATAAATAATAAATGGTTTGTGTATGTCCAATTTGGTCGTACTGGAAATTCTAAATATGATTTTCAATTTTTTGATTGTGATTCTGAACAAGACGCTCAAAAAGCGTATGAGAAACAATGTCATTCTAAAAACGACAAAAGGGGTGAGTGGTATCAGCATCCACAATTAGGTAAAATCTTAAGAGCTAAAGCTGGAAAAGATTGTTACTTAACTAGGTCTTTTGCTAGTAGAATATCAGCTTTACCAGATGTAGCTAGAATATCTACTAAGAAAATGGTTAAATCTTCGCAATTTGATCCACAAACAGAAACTTTACTTAGAGATTTACAAACCGGAACAGTATCTTATACAAAAAACAAATTTTCTTCAGGTATAATTCCTGATTTAGATTCTATTAATCAAGCTAGAACAATTCTTTCTTTAGCAGCTAAAACTAAAAAAGATGACGAACTTACAGAATTAACAAAGATTCTTTATAGTAAAATCCCTAAATCTACTTATATAGGTGAAAAAGTAGAATTATCTTCTGAAAATATTAAATCTTGGTATGATGACCTAGACGCTTTTGAATCAGCTTTCTCTTCGTTAGAAGACGGATTTGAAAACGTATCTATTAAATACTTATTAAAATATATTGACAAATCAAACCAGTTGTGGTATAATATAGAAAGATTAGTGCAGTCTTCAACAAGAGATAGACACGCATATATTCCTGGAAAAATCAAAATTGAACATATTTGGGAGATTACTAATGTTCCTAAATCGTTTTTAGATGAACAGGAAAGAATTGCTAAAGAGTTTAAAGGAATTGGTTTCCCGTTAATTTTTCAGCCAGAAAGAACAGAATTAGAGAAAAGGTCGAATTGTCAGCTACTAATACACGGTTCTCGTAGTTGCAATATTGGAGGTATTATTTCTACTGGTTTTAGACTTCCTAAAGATTTAAGCGGAGTAGCTATTAATGGGGCAAATTTAGGACCAGGAGCGTATCATGCTTCAGATTATAAAAAGTCTGCTGGTTATTGTTCTATTAAAAATGGTTATTGGTCTAGTGGTTCTGGATCTATTTCTAATAGAAAAGCTTTTATATTTTTAAATGATGTTATTCTTGGTAATCCACACGTTGTAAGTAGACCGCAGGGATTTAATAAACCGCCAGTAGGCTATCATAGTGTTATAGCAGATACTAAAGGAAGCTTTCAAAATGAAGAATTTGTTGTTTTTTCAGTAGAGCGTTTTTATCCTAGGTTTTTAATAGAATTCGATCTTTAGGAGAATTTATGTTTGATGATAATGTTTATGTTAAGTTTACAGGAAATAAAGAGAGATATAAGAAAAGGGCTGAAGAATTGGGTTATAAGTTTTTTGCTGATGTAACCCTGGAAGATAAAGGAATTTTAATTTTATGGAGTAAAGCTAGGTCTTTAGGAGATCAAAGAAATTATTCTTTTATTAAAGAGCAAAATAAAGATCTTTGTAAGTTATTTGGTTTTCATATTACACCTATATCGGAAGAAGAATTTTTCGGTCATAAGAGGTATAAAGAAATTGTTAAAATTAGAGTTGTTGGTGATAAACAAAGATATGTTGATAGAGCAAAAGCTTTAGGATATACTCCTATTAATCGAATTCACGCGCAATGTCCTGAATATTTGATATTATATTTAAATGATCAATTTAATGCTGTAAATTATAATCCGTCGTCTTATAAGTTGGTTTCACAAGAAGAATTTTTTGGAGTTACTATGTTAGAAAAATTAGATTTGAGAGTTTTGTCAGTTTTGGTCAATTTAACCTGTGAGACATTAAATTCGTTTAGTGCTTACGATGTTACCTGCTTATTAAGAAGTAGATTACCAAACTTTAATATTCTTCATGAGGATGTTAGAGATCTTGTTGTAAAGTATGCTTTTGTAAATAATCTACAAACTAAAGATAACGGGGCTTATTTAGTCTATACTAATCCTGTAAAGATTAATTTTCAGCCAGCGTATTCAAATAGCCCAGTAATGACTACCGGAACAACATCTGGTACAGTCAATTCTCCATTTTTAGTAAATGCTAATAGTTTTGTTACTAAGCTAAATAATTTAAATCAAACAATTGTTCAGAAAGCCGTTCAATCAAAACTAGACGCACTTTTAAAAGAAAAGCAATCAAAGTCTGTTTCAGGAACAGTTAAGCCTTTACAATCTGAAGGTAGACTTAATTTAACAAATCTAGTTAAAGAATATTTTCCTGGTTTTCAACGGGTTTACGTAACAAGACAACCTAATAATATTTTAATTACAACTAATCCCTATAAGAATAGTTCAGTACTAGTAGTTGATCCAGAGCTAAGAATTAGAACCGGATTTAAGACGAACAGTGTTAATATTAAGGTTGAATCAGGAAAGGTAGAAATTACACCATGTTAAAGTATTTATTTGTTCTTTTGTTATTTACTGGTTGTACAGATGCTTATACTGCTCAATGGCAAAGTATTGCTGCTGAACATAAAATAGAGCTATATTCTGGTGGAGAACTAGTAAAAGAATGGACTTCTACTGGTAAGGTTTTATCAGAAGAAAATTCTGATGGTTATTATTTTAAAGATAAAATTACTGGGAAATTAGTAAGAGTTACTGGGGATTTAGTTATTACACCAGAAGGAAATTAATTATGTTTGGATGGTTTAAAAAGAAAAAGAAATCTAGTACAGTACCACAAAAACAACAGGTATCTTTATCAAGTTTTCCACCGCTTAAAAGATCTGAAAGCGTATCGCAACAACAAATTACATCTACAGACGATGGATTATTAACATCAATGGCTCTTGGATACGCACTAGATGACGGTATTATTGGTGGATTAATTGGTGGAAATCTTGCTGGTGGAATTATTGGAGATTCTTTAAATACAGATGAAGAAAAGAAATTAGATCAAGAACCACCAGAAGTTTCACAATCAGATAATAACGATAGCCATTCATCTAGTAGTTACGAATCATCTAGTAGTTATGATGATAGTAGTAGTTCTTATGATTCTGGATCAAGTTATGATTCTGGGTCTAGCTCTTGGTCCGATTAATTTGAAAATACAGTTAAAGATTTACTATAGAAAGAAAAAATGAGAAGTTTTAATTTATGGGTTGGTTCTGGAAGATTAACAAGAGATATCGAATTACAGTATACTTCTACTGGTAAAGCTATTGGAAAAGGTGCTATAGCTGTAAACAGAAAACAAGGAGATACTGAAAAAACTTTATTTCTAGATTTTGATGTTTGGGAAAAAGCTGCTGAAATTCTTACTGAGCATACCAAGAAAGGTTCTAATTTATTATTAAAGGGTAGATTAGATATGGACACTTGGGAAAAAGACGGTAAGAAAGGCTCTAAAATATATTTAGTAGTAGAGGATTTTCAGTTTTTAGACAAGAAAGAAAAAGATGAATAATAATAAATCACATTTATGCGTAGTAATGGATAGAAGCGGTTCTATGTCAAATATCGCAAAAGACATGGAAGGCGGGCTTAATAGCTTTATTAAAGAACAAAAAGAACTTCCTGGAGAATTAACAGTAAGTTTTTATAGATTTGATGATTTTTGTGAAAGAGTTATAGATTTTATTCCTGTTAAAATGGTAGGAGAATTAAAGCTGGAACCTAGAAATATGACAGCTTTAAATGATGCTATTGGAAAAGCTGTTAAAGAAACAGGAGAAGCATTAGCAAAAATGAAGGAAGAAGATAGACCAGCACTTGTCACAATAATGATTATCACAGATGGTGGTGAAAATTCTTCTAGAGAATATACTGCTGAAATGGTAAAACAAATGGTTACCGAACAAGAAACTAAATATAATTGGAAGTTTACTTATCTAGGGGCTAATCAGGATTCTTTTAGTGTTGCTAGTAACTATGGAATTAATTTAACAGGCGTATCAAATTATGCAGTAGCTAATTCAGAAAAAGTATGGCATGATTATAATAATAAAATGCTTAGAGCAAGAAGTGTAAGTGCTTCTGGCGGAAACGCAAGTATGGCTTATAGCGGAGTTGAAAGAGACGCATTAGAAGCGGAATAATATTAACGTTCTCAAAAGAGATTTTATTTTACATTACTTTAAACAATTAAGAAAAATTAAAAATGCAACAGAAAAATAATGGATTTACTTTAGTGGAATTATTGGTTGTAATAGCTATTATTGGAATTTTAGTAGGATTACTATTACCAGCAGTACAAGCCGCTAGAGAAGCAGCAAGGCGAATGCAATGTTCAAATAACTTAAAACAAATAGGATTAGGTGTTCATAATTTTGAATCATCTTATAAGAAAACTCCATCAGCAGGACAATGTGGTTCAACTGGTTCTACAACAACTCCTTATATGATTCATTCAACAGCTACTCAGTTATTACCATATATTGAACAAACAAGTATTTATAATTTATTTGATCATAATACTATACCATTTACTTTATATGGTGCCACAAAGGTTGGAAATAATTATGTTTCATCAACTGGTTGTGTGTTACACCCAAATGCTAAAGGTTTAGCTTATGACGATCCTAATCATCCAAACGGACAAGTAGCAGCAAAAAGTCATATTTCAACATTTGTTTGTCCAACAACTCCGTTAGGTAAAGAGGGAAGAGATCCTTCTGGATATGGTGGATGGGATTATATGTTTATTGACCTAACAGATATTATGGAAAATCAAACAAGTCCGCTTTTTGGAACTAGAACAACTCCTGTTGGAGGTACTTTATGGACTTCTCAAGTAAAAAAGGGAATGCTAACTTGTGATAATACTGGTTTTGGATCTGTTACAGATGGTTTAAGTAATACAATTTTATGTGTTGAAGACGCTGGTAGAGCCGCTCCTGGAGTTGCAACTTTTGGCGCTCTATCATCTAGAAAAACACCTGTTCCAAATCCAGTAGATATGATTCAAATGATTAATGGTAGTCATGGTAGAAGAATGCACGCTTGGGCTGATGCTGACGCTGTTACAAATGGTTTTAGCGGTCCTAGTAATTCTACTGGAAATAAAGCCGCAAAAGTAAACAATAGTAAATTACCTATTGGTGGACCACCAGAATGCAGATGGAGTTTAAATAATTGCGGGCCTAATGATGAACCTTTTAGTTTTCATAACGGTGGTATTAATTGTGTTATGGGAGACGGTGCAGTTAAATTTATTGCAGATTCAGTAGACGCTATTTCTTTAAAGTGGACTGTATCTGGTTCTGATGGAAATATTGTAGATATAGATAAGGTTATTAATTAATGATTGTTAAAACCCTTTGTGGTATACTACTTAATCTTTTAATATTTTCTGTTGGGATTAATATATATTTATTTTTCCCTTATCAGGCAGCTATGTTAGAAAACGCTTCGTTAAAAGAAAGCTTATTTAGTGTTAAAAGGTATAATACTCTATTATTAATTGATAACACATACTATGAAGAAGAAAATTTAAGATTAAAAGAAGAAATTCTTACTATAGAGAAATATGTTAGTGTTTTAGACTGGAGTAAATAATGTTTGTCCTAGCTGATCTAGACGGGGTACTAGTTTCCTTTACGGGTGGTTGTGAAAAGATATTTCCGAATTATGCCAAAGATCATAAACCGTTAAATGATATGATAGCCCATTTAGATACTACTCCTAAAGCTTTTTGGGATGTTATAGATTCTTATGGAGAAGAGTTTTGGGCTAATCTAGAACCAGAACCTTGGGCTAATGAATTAATAGATATAATTAAGTTTTATGATAGAGATTTTATGATTTTAACCTCTCCAAGTAGATCGCATTATGCTGCTTCTGGTAAGGTTTTATGGCTTCAAAAGTTTTTTCATAAGAAATTTTCCAATTATATTATTACTCCAGCTAAAAATAAACAGTTATTAGCTAATAAAAAATCTGTACTAATAGATGATAATGATAGGAATTGTGAACAGTTTCGTTCTAGATTGGGTTATACAGTGTTATTTCCAAGAATCTGGAATCAAAATCACGAATTAGAAGATCAGAAAATAGAGTATACCAAGAAACATTTAGATTTGATTAGTAAATATATTTAAAGAGTATTTATTAATGTCTCTTTTAAAGGATGTTAATGTCTATTACACTTACTATAGTAATATGTATACTTATTGCAGATTTTCTAACCGGTTTGTTTCATTGGGTACAAGAAGTTTATTGCGATGAAGAATATCCAATTATTGGCAACGCGATATGTAAACACAATCTAGATCATCATAAAGATCCAACTTTAATGGTTAGTATGAGTGGTATTATTACAACAAACTGGCAATCTATGAGTTTGGCAATGTTTGTTTGCTTATTATTTTGGATTTTTGGGATGTTTCATTGGTCGGTTTTACTTACGTTGATATTAACAGGGTTTGGTAATCAGGTTCATTTATGGAATCATCAAGCAAAAAGCGGTTATTTGGTACAGTTTTTAAAAGATTCCGGTCTAATCCAATCTCAAAAGCAGCATAGTCAGCATCATATCCCGCCATATAAAAGATGTTATTGTGTTCTTATTAACTTTAACAATGCTGTTTTAGATAGAATATATTTTTGGAGAGGTTTAGAAAAAGTTATTGAAAAAGTTTTAGGAATTAAGACGAAAAGGTAGATAATGAATAAAGATTTAACTAAAGAGAGCAATCCAAAAGACGCTATTGGAATTAAAAAAGTACCATTTTCTTGTGTTCCTGCTAATGTTATTGGTGAAATAGCTTTAGGTCTTATGGAGGGTGCTAGAAAATATCGTAGACATAATTATAGGGCTGTTGGAGTTAGAGGAAGCGTATATTATGACGCTGCACTTCGACATTTAATGGCTTGGTGGGAAGGTGAAGATATTGATAAAGATAGCGGAATGTCTCATATATCTAAAGCATTATCTTGTTTAACTGTTTTAAGAGACTCAATGATGAACGATAATTGGACAGATGATAGACCTCCAAAAGTTCTTAATCAAGATTGGGTTAAAAATTTAAACGAAAAAGCAGCAGAGATTATAGAAAAATATCCAGAGGGATTAGAAGCTTATACAGAAATTAAAGACGGTAAAAATATTAAAGAAAGTCTTGAATTTCCTCCCGTCTCTTAGTATAATACATATGTTCACTTCACTTGTTTTTTGAAAGGGTTTTTTATGCGTTGGGAAGTTATTGTACCGATTTTATCAAGCGATCTATTGGCATTTGTTAATAGAGAGCTTTCTGCCAAGAATCTTTATAAGTCAGCGGTTTCAAAGGGTATTGGTCCTGAGCTAAGACCATTAGTTAGAGCTGGTGCTGATAGAGGTCGTCGAATTGCTAGAGAGGCTTTACGAAGAAGAAACTTGTTATCTGTTTAATTCAATAGACTGTGGCCCTCAACGAGGGCCTTCTAGTCTTTCTAGAATATTAGCTCAACAAAAATCTTTTTCAAAAGAACTAGCAATGTTAAACTTTCTTATTTTCTCTAAAGACAGGGCTTGTCAATTAGACTTGCTCTTAAGAGGAATTAAACTTCTATTTCAACCAAACTATTCTAATAATTTTAATGTAAGTGTTTTACATACATATTCAGAAAATCATAAAGATTCGTATGAAAATTGTAAAATAGAACATCCTAATATTAATTGGATACATGAAAATAGTTTTGAAGTACAAACTAAACAAATTATTGAGTCATTCCAATATACTTGTTTATTAACTGATGACACGGTATTTTTTAGAAAATTTTCTTTATTAGTCCCACCAAAACATAACGAGTGTTTCTCTTGGAGACTTGGATATAATACCGTAATTCAAAATCACGTAAATCAGGTATATCAACCTTTACTTGTTCCAGATTACTATTCTGATAATATTATTTCCTGGAATCCAAATAGATATCCCGAATGGTTTAATTATGGGTATCCATTTTCTTTTGATGGACATGTTTATTTTTCTAAAACTTTATTAGATATAATTAAAGATAAAACTTTTAATAGTACTAATGTTTTAGAAGGGATTCTACATTCTTATAGATCAAATATTAGTAAAATTACATCAAATGTTCATAGTTCCTGTGTTAATGTTCCATGTAATAATATTAGTGGATTAACAGCTTATGGATCAAAACATGAATATGACATGAATTTTCTAAAAAACACTTATATGTCTGGGAAAAGAATAAGATTTGATTCATTTGATAAACCAATTAGAGGATGCCATCAAGAATTCGAATTTAACTTTTACTCTATAGGGGGATAAATGTATAAAGGCTATTATGATCTCTCTGGAAAATACTGGTATGATCTAAAATATAATGCTAATAAACGAGGATTATCTTTTTGTCCAGATTTAACTATAGAATATGCTTGGGAACTTTTTTTAAAACAAAATAAGAAATGTGCTTTGTCTGGGTTAGATATAGCACTTTATCCAGATATTAAAACTAGAAATACTGCTTCGTTAGATCGAAAAGACAATACAAAAGGATATTCAAAAGATAATATTCAGTGGCTACACAAGTCTGTTAATAATCTAAAGTATAAAATGTCTAACGAAGAGACTATTGAAGTATGTCGTAAAATATTCTTTAATGATTTAGCTATAAGACGCCCAGATTGGCCTGAATATTTTATTAATGTGGCTAAACTTGTTTCAACAAGATCAAGAGATCCAAGTTCAAAATGTGGGTGTGTTTTTACAGATAGTCAATATAGAATTATTAGTACTGGGTATAATGGAAATTTCCAAGGCGTAGATGATACAGTGTTTTCTTGGGAAAGACCGGATAAGTATTTTACCGTAGTTCACTCGGAAATGAACGCTTTAATATTTGCTAAAAGAGATTTACAAGGTTGTTACGCTTTTATAACTGGGATACCATGTAGTAATTGTTGTAAGCATATGCTTCAAGCGGGTATAGTTAAAATATATTATGGAAATCTTACACCAAAAATGTGTGACGAAAAGGACGCTGTAATTGTTAGGAATCTTTGTTCAATTAAAAACGTAGAATTAATCAAGATAGATATATAACAAGATGTATACATACGAAGAAGCATTAAATAACAGTATTAAATATTTTAATGGAAATGAATTATCAGCAAAAGTATTTTTAGATAAATATGCGTTAAGAGATAGTAATAATAAGATTCTGGAAGATACTCCAGATAAAATGCATAGAAGATTAGCTAAAGAATTTGCTAGAATAGAAAAAAATAAGTTTGAAAAGCCACTGAACGAAGAAGAAATATATACTTTATTTAAAAATTTTTCTCATATAATTCCTCAAGGTTCTCCATGTTTTGCTATAGGTAATAACTATCAAATAGCTAGTGCTAGTAATTGTTTTGTTTTAGAGTCTCCGGAAGATAGTTATGGCGGGATTTGTAAAACTGATGAAGAATTAGTCCAAATATCTAAAAGGCGTGGTGGTGTCGGTATAGACTTATCTAAATTAAGACCAAAAGGATCAGCCACAAATAATTCTTCTAGATCATCTACCGGAATAAAATCTTGGATGACTAGATATTCAAATAGTATTAGAGAAGTTGGTCAATCTGGTCGTCGTGGCGCACTTATGTTAACAGTTAGCGTTCATCATCCAGATATACTTGATTTTATTACTGCTAAAAATAACGGAATAGATATTACAGGGGCAAATATTTCTGTTAGATTAACAGATGAATTTTTAAAAGCTGTAGAAAATAATAAAGAATATGAACTAAGGTTTCCAGTTGATTCTAAAAATGTTGTTAAAACAATTTCCGCAAACGAAATATGGAATTTAATTATTGATAACGCTTGGTCTAGAGCAGAACCAGGAATATTATTTTGGGATAACATATTAAAAGAATCTATTCCAGATTGTTACGAAGAATATAAAACTATTAGTACGAACCCATCCTTAAGAAAAGGAACGTTGATTTTAACTAGTGAAGGACCAAGAAGAATTGAAACTTTAGAAAATTCTGAATTTCAAGTCTATAATTTAAACCATTCTTATTCTAAGGCTGTTTGTAAATTATCAGGAAAAAATCAAGAATTATACGAAGTAGAACTATCAAGTTGTTTTAAGTATTATGCCACAAAAGAACATAGATGGGCAACTAATAATGGAGAAAAAACAACTTTAGAATTGTTACCCGGTGATAAAATTCCAATCCTTAAAAAGGACAAAGTTTTTAATGGTAATTTAGGAACAAGAGAAGACGGATTTTTAATAGGTTGGTTTTTAGGTGATGGATGGTTAACTGTTAGAAAAGATAACAATAAAAATCAATATGGATTTATAATTTCAGAAAAAGATAAAAATAGTAAAATTGGTGATATTATTTTATCTAAATTAAGACAAATAGGATTCAATGGCGAATGGATAGAAAGAAGTAGAGAAAATGCAATTTGGTATGAAATTAATACACAAAATAGTAAACTAGAAGATTATTTTAATTTATTTTATAATCCATGTAAAAATAAAGGTATATCAAAAGAACTATTAGAAAAATCTTCCGAAGAATTTATAAAAGGTTTAGTTGATGGATATTTATCTTCAGATGGAAGTATTGATGAAAAAAGACAAAAAATAACTTTTGTATCAAAAAATAAAAAACTTTTAGAAGATTTTTCTGAAATTTTTGGTTTTTATGGAATTAGAAGTTCGATTAGATCTTCAGAATCTAAATCTAGTTTTCCTAATGGTAAAAATTATAATAAAAAATATAAAAGAAACGATCTATATATATCCGATTCAGACTCAATAAAGCATTTTCAAAAATTGTTTAATTTATCATTAGATTATAAAGAAGAAAAATTAAGAAAAATGCTTGTTAGAAAATCTAATAATATAAATTACGTAAAAGTAAAAAATGTTAATAAAACAGATCTAAAAGAAGACGTTTGGGATATTACCGTTAATGATAATAATAATTGTTTTAGTTTAAGTCATTGTATAACCCATAATTGTGGAGAAATTACTCTTAGTGCTAATGATAGTTGTCGTTTATTAGTTATTAATTTAATGAATTTTGTTAGATATCCATTTGATTCTAATGCATATTTTGATTTTATGGAATTTTATCAATCTGCTCAAATAGCACAAAGATTAATGGATGATATTGTTGATTTAGAATTAGAAAAAATAGATACTATAATTCAAAAGATAAAAAAAGATCCAGAAGATATTCTTTTAAAAAGAACAGAATTAAATTTATGGCAAAATATTGAAAGGGCTTGTGAATTTGGTAGAAGAACAGGTTTGGGGATTACTGCTTTAGGTGATACTATTGCAGCTTGTGGTATTAAATATGGTTCTGATGAAAGTATAGAATTTACAGAAAAGGTTTATAAAACTTTAAAATTTGGCTCTTATAGATCTTCCGTAGATATGTCTAAAGAGCTTGGGTCATTTCCAGCTTGGAATTGGGAAAACGAAAAAAATAATCCTTTTCTATTAAGAATTAAAAATGAATTTCTATATTTAGCCCAAGAAGATTTATTTGAAGTACCTTTTCCATATGATTCATTATTAAACGGAGAAGATTTATATAACGATATAGCTAAATATGGTCGTAGAAATATAGCTAATTTAACTACTGCTCCAGTTGGTTCTTTATCTATTCTAGCATCGTATTTAATTTCCTTAAAAAGATTATTTAATACTACATCTGGAATAGAACCTTTATATAGCTGGAAACCGTTTACTAAACGTAAAAAGGGAAACCCTGGTGATAATGATTTTAGAACCGATTTTATAGATCAAAGTGGGGATCATTGGATGGATTTTGATGTTTTTCATAGCGGTATTACAGCTTTTTTAAATAAAAATCCTGGTTCAACTGTAGAAGATTCTCCTTATTATGGTGGAAGCGCAGAAGAAATAGTTTGGACACAAAGAGTTAAATTACAAGCCGCCGCTCAAAAACACGTAGATCATAGTATTTCTAGTACTGTTAATTTACCCGAAAATGTTTCTAAAGAAGAAGTCGATAAAATATATCGAGAAGCATGGAAAAGTGGGTGTAAAGGGATTACAGTATATAGAGACGGTTGTAGAACCGGGGTCTTAATTAAAAAAGAAGAAAAACTTGCTTTAACTAATGCTACAAAAAGACCAAAATCATTATCTTGTGATATTTATAACATTTCGGTAACTAATAATAAATATACTGTTGTTGTTGGTTTACTTAACGGAAATCCTTACGAAGTATTTTGTGTAGCTAATTTTATTGATAAACATAAACATGGAGAACTTGTTAAGGCTGGTAAAGGGAAATATGTTATTAAGACAACAGACGGAGAGTTAGAATTATCAGATTATTTAGAAGATGATACTCAAAATGCTCTATTAAGAATGGTTTCTACAAGTTTAAGACATGGTGCTAGTATTAAGTTTGTGATAGAACAGTTACAGAAAACTAAAGGTGATCTAACTAGTTTTACTAAGTGTGTTGCTAGAGCGCTTAAAAAGTATATTCAAGATGGTGATGGTTCTAGTGAGAAGTGCGAATGTGGAAATCAGCTTATCTATCAAGAAGGCTGTTTAACTTGTAAAAGTTGTGGCTATAGCAAATGTAATTAATGAGGAAATAATGAATTTTAAAGAATATCAAAATCAAGCAAAAACAACGGCTATTTACTTAAATAAAGTTAAAGAAAAATATCCAGAATTACCAGAACCAGTTTTAAAAATATTAGGAATATCATATGTTGCTAATGGTTTAGGAGAATCTGGAGAAATTCAAGGTAAAGTTAAAAAACTTATTAGAGATTGTGGTGGCGAAATTTCACAAGATAAAATTAAGGAAATATCTGGAGAAATTGGAGACGTATTATGGTATTTATCTTTATTATGTGAAGAATTAGGAATTTCTTTACAAGATGTAGCTCAAGAAAATCTAGATAAATTATTTTCAAGAAAAGAACGGGGAGTTTTACAAGGATCTGGCGATAACAGGTAAATGACTCTTAAACGAAAGAAACAAGAAATGGCTAAAAGAAAACCAGCATTAGAAAAAGCATCTAGATTAATGGTTGAGGATTTTGAGCCGAGAACGGAAAATCAGGAAAACTATGTAATTTCAATGTCTCAGAACGAAATTACTATTTGTGTTGGTCCTCCTGGTTGCGGTAAAACATTTTGTAGTGTAGGACTAGCTTGTAGTTATTTATGCGACGGAAGAGTAGATGAATTAATTTTTAGTAGACCAATTGTTGGTTGCGGTAAAGGAATCGGAACGTTACCAGGAACATTATGGGAGAAAACAGAAGTTTACTTCGTTCCTATTATAGATTGCTTAGAATTTTTTCTTGGTAAAGATCAATATAGAAGTTTTTTATTAAACAATACTATTAAATTTATACCATTAGAATTAATGAGAGGAATGTCTATTAAAAATACGTTTCTTGTTTTAGACGAAAGTAATAACGCTGATACTTCTCAGTTAAAAATGCTTTTATCAAGATTAGACGTTGGGTCTAAATTTGTTTTAAATGGAGACTATAAGCAATCTGATTTAAAAAACTGTGATTTTAGAGATTGCGTTAATAAACTAAGAGAAAAAAATATTAAAAACTTAGGTTTCTGTGAATTAACTGAAGAAGATAATCAGAGAAGACCTATTATTAATAGTATTATGAGAGCTTTAGAGGAATAGTATGCGTTTAATAGTAGCGGGATCAAGGGCTTGTACAGATTATAATATTGTTCGAGAAGCCATAGAACTAGGATTAAAAGAACTAGATATAACCCCTTCGATAATTTTGTCGGGGGACGCGGCTGGAGTGGATCGCTTAGGAGAGAAATACGCAAAAGAACATGGAATTAATTGTGTAAAATATCTACCAAAATGGAAAGACGTAGCTAATAAACCAGCTTCAGAAATTAAATCTAATAAGTTTGGAAAGTATTGGGTTAAAGCTGGTTTTGAAAGAAATCAGAAAATGGCAGATGAAGCAGATGCTTTAATAGCTATTGATCTAGGAACTAACGGAACAAATGATATGATTGCTAGAGCTAAAAAAGCTGGACTTAAAGTATATATTTATTGCCCAGATGAAGATGAATGCTTTGGGTTTAACTTTTGGGATGACTAATGAATATTAAAATAACTAAAGAAGAAGCTCAAGAATTATTTAAAAGAGAAATCATTAGAGAAACTATTGGTTCTCATTTATATGGTTCTAATAATGAAAATTCTGACACGGATATTTTAGTATTATATCAAGCGTTTAATAAAGATATTAATCAAATGTTTCAAATAAGGCATCAATTCCAGTGGGATGATAATGAAAATAATATAGATTATATCTTCTCTACATATGAACAATTTTCTATAAACATATTTTCTGGAGAATCTACAATTAATGCTGACGTAGTATTATTTACTGATCTTATATGTGAAAATAAAGAAGATAGGTTAAAATCTTGTAGAACATACAATATTATTAAGGCTTATTTAGGATTTGCTAAAAGAGATATTAAATATAATAGAAGCAATAGTAAATATAAGCATATTGTTCGGGGTTTATATACCGCTTCTTGTTTATTAAATAATAAAATGCCTTTATTGGAAAATATAAGACAAATTTCTATTGATCAATTTTCTAAAACTAACGAAGAATTAAAAGCTTGGCAAGACGAACTTAGATTAAAATGTAATCAGTTATATGAAAAGGATCAATTAAAAATGTATCCAGAAGATATATTTACCGAAGCTGATAATGTACATCCTTTACAAACCAAATTAATACAATCTTGTAACACGAAAGAATTTAAATATGGTAACTAGATTATATTACTGTAAAAATTGCGAACACGAATTCGAAACAGTACAACCAATGAACGAGGAACTTAAAACCAAGTGTCCTAAATGTAAAAAGCAAAAATTAATACAGGATTTATCTGGAAGTTTTCACGGTTCAGTGATACAGTACAATACTGTTGGTAGTATAGCCGAGAAAAACACAAGAGAATTAGGTACTTATGGAAGACAGGCTAAAGAGAAAGCTATTTTAGATAAAGAAGAATCTATTAAAGTAAATAGAGAAAATAAACTAAGAGAAGCCGGGATAGAGCCTATTAAAAGAAGTAATAAAAAATTAGATCTTCCTCCAGACAAAGTATTACTCAGTATGGATAGAGGCGATCAACAAGCTATTCAAAGATATATTTACGAAGGAAAATAATGTATAAAGCTATTATAGATCTAAGAATAGAGGTTCATCAATTTAAAGACGGGGTTTGTTCTGGTATGATAGTTCCAGAATCAGAAATGAATGATTACGGCTTAAAAAATAATATTTTAGTATCTTTTGAAGGTGCTACAAAAAATGACTGTTTGACAAAATTAAAAGATTGGATTAAAAATGTCGATAAAAATCACCCATAAAGAACAATTAAAAGAATATCAAGAGCCACTAGAAACAATTAAAAAAGATGTTTGTTGTGCTATGTGCGAAAAGGTTATAGCTAGAACGGTTCAAATTAAAGATATTCCAGACAAGAAACAGTATAGGTTTAATTGCCCAAGCTGTGGCGGGAAATCATTTATTACAGAATTTCTTTATAAAGCATTCTTAGAACCAGTTAATAGTAAAATTCACAATATTACAGAGGAGAACGGGGTATGGCTAGTGCATCTAAAAAACGGGGTCAGTTAAACGATCAAGAAAAGCTTTATATTGCTGAGCACTTTCTAAAAGATACAATAGAAAATATTTCTCAAGAATTAAACAGAACAAGTTTAGCTGTTACAAATTATATAGCAAAACTTAAACATACTACTAAAGAAGACTTACAAAAACAAGAAGAACAACAAAAAGAGAGTCTTTTACCAAAACCTAAACCCAAGAGTGTAATGGATAGTAAAAATGCGGCTACTCAAATGACTCAAGAATCTTCTTCTATTCCTTTTAGAACCAAAAAATATCAAAGCCCATTTAAAACATGAACACATTCTTATTAGAAAATTCTATATGGAAAGTTAAACTATCTAATGATGAAGAAATTATATCAGATAATCAATATATAGATTCTCAAAGCGATTGGCAAAGACTAAAGCAATATTGCTTAGATAATAATCTACATATAGAAAAAATGCAAATTGCTTTTAGAGATCACGTTATTGATTTACCTCAAAACAAACATTATTTCTTTAGAAGAATGTCTCTATGTAGATTTGGAAAGACTAATAGAGACTCTGATACATATGAATATTTTGTTGTTGGATCTACAAACGATCCTTTATTTGTTCACTTAAAGATGTATTTAGTTCCAGAATTAAGTCCTTTAGAAGAAGAGGATAGGGTTCTTGAAGAATCAGAACCGTCATTAATATGAGAAACAAGAAAGAGATTAACGGAAGATTTACTTATAAGTCTTTATTTACCGGTGAATATGTAATGCCACATCAATGGGTAGCAGAAATATTAGTCCAACGTAAAGCAGATAGAGATAAGTTTGTTCTTCCTGATAGATTTTGGTTGGGACATGATGAATATTCTAAAGAGTTTTCTAAGCAGGTTCAACAAGCAGCTAAACTTATTAAGAAATATTCTGAAGAAGCTGTTCTTAGTTTTATTAAGAATAATCCTTGGAAATTCTCTTTATTCACTAAGGAAAACATAGAAAATATTCAAAAAGAACAGTATATTATAGACAATAGGCAAGTTAAGGAAGTCGAAGTTCAAGATGCTTTCGAGTTTCTTAATAGAAAATCAAATAAAAAGTCGCTTTTAGGTAGATTAAATGGCAAAAAAGAAAAGTAGTGAAGATGGTAATGTATTAGTTTCCGCTAATAGAAAAAGTTTAGAAAAAGATTTTGGTGATATTTTCATTGATCCACAATCTATTATGGATAAAAAGTTAGATATATTTTCTTTAGGACCAAAATTAAATATAGCTTTATCTGGCGGGCTTCCAAGTGGAAGTTGGGGAATTATTTCTGGATTATCGGGAATTGGAAAATCTAGTGCTGCTTTACAGATTTGTGCCCAAGCTCAAAAAGAAGAGTTTGGTTCTAGGAAATGTTATTATTTTGATGTAGAGCATAGATTAGAAAAGAAAAATTTATCTGGTATTCCTGGATTAAGTCTTGAAAAAGATAAACTTGAAGTAATTTCTTCGACAAGAGGTAATATTTTAACTGCTGAAAAAGTATTAACTATTGCTGAAAGACTTTTAAAAGATGAGCCAAGAATTATTCTTGTTATAGACTCGTCCTCTTCTTTGTGTACGGCTAAAGAATATGATGGTGAAATTAGCGCTGTTGGTCGAAATGAAGGACCAAAGTTACTCGCTCAATTTACTAGAAAACTAAACGGAGTAGTTCCAGTTCAAGATTCTTTAGTTATTATTATTCAACATTTAATAGCTAATACTTCTGGATATGGTTCTCCTTGGCTAGAAGATGGTGGTAATAAAATTGCTTATCAATCTAATTTTAAACTTAGAGGTGTTTCTTTTAAAAAATGGGAGCAGGGAGAAAAGCAAATTGGACAAGTTAATAATTGGCATGTTATCAAAAGCGCTTTGGGTCAACCTAATGCAAAAGTAGAAAGTTATTTAAGATTTGGTTGCGGAATTGATTCTGTTTGGGAATTAATAGAATTAGCTTGTGATGTTGGATTAATAACAAAAGGTGGGGCTTGGTTTAATCTAGACTTTTTAGATGCTCCAGAAAAATTACAAGGACAACAAAATGTTTGGGATTATCTCAATACTAATCTAGATCAGCTTAAACTATTAGATAAAAAAGTAAAAGAGTTTTATGCTAGTTAAAGGTTTTGATAATAGAGAATATAAACTTAAATTAAATACTAAACAAAGAGAAAGCTGTTCAAAAGGTCATTTAAGAGCTAGACTTCTTCTTAAAGAGTTTTTCCCGCATGATATTATTTATGAAGAAATTACTCTATTAGGTAGTAAAAAATTTAATAAAAACTGTTTATATGCTGATTTTTTAATTCCTTCTCATAGAGTTCTTGTTGAAGTTCATGGTAAACAACATTATAATAAGACGTTCTTCCATGATAGTAAGTTGAGTTTTATACAATCAAAATCAAACGATTCAAGAAAAATTGAATGGTGTGAACTAAATAACATTTCATACATAGAATTGCCAGACGGAGAATCTGATGAGCAGTGGAAACTTAGAATTAACAATAGATGAAAAGATTAAAAAATATGAAAACGAACTTGACGATATTATTGAAAAAATTGGAATATCTCTTTATAAGGATGAAGCTTCTATTGAGGCTTTAAAATTATCTTATAGCCAGTTAAGAGATATGGACCAAAGAGAATGTTGTATTCTTGCTTATGGATTACAACAATATGCGATATATATACAATCTATTACAAATAGGTTAAATAGCGTATCTTATTGGATTAATGAGTCTCTTAATAAAATAGTCGGAAAATATGCCAAAAGCTATGGTAATGACTATACTAAATTTGAAGAGAAAAAAGCTGCTATTATAGCCGAAAACGAAGCGGCAAATTATTTAATGTCTCTTTTGATTAAATCTTCCGGAAAAAATAAAGAGCTTTACGGGATATCTGCCAAAATATTAAATATGGCCACAACATTACTTGAAATATCTAAGTCTAAGAGGGTAAATAATGGATAATGATAAAATTAATCTTTTAAGAGAATTACTATCTGATGACGATGTTAGAGAAACGTTAAAAAAGATTTTATTAGAAGACCGTCCTAAAAAAGCGGTTAAAAAGAAAACTGTAACAAGCCCAAAGACTAAAGTAAAAGCAGTAGTTAAAAAGACTACTACTAGAAAACCAAGAGTTAAGAAGCAGGAAGAACAAGAAAATTTTAAAACTAACAAGGTTGATAAATACTCAAAAGATTATGGAAGAAGTCACTTTGTTGATAATTTAACAGAAGCTCTTGAAGAAGAAGTTGAAGGTAAAAAAATAAATTTAATAGCAGAAAGTAAGAAGTTATCTAAGATAGCTAAAAAGAAACCAAAGCAGATTAGACCTAAAAAGACTTTAAGTAAATTAAAATGTACTCAGTGTAATAAACACTTTTTTGGTGTAGGTGGATATTTGTGTGATAATTGTTTGAAAGGTAAAAACCCAGAGGATAAATTTAATGCTGAGTGATAAAGGTTGTGAAAGAGCTGTTTTATCTGGAATTTGTCAATATGGAGCAGAAGGATTTTTTGAAGTAAATGATATTTTGGATTCTTCTGTCTTTACAGATATTTCTAATCAGATTATTTTTTCTTGTTTAGAATATTTATTTGCCGCAGATATTAAGAAAGTAGATATTCCAGGTATCTTTTCTGCTGCGAATTCTTTAAAGTTCGAAAAACAAATTTGTGAGTCTAAGCAAAACCAAGAGTTTATTAGGTCGCTTTTTAACTTCCCTATAGAGCTATCTAACTTGCGTTCTTACGCGATCAAAATAGTAAACCTATCCATAGCTAGAAACGCCCAAGGGAAGCTACAGAAGGCTTACAGAGAGCTTGAAGGGGTCACAGGAGACGAAGATACAGATAAGATAATAGAAATAACAGAATCTCCTTATTCAGAATTAATGAGAGAGCTTGTTAGGACAGAAGATGGCGGAGATATTGGTGAAGATATTGAAGAATATGTTAAAAATAAATTTGATAATCCAGTTAAAAATGTAGGTATACCTTCTCCTTTTCCTATATTTAATAGTGTTATTGGTGATGGATTAAGAACAGGTGTACATTTAGTCGCGGCAAGATTGAAAGCTCTTAGATATGGTTCTAAAGTTTATACTAAAACTGGACCTATTAATATAGAAGATTGTAAAATTGGCCAAGAAATAGCTACTCCAACGGGTTTTGCTAAAATTGATGGGGTTCAAGATTTTCAAAACAAAGATATTTATAGAGTTTATTTTAAAGATGGTGATTATGTAGATTGTTGTGAGGATCATATCTGGAGCGTAACTAAAGCTCATGATAGAAAAAAAAGAGAAGTATTAAAAACAACAAAAGAATTAATAAATTACGGTATTTATAAAAATGGAAAAAAAAATAATAGATACTACTGGAATATTAAAATGCCAGAACCAGTATTATTTGAAGATAAAAGTGTTCCAATAGACCCATATATACTAGGCTGTTTAATTGGTGATGGTTCTTTTAGAAATTCTATAACTTTGAGCGGTAATGATAAAGAAATTTTTGATTATTTTTATGAAAATCTTAAAGAATATAAAATAAAGGTTGAAAAATCTAATTGTGGATGTATTAGAATAAATAGTTTTCAAAATAAAATTAGAGAAGTTGGTCTTTATAAAGTAAAAGCTAGGTATAAATTTATACCAAAACAATATATTTATAATAATATAGAAACTAGATTAGAGATTCTTAGAGGATTGATGGACACAGATGGTACTTGTGTGGTAAATCCAAGATCTAAAAATTCTAGATCTATATTTGGTACAACTTCTATTCAATTAGCAAAAGATATTAAAGAAATAGTTTGTTCTTTAGGAGGATTATGTAGTATTAAAAGGGTTAACCAAATATATAAAGGAAAACCATATTTATCATACAGTTGTGAAATAAGACTGGAAAACTTTAATGTTTTTAAATTAAAAAGAAAAGCAGATAGAGTAACTGGTAGATTTTATAAAGTTAAAAGAATTATTTCCAAAATAGAAAAAGTTGGAGTTGATAATACTAGGTGCATTAAAGTAAACTGTCCAAACGAGCTATTTTTAACAGATAATTATATAGTTACTCATAATACTGGAAAAAGCACCTTTGCTAAAGAAGTTGGGATTCATGTTGCTAAAAATCTTAAAATACCAGTATTATTCATTGATAGCGAAATGAGTACAGAAGAACAAAAAGATAGAATCTTAGCAAGTATTGCAGAATTAGATATTAGAAAAGTTGAAAAGGGCGGCTTATCACAAGCAGAAAAGGATAAATTAATCTATTCGGCTAAAGAACTGAAAAATATACCGTTTAAACATGAAAAAATAGCCGGGAAACCATTCAAAGAAGTTTTATCATTAATAAGACGCTGGATTAATCACAAGGTTGGTTATGGAGACGACGGTAAAGCTAATCCACATCTTGTTATATATGATTATTTTAAACTAATGGATGTGGGAGATTTAAAAAATGCACAAGAATACCAATTAATGGGCTTTCAAATAGCTGCTTTACATGATTTTTGTACCGAAAATAATACGCCAGTTCTTTCGTTTGTACAAATTAATAGAGATGGAATTAATAAAGAATCAACAGATGTTATTGCTCAATCTGACAGATTAGGCTGGAATGCTATATCTTTAAGTATTTGGAAAAGAAAAACCCCAGAAGAAATTGGTCAAAATCCCAAAGCTGGTACGCACAAATTAGTTCCTTTAGAAGGTCGTTTTATGTCTAAACTTGATCCTGGAGATTATATTAATTATTATTTTGATGAAGCCAAATCTAAAATTACAGAGTTAAAAACAAGGTTTCAAAGTGAATCAGCAGATTTCGGACAAAATTGAGGAAATATTTAATAAATTAGGTATTGATTACAGTGTAAGAGAAAATAGCTTATGTTTTAGTTGCCCAATTCATGGTAGTTCGTCAAATTCTGCTTTTGTTTATAATCAGTCAGATATTTACCCGCCAAATTGGAAGTGTTATACTAGAAATTGTCACGAAGAATATGGTTCTAGTCTAGTTGGTCTATTAAAAGGTATACTTAAAACAGATTATAATGGCTGTGTAAACTGGTTAAAAGATTTAGATATTAAGCCTGGACTTAATCAAAATAACACATTTGTTCAATCTACAAAGTTAATTACTTATAAAAGATATAGACCAGAATATAAGATACCAATTAGTGAAATTCAATATGTTAGACCAAAGTTTTATTTAGAGAGAGGTTTTAAAGAAAGCACGTTAAAACATTTTGGAATAAGCTATTGTAATATAAGAAACAATCCTTTCTTTGGATATATTACAGTTCCAATTTTTAATGATGACAAAAAATCTATTGCCGGATTTATTGGAAGGAATCCTAATCCAAAATGCTTAATATGTAAGAAATATCACAAAGAAAACGATCCATGCTCAAAAAATGGTATAAAATGGAAAAATACAAAGGGGTTTCATAATAACTCCTTTTTTTATAACTTATGGAATGCTAAAGAGTATATTAAGAAATCAAAAGAGGTAGTTCTAGTTGAAGGTGCAGCAGATGTTTGGAGATTATTTGAAGCTGGTGTAAATAATGTTTTAGGGATGTTTGGAACATCTATCACAATGGATCAAAAGGTTATTCTAGAAACACTACCTATTTTAACTATTAAATTATTTTTAGATAATGATGAAGCAGGTAGATCAGCAAGTATTAAACTTAAAAAATACTTAGAGAGATTTTATAAAGTGCAAATTATTAACCATTCAAAACAACCATCAGAGTGTAGTGCTTCAGAGATCATTAATTTATTGAAAAGTAGGTAAAATATGGATATATCGTTTTTAAGATCTTCTTCTATTGGAACATGGGAGGGTTACTGTCAGCATAAATATTTCATGGTATATGTTTTAGGAATGGAAGATCCATCTAATATTAAGACAGAAGTTGGAACAGTTGTTCATGCTGTTTTAGAAATATTAGCTGGAATGAAAAAATCTTATCAAGATACTAGGAAATATGAATTTGAACATGCCGCTGGTTTATTTAAGTGTAAACCAACCCTTTTTATGAAACCGTATACATTAACTAATGAAGAAGTTGATTTAATCAATAAAAGTAGAAAAAATAAAGATACTTATAAAGATCAGAATATTGTAGAATATGGACATAAAAGATACGGAATAGAAAATGTAGAAAATATATTAAGTCATGTTTACAAATATTATAGTGAAAGAAGTAGGCATGATTGGGGAAATATAGAATACAGAAATTGTCTAAATTTTACTTGGATGACTCTTGACTGGCAAAATGGAGAATTTGATACTAGAAAACGTAATATTATATATCCAGAATTACCTTTTAATATTGAAATTAAACAACCTTGGGCTAAATTACCAAATGGAGACTATTTAAGAATTAAAGGAACTATCGACTTAGTAACCGAAATAGATAAAGGGGTTATAGAATGTATAGATTATAAAACTGGGGCTAGATATGATTGGGGAAAAGGAAAAGAAAAAACCTACGAAGATTTAATGGAAGATCCTCAACTTATGCTTTATTACTATGCTTTAAGAAAATCTTTACCTGAATATGAAGCTGTTATGCTTTCAATATTTTTTATCAGAAATGGCGGGCCTTTTACTTTAGCTTTTGACGATTCAATCCTAGAAAAAGTTGAAAATAATCTTAGAAAAAACTTTGAAGAAATAAGAGATTGCCAAAAGCCTAAATTAAGAGATCCTACTTATAAAGAATTTCAATGTAAGACACTTTGCGGTTTCTTTAAACAAAAAGTAGAAAATTCTTGTGTTTGTGACTATATTAGTAATGAAATCAAGGTGTACGGTATTGATGTGGCATCTAAAAGAAATAGAGTTAAGGGGTTTGAAGTTGGTAAATATAATCAACCAGGAGCATAAATATGAAATTTATCTCTCTATACAAAAACATATTAACAAAACAATTTTTAGAACATGAATATATAGTTAAAAGAAGATCTATTATAAATATAGCAAATGAAATAAATTGTAGTACAAATACTATATATGCGTATTTAAGAAAATATGGTATAGAAGTAGAAAAAAGAAACGGCGAAATAAAACCTGGTCAAAAATTTAACAAACTAACAGCTATAAAAGTTGTATCAAAAAGTAAAAATGGTACGTTTATATGGGAATGTTTATGTGATTGTGGTAATATTTCTAAAGTTAGAACATGTCAATTAAAAAATAATACAACAAAAAGTTGCGGATGTATTTGCGGAAAGTCGCACGCAAATTGGTCTGGATACAAAGATATAAGCGGTAATTTCTTTTCTGGAGTTAAATCATCTGCTAAAACAAGAAATATTAATTTTAATATAACAATAGAAGATATTTGGAATTTATATCTAAATCAAAATAAAAAATGTTACTTATCAAATATTGAAATTCATTTTAATCAATATAAAGAAACTGCGTCGGTAGATAGAATTAATAGTTTATTAGATTATAATATTAATAATATAGCAATATGTCACAAAGATATTAATAAAATCAAAGCTTCTTTTTTAATAGAGGATTTTATAAAATATTGTAGATTAATAAGTTGTTTTAATAGTAAATTTAAGGCTATAGAAATAGATTTTAATTTATCTAAGAGTTATTTTAAAGATTTGAAATATAACGCTAAAAGAAGAGGTAAAGATTTTTATATTAGTATTGAGGATATTGGAATAATATTTAAAAAGCAAGGTGGAGTATGTGCTTTAACAGGATTAGAATTAACATTTCCAACTAATTCAAAAGACTATAGAAATAGAATTCATAATTTTTCAGTAGATAGAATAGATAATAAATTAGGATATTATATTAATAATATTCAAATTGTTCATAAGCTAATAAACCAATCAAGGAAAGATCTAGAAATAGATTATTATAAAGAATTATGTCAGAAAATCAGTCTATCAAACAATTAAATTGGGTTCCTTTCCATATACATTCGACATACTCGATTTTAGATGGTATTATTAAGCCAGATAAACTTGCTAAAAGATGTAAAGAACTTGGATATAAACACTGTATGATAACAGATCATGGCAGCGTATCTGGTTTTATTAAATTTGCTACCGCAATGAAAAAAGAAGGTATTATTCCGATTTTAGGAACAGAATTCTACTTATCTTATAAAGATTCTACTATTCAAGATGCCGATAATAGAAAACTTTTTCATATGGTTGTTTGTGCTAAAAATAAAGCTTCTTGGACCAATCTTGTAAAAGCTATATCAGAAAGTAATAGAAAAGAGAATTTTTATTATAAGCCAAGACTGGATACTGAAAAATTAGCTAATATTATTGGTGATTCTTGTTATATTTTCTCTGGTCATCCAGGATCATATTTGTGGGATTTTAAAACAGAAAACGAAATTATTACCGGAATAGAGTATTTAAAGGGTTTGTTTGGTAATAATCTTTATTTAGAACTACAAAGGTTTATTAGAGATTCAGAAGTAGATTCTCATATTAACCTTCTTAAATCTGCTGGAGAAAAGACTAATACCCCGGCGATAGCTTGTATAGATGCTCATTATACTAATCAAGAAGATGTTAATTTACACAGAATAGTTTTATGTTCTAATCTACATAAGACTCTTCCTCAAATCAATAGAATGAAATCTGGAGATAAACCAATGGGAGTTTTCTTTGAAAAAGATTACTTCTATGTTCCTTCTTTAGATGAATTAAAGGATTTTGGCCATTCTGATGAAGAACTAGACATGTCTTCAATTACCAGTAATATTGAAAGCTTTGATTTACAAGAACAGCCAAGATTACCAAAATTCGTTGATGACGAAGAAGAATATTTTAGAGAACGCTGTAGAGAAGGGTTTAAGGCTAAAAGAACTGTTTTATGGGATTCTAAGTATGTTGATAGAGTTAAATATGAACTAGATGTTTTAACAGAAGCTAAATTATCTGGATATTTTCTTATTGTTTCTGATTATATTAACTGGGCAAAAAATAAGGGAATTCTTGTTGGTCCAGCTAGAGGTTCTAGTTTAGGTAGCTTAGTTTGCTATCTTTTAAATATAACCTCGATAGATCCTCTACCATATAATTTAGATTTTGAAAGATTCTATAATAGCTCAAGAAATACAAAAGATAACATTTCTCTTCCAGATATAGATACAGATTTTCCAGCTAATCTTAGAGAACAAGTAATTGAGTATATTCGTAATAAATATGGTAAAGATAGGGTTTGTCAAATTGCAACATTTGGTACTTTGAAAGGAAAAGCTGCTTTAAAAGAGGTTTTTAGAGTTTGTGAAGTATGTGACTTTGAAACCATGAATACAATAACTAAGCCAATGCCTAATGAGGCTGATATTGCAGATGAATTAGAGGAACAGGGAGAAGAATCAATTATTTCATGGTGTTTAAGAAATCAGCCAAAAATGTTTCAAGATTATTGTTATATCGAAAACGATGAACTAAAAGGTGAATATGCTCAATATTTTGAAATAGCTATTGAACTAGAAGGTATTCATAAATCCCAAGGTAAACATGCTGCTGGATTAATCGTATCAAGAGATCCACTAGCAGATATTTCACCATTAATTTATGATAAATCTGGAGAAGCTATTGTCGCTTTAGATAAAAAAGATGCTGAAAAAATAGGTCTTGTTAAGTTTGACATATTAGGACTTTCTTGTTTGGATAAGCTAATGAGTGTTAATAATTTATTAAGAACCGGAAAAATATGAGAAAAGCTACCCAGTCTCAAATAGAAACATTTCATGAGTTTAATATTTTATTAGACACTAGAGAAATATTTCTTCATGGTCAAGATACAGAAGATTCTGGAACAGATCATAGAATGGCTGCTGGTTTTATTAAAAATCTTAGAATACTTGAAAGATCAAATGAACCAATAATAATTCATCAACACAATATTGGAGGCTCTTGGGATTCTGGAATGGCTATATATGACGCGATTAAATATAGTCCTTGTAGATTTATTTTTATTTGTTATGGCATCGCGGCATCTATGGGTTCTATTATTCCTCAATCTGTATTAGATAAAGGGTATAGGGTTAGTATGCCAAATTGCGATTGGCTGATCCATGAAGGAGATTTATATTTAGATGGTATTTATACACAGGTTAAATCAAATCTAGATTATATGAATATTAATAAACACGCTATGTACGAGATATATACCGATTGTTGTTGTGGAGGTATATTTTTCGAAACATATTCTAGATCTAAAGTTAAAGCTTTTTTAAAGAGAAAAATAAGAGAAAAAACCGATTGGTGCTTTGGATCTAAAGAGGCATTAGAATATGGTTTTGTTGATGGAATTTTGGGTGAAGAAGAATTTAAAAATATTAAAACAATTTTAGAGAGCTTATAATGGAAAGTAAAATACATGGATATATTTATTTAATTACTAAAATATTTAAAACTTTAGAAGATGCAATAAAATTTAAAACAAATATAGACAAGGAAAACAATGCCAATACATAATTCAACTTATTTAATGTATGATTTTGAAACGGGTTCAAGAAATCCGTATACTACACAAGCTATTCAAATAGCAGCTATAGCAATAGAACCAAGAAGTCTAGAAGTTGTTCCAGGAAGTGAATTTGAATCTTTAATTAAACCAGAGTTTGACGAAATTAAATGTAAAGAGCTTGAAATTGACATGTTAGAGGATCAGGCTTTAGCCGTTAATGGTAAAACTAGAGAAGAATTAGCAGAAGCACCGCAATTAAAAGTTGTTTGGAAATCTTTTACGCAATATTGTATGAACTATAATCCATCTGGAAAGAAATGGACAGCACCTTGTTTGGTTGGTTTTAATAATATAGGTTTTGATAATGTAATTCTTAATAGAATGGCTAAACAATATGGTCCCTGGGATTCCGAACGAGAACAATGTAATCTATTTAACCCGATTATTAAGCTAGATTTAATGCAGATGCTATTACCGTGGTTTGAATCAGAATATAATTTAAAAACTATCAGTATGGATAATATGAGAGATTTTCTAGGTATGTCTAAAGAGGGTGGCCACGATGCTTTACAAGACGTTCGTGATCAAGCTGAAATATTCATAAAAACTATGAAATTAACAAGAAAATGTTCTAAGGTAGTAACGTGGAAAAAATAAATTTAACAAATAAAAAATTTGGAAGAATAACGGCTTTATATCCCACTGAAGAAAGAAAATATAGAGCTATTGTATGGCAATGTAAATGTGATTGCGGAAATTATATTAATGTAACTATACAATCATTAAAAAGCGGTAATACAAAAAGCTGTGGATGTTCTAGATATAAATATAATTATAAAGAAGAAAAATTATTAAAGTATTTTACATCTTTGGATTTTTCTGCGAAAAGAAGAAAAATAGAATTTAAAATTACTTTAGATGACATATATAAACAATGGTATGACCAAAACGGATTATGTAATTATACTAATATAAAATTAAAACTACCATATGAAAAAGATGAATTTACCGGATCAATTGATAGAATTAATAGTTCTATTGGATATACTAAAAATAATATACAATGGATTTTAAAAGAAATTAATTTTATGAAAGGTAATATGTCTGAAAGTAAATTTAAAACTATTTGTAGACTAGTATCAAATGGTGAAAATAATGTTTTTAATTTTTGGGAGTCTTACGAAAACGAGTTGAGATAATGTTTTTTAAAAAGCAAAAAGAAAAAGAGAGCAAGTATACTGAAGGTTTTAATGCTGCGTATTATTCACATAGTAATAGTAAAAACCCGTACAACTATCTTAAAGAAGAAAAAGAGCATAGAGAATGGTTTACTGGATATACGGACGGTATTAATGCTACAAATATTATGATGAATAAAAGTATTTTTAATTATAGCAACCCAAAATGTAGTGGATAAAAATGATTATTAGAACTGATAGTATAAAAGAAATTAGTAATATTATATGTGATAATATTCTAATAAAAGATAAAACAGTAATTATTATTGATAGTAAACCAATTATAGATCTTATTACAAAAGATGTTTTATTACATATAGAAAAATATTATTTAGATATCAATATAAGAATATCAGACCTAGATTTTAAACAAATAGGTGAATTCATTTTAATGGGTATTATTGACGGTTCTCGTATTAGAGGTTTAAGGGCTAAAAATATTATCATATATAATTATGAAATTTTGAAAGAAAAATACAAAGATCATATTGAAAATATTATTAATGGTTATAATGCTATTAGTGAGTAGAAATAAATTATTAAATAGGATGAAAAATGTATTATAAGTTTGCTTGCGGCTGTAAATTTAAACAGCTTGATAGTGTTGTAAAAGATTGCGATGGATTACCATCTATTGAGCTTGATTATTATAATTTACCAGAATGCCCAAACGTTTGGCCAATGTTAGCTACTGGTAAAACTAAGGGGGTATTTCAATTAGAAAAATCTCTCGGTAAACACTGGTGCAAAGAATTATACCCAGAGAATATTCATCACTTAGCTGCTTTGGCAAGTATACTACGTCCTGGGATATTAGAAAGTATTGTAGATGATAAGAGTTTAACACAGCATTATTGCGATAATAAGAACCATAGACAAGAAGTTATTCCTATGCATCCAGCTTTAGAAAAGATTCTTGAAGATACTCAACAAATTATTATCTTTCAAGAACAAATTCTATTAATAGCTAAAGAGATAGCTGGTTTTACTGGTGTTGAAGCCGATACTTTAAGAAGAGGTATTGGTCATAAAGATGCCAAAGTTGTTTTTGAAATGGAAAAGAAATTTATTGATGGTTCTGTTAGGGTTGGAAAAATAACGGAACAAGACGCCAAAAATATATTTGATATTATTAAAAAATCTGCCAGGTACAGTTTTAATGCGTGCTTAAGTCCAGAAACAGTTGTAGAAACTAAAAGCGGATATAAAACTATTGAAGAACTTAACATTGGAGAATTTATAAAAGCCCCAAACAAAAATATTGAAGAATTTATTGAAGTTACCAATAAAATAGAGCAAGGTACACAAGAAGTTTATGAGATTACATTAGAATCTGGTAAAACAATAGAATGTACAATAGACCATAAATTCTTATGTGAAGATGGTTCTATTATTCCACTTTGGCAAATTATAGAAGAAAATAAAAAAATTATTTGTGAAAACGAATAAAAAGAGTATTTATTAGTATGAGACTTACTAATAAAGGGCATTCTATGGATTACGATATTAAAAAAGAAGAATGGCATAATTGTAAACTGTGCAACAAAAAAATAGAAGATTTAGCAAAAATATTTGGCGGATCAAATGTATATTATACAAAAGTTTTTATAAAACATTTAAAAGAAGATCATAATATCTCAAAAGAAGAATATTTTGAAAAATTTACCAAAAGACCTATTTGTAAATGTAATATATGTAATAAAAACGTAGATATAAAAACTCGCGGATCAAAATTTTCTTGGAAAGAATATAAATGCGGAAGATTTAAAGGTATAATGGAATGGTCAGAAAAGGCTAAAGAAACTAGGAAAGGTAAAAATAATCCAATGTATGGGGCGACCCCTTGGAATAAAGGATTAGATAATTCTGACCAAAGAATAAAAGCTATTGCTGATAAAAGAAGGGGAATAAAAACAAGTAAAGAAACTAAGAAAAAACAAAAAGAATCAGCTTTAAAAAGAATAGTTCATGGACATACTGGTAAAAAACATTCGGAGGAAACTAAGAACTTCTTAAGAAAAAATACTTTAAGGCTTATTAAAGAGGGAAAACTTTGCGGAACAACTAAAACAAAGCCACATTTAGAGTTTGAAAAAATATTAATTAAAAACCATATTAAATATGAAGAAGAAAAAATTGTAAGTTATTGGTCTTTTGATTTTTATTTAGTTGATTATAATGTTTATATTGAGGTTGATGGAGACTATTGGCACTCTAATCCAAAAACATATCCAAATGGACCAAAAACAAAATCTCAAAAAATAAATTATGCTAGAGACTTATCGAAAAATAAATATTGCATTAAAAATAATTTAACCCTATATAGATATTGGGAATGCGATATTTTAAACAGTATTGATAAAATTGAAAAGGAATTATTGTGCAAGCTGAAAAAATTATAAATATTAAACATATTGGTAAAAAAAGAACTGTTGATATTACTGTAAATAGCGACTCTCATATATTTTATGGTAATGGTATAGCAACCTCAAATAGTCATGCTTATGCTTATGGTACTATTGGTTATTGGACAGCATTTGCTAAAAACCATTTTCCATTACATTTTTACGCGGCTTATATAGCTCATGCTAAAGATAAACAAGATCCAAAAGAAGAAATTAAAGAGCTTGTAGATGATGCTAGAAACTTTGGGGTAGAAATTGTTCCTCCGCATGTTAGTTCTCTAAAAAATAATAGAAGTGGCGATGTTACAATTGAAGATCAAAAAATACTATTTGGTATCATTGATATTAAGGGCATAGGACAAAAACAAATAGAAAAACTATATGATTCTATTCAAGAAAAAGAAAAGGTTTTAAATAAGGATATTAAGAAATGGTCTTGGAATGATTTTCTTTTTAACGCTAATGTGAGTTCTACAGTTGTAAATAACTTAATATTAGTTGGAGCAACTCCAGGTGGTGTACCTCGCAAACAAAAAGCATATGAATACTCTATCTTCCAAAATTTAACAGAAAGAGAATTTAACTGGTTTGCCGAACACTATCAAGAATATGAAAACTTTGCTGATTCTTTGGAAAAATATTCTACTATAGAAAGAAAAGAGGGCGGACCTTCAAATGTTAAAAGAAAAGCTTTTATAGAAGATTCTGCAAAAAGCCTTAAAAATTCTCCATATTCAACAAAAGATCATCCAGACTGGATTGTAGCTAATGAAAGAGAATATATTGGAATTCCTATAACCTATTCTTCTACAGAAAACAAAATGGTTAATACAGGAATGACCTGTGCTGACTTTTTAGGTGGTAAAAGAGGAAAAATAAACATTTTAGTAGAAATATCTTCATTTAAAGAGTATACTATTAAAAAGGGACAGAATGCTGGCTTGTTAATGTGTGTTCTTGAATTAAAAGATTCAACAGAATCAATTACCGGAATTATGTTTCATGAAGACTATAAGGAAAATCAAGAGTATTTATTTGATGGTAATGTTGTTTTAGTTGCCGGATTTAGAAGTAAAAAAGATCCTAATTGTTTAATTATTAATAAGGTAGAACAAGTATGAAATGTTATGGAATTTTTAAGTTTGCTGAAAGACCAAGGCTAAAAAGCTATGGTAATACTGTTAAAAGCGAGTTTGACTTATATTATACTAGTAAAAGAGCAGATAATAATATTGATAAGATTTATTTACCATTCGAATGCTGGGACTCTGCTGCTGAATATATTGTAAATAATTGTATTGAGGGAGATAGTATATATATAGAATCCTCCCCTAAAGTTGCTGGACACGAAATTATATTCAGAATCAATACATTTAAGGTTTTCAATGTTTAACGATAAAAAATCAATAGACTTTCTTTATTATTTAGCTTGTTTAAATGAGGACGAGCTTAAAAGAGATAAAGAATCATTTTATAAACTTAAAAGTGAATTAAACACAGATTATAAAGAGGTTTTTCATTATATCTATGGAGACATTTTTAGACTAAGTAAAAGAGCGGAAATTATATATAAGAAAGTCTTAGAAAAATGAAAGTATTACTTGTTGGGGAATTTTCTGGAATATCAACAGGATATGGTAAAATCACAAAAGAATTAGCTTCTAGATTACATAATGATGGTTATGAGATAGCTGAATTAGCTACATTTTGTCATAAAGATGATCCAAAAATAAAAGAAATACCTTGGAAGATTTATCCTAATCTGCCTTCTACAGAAGAAGAAAACAGAGAATATCAAAGTAATCCACAAAATAGTAATGGTAAATGGATATTTGAAAAGGTTCTTTTAGACTTTAAACCTAATTATGTTTTTGGAAATGGAGATCCATTCTTTTATGAATATCAATATCATTCTCCTTTTAGAAAATTCTTTAATTGGATTATTGCTGCTCCTGTAGATGGTATTCCTCAACACAACCAATGGATTCAGTTTTTTAAAGATGCTGATGGATTAATGTCTTATACAGATTGGGGTAAAGAAGTATTAGAAAATTACGGATTAAAGGTTGACGGGGTTTTTTCACCAGTCGCTTCTTGTGATTTTTTCCCTATTAATAAGGAAGAAATAGAGAAATTTAAGAAAATGTTAGGTTTCGGTGGCAAGAAAATTATTGGCACTATAATGAGAAACCAACCAAGAAAACTATTTGATCCTCTTTTCTCTACTTTTGCAGAATACTTAAAATCTTTTCCAGATACTCTTTTATATTGTCATACAACTTATCCTGATGCTGGATGGGATATTCCAGAACTATTAATTAAACACAAAATAATTAATAAGGTTTTGTTTACTTACAAGTGTCAAAATTGTCAAGAAAGTTATCCAGCCTATTTTCAAGATCTTAAATCTACGTGTCCTTTTTGTAAACAATTGACAGCAAGAATGCCAGATGGACAAAGTTCTGTTAATGATCAAACCTTAAATAAAATTATTAATCTTTTTGATGTTTATGTTCAGCTAGCTAGTAGAGAAGGTTTAGGTATTCCACAAGTAGAAGCTTGTTCTTGCGACGTTCCAGTTATTACTATGAACTATGCTGGAATGACAGATATAGCACAAAAAATAGGAACACCAGTTAAAATTAAAGAGTTTTATTTAAGCTATCCAATGAATATGATGGAAGCTTTACCAGATCGGGAAGATTTATTTAAAGTTATTAAAGAAACAATTAATCAAGAGAAAACTGGTAAAAATAGAGCTAAATATGAGAAACATTATGAGTCTTGGGATAAAAGCTATAACGTTTTCTCGAAAATTCTTAAATCACTTCCGGTTAAGTCTTGGGAAAAAGTTAGTGTGATACCTCCAGTAGAATATATTAATGAAAACGTTTCTAATGAAGACTATGTTAAATATCTTATTTTACATGTTCTAAGACAGCCAGAGTTAATTGGATCTTATTCAATGACTAGATTAATTAATGATTTAAATTCTGGAATTACTTTCGGTGGTATTTGTGGAAATTATTTTACAGAGTCTATCGAACAAAGAAATTATGCCCCGTTTACTAGAGAAAATGCTTATAATATTTGTTCTAATAAGAAAAACTTTGATAATTATTGGCTAAGCAAAGTAAATGAATAAGTGTATTTTTTGCGATGAAGTACTTGAAAATATTTCTCCTCAAGATAATTATCAACCATATGAAGGTGGAGAAGTAAAATTTATTTTCACTTTTGGTTCTACTAAGTTCGATAAATGTTTTGGTAATACTGTATATCGCGGCGTTATATGTGATCACTGTGCGAGTAAATTTGTTAATAAAATGAAAGAGGAATTATATGAATAATTTAGATAATACAAGAGAAATTTATAAAGAAGAAGCTTATAATGAAATTTTTAATAAGGGTTATGAAGAATACTATAGCAACATATTAACAAAATTTCATTTTAATAGTACTGAATTTAGTAATAACGAAAATAATATCAGAACTACTTGTACTTTTCAAGAAAAACATTACAAAGAAAAAAGATGGGATATTGTAAATAGATGTCTAGAAATTTTAAAACTTTCTGCTAATGTAAAAATAGAAGATAAAATTTCAGATTTAATTAATTGGGATTTAGAACCTACTAAGTTTTACCATATTACCGATTCTGTTCTTTATTCAAACGAGTCGTTTAGTACTAATATGTGTAAAGAAGAAATATGTATGCTAAAAGTAATGGATTTAGAACAAAAATATGATAAAAATATTGGTATACAAATTTTAAATTTAGATGTTAAAGTTTCAGAAAAGGGTAAAATTTTACCATTAAAATGTGATCCTGGAATTATGGGATTAAGCCTAGATCTATTTTTTGAAATTAAACACTTTGCCTATAAGATTGTTTATCTATGAAAATCTTATACATATCTCACTCAAAAGAACAATCTGGCTACGGTAGATATTGTCGAGAATATCTTAAAGCTTTAAAAACAACTAATTTAGAAATATCTTCTTTAGCTATTACTTTAGGTAAAGCTTTAAACATAGTTGATGAAACAGAAAAAGTAAGCCTTAGTAGTCCCGACATAGTAGTGCAAAATATTTTACCTCACTTTATGTCTAAAGGAAATGTAAAATCAGTTGGGACAGCAATCTTAGAAAGTAAAGACGTAAAATATAACTACTGGAATCAACACTTACAAATGCTAGATCAGGTAATATATCCGCATAATACATTAGGTTTATTTGATAATGAAGTAAGTATTCCAACAGCTATTAACTTAAACAAGAAAAATGTACCGGGATTAAATATAGAAGAAGCTAATGGAACTTTCAAATTTTACTGGATCGGTGAACTTAGTAAAAGAAAAAACTTATCTGGATTAATCAAGGCTTATTACAACACATTTAATTGTTCTGAGCCTGTTTCACTTATTATTAAGGCTCATACTTCCGGATTTAATGCTAGTGAAGGTAAAAATCAAGTTGTAGAGCTAATTAACACTATAGCTAATGGAATGAAGCTTTATCAAGATCCTAAAGAATATCCCAGAATCATAGTTTTAACAGAGTTTTTTGATGACGATAAGATTTTAGGGTTACATAATTACGGAGATTGCTTTTTATCATCTTCTCATGGAGAAAGTATTAATTATCCAATGTTAGATGCTATGAATTTTAATAATAGCGTAATATCTACTACTACATTTGCTACAGAATACTATATGAATTATGGAAATATTGAATTAGTTGCTTCTGACGAATTAGAACCTTGTTTTGGGCAAGTTGAATCTTTTAACTGGTATCAATCTTCTTTAGAATCTTGGCCAAGCTTTAATCATAAGCAATTCTGTGAGAAAATGAGAAAAGTTTATGAAAATAGACCAAAGCAAAATAATGATCTTTCTGGATTGGATTATTCTACTGTTGGTAAAATTATTAAGGAAAAACTGTTATAATGCAGAATATATTTAATATACTAGAAGATAGACAATTTAATATTCTCACTGTATGTGCTCATGAAAGATGGGCTTCTGGTTTGTCTGATGTAAATGCTAATTTTTACTTATATAAGAAGTCTCCACACATTAAAACTTGGAACGAAGATTTTGCTCCGCTACCTAAAAACTACTACTTATTACCAGAACAGTATTTTCCAGAAGGTATTATTTTTGATTTTGTTTTAAGCCAACATAAATTTGGATGCTTTCAAGAACTTGCTCCAATGGCTAGAAAGAATAAGCTTCCGCTATTGTCGATTGAACATACTCTACCTATGAACTGGCCAAAGAATCATTTTAATCAGATTAAAGCTATGAGAGGCGATATAAATATCTTTATTGGAGACAAACAGGCTAAAGAATGGGGAGAACCTACTCCGTATTTAATTAGACATTGTGTAGATACTGATATGTTTTACCCACAAGAAAAAAGAAACAATCACATTCTTACTGTTGTAAATGACTACCCAGGAAGAGGAGATATTTTAGGATTTAAACAATATTTAGATGTAACAAAAGATTTACCGGTGTTTCCAGTTGGAGATTCTCCTGGTTTTTCTAAAGCTGCTCAAAATATAGATGAGTTAAGTAATTTTTATAGATCCTCTAGAATATTCTTAAATACTTCTATCCGTAGTCCTATTCCTTGCGTATTATTAGAAGCTTTATCATCAGGATGTGCATGTGTATCTACTAATAATTGTGAAATACCATATTATATTGAACATGGAGTGAATGGTTTATTAGCTAACTCTGACCAAGAAATGCGTAAATATCTTGAAACGCTTTTAAAAGATGAAGATTTGGCTATGTTTCTTGGAGCAAATGCTAGAAAAACAATATTAGAAAAGTGCTCTAAAAAAGACTATACTACTAAATGGGATAACTTATTTAACAAACTAAGAAAGAAACAGTTAAGAAATGAAAACTAAACTTGTAAAATCCGAACTAGATAGTTTTGTTGGATATAATAATATTAACTACACTAAGTTATCTGAAATAAATAACCATTCTTGCTTTGAGTTATATATTGATGACGGAATATTAAAAATGATTCCAAACGAACTGTTTAGTAATTTTATTAAGGCTTGTTGTAGCAAAATAAGATTAAACGGAATGTTAATACTAACAGGGGTAGATATTATGAATATTTCCCTTTCATATATACATAAATATATTGATGAAAAGTATTTATCTAGTTGTCTTTCTGGATCTCTTGGGTTTTACAACTGTAAAGTAGTAGAAGAAGAGATTAAGAAAAACGGTTTAAAAATTCATTCAATGTCTATTTCTGACGGTGTTTTTGTTGTAAGGGGAATTCGTGGCTAATATTAAAACAAGTTGTGAAAAGTGTGTTTTTAGAGTAAATGATAATTCGGGAAAACAAAACAGTTGCTCTTTAGGTAGACTTTCTAAATTTCTTAATAGAGAAGAAGCTAGAGAAGAAAAAGATTATTATCTTATAGATAGATTTTGTAATACTTGTCGAGATAAAGACTACACAGAAGAATCTATTTTAAAAGAAGTAGAAATATCTTGTACTTTTATTGTTTATGGCTTAAACGATTACTGGATAACCTTAAAAAGTATCCTAAAACAGAAAATTAAACCAAAAGCCGTTTTTATTGTTTTCTACGACCAACAAATGTTTAATAGAGAAAAATTTAAAGAGTTTCAAGAGTTATATAAAAACGAAGAAATTCCATTAATCTTTAAAAGATGGTTCGAGCCAACTACATATTTAAAAATGATTGATGAAGTTGTTACTAAATGTAAAACACAATTTTATATCCCAATTAATGGCGAAATTGATAAAAACTTTATTAAAAATATGAATCAGAGAATAAATTATGATATGATTCCAACAAATGCTTATTTTACACAAGACTCTATATTTAATGCTTTAATATCTTGTTCTTTACATAGAATGGTTTATGGCAATCGTCAAGATCCACTTTTTGAAAAACTTAAAGAATTAGTTAAAGATAAACCAGAAAAAGAGAAATCAACAATAGTATGGTCACAGTAATAATAGCTCACAAAGACTATAACGATTATTTAAAATCAGCAGTAAATAGTTGTATAACCCAAACTATTCCTGTTAATTATGTTGTTATTGATGATGGTTCAAAAGAGCCTCCAGAGCCACCAGATTGGCCTATAACAAAAGATGGCGACTATAGGGTGTATGAACTAGATTCTAATAAGTTTATCTATTTAAAAGAATCTGTAGGGCCTTCAATGGCTAGAAACGTTGGAATATTAGAATCTTGGGCTTACAGCACTCACTTTCAAATATTAGATGCTGATGATTATATGCTTCCTAATAAATGCGAAGTATTACTTAAAAATTTCGATAACAATACAGGAATAGTTTATGCTGATTACTTTATAGAATCTGATGAAATAAGGAAAATGGAGTTTAAAATTCCATATACTCAACAAGAATTAATACAGCATTGTATAGTACATTCAGGAAGTATGTTTTGTAAAAAAGTTTTACAGATGGTTTGTGAAAATAATTGTTTTTATGATCCACAACTCAGGGTAGCCGAAGATTATGATCTATTTCTAAGATGTTCTGAAAAGATGATGATTAAACATGTTCCTGAATTCCTTACAGTTGTTAGAGAACACACCTTAAATTCAACCCATTCTGTTCAAAATAATATATGGCAATCGTGTTTGTCAAGAGTACACCAAAAGAGACACATAAGAAATGCGTAATATTAGTTTTATTATTATAGCACCTATGTTAGGATATAAGAGGGGTTATAAAAAGTTTACAGATATTGACAAATTACAAGAAACAATAGAAAAAATTCGCTCATCTTTTACCTACCCAGACATAGTTGTTGTAACAGGACTTTATAATAACGAATATCTAGCAGCTAAAAATAATTTCAGAATTATAGAAAATCAACTTCCGTTTGATACTGGTGAGATAGAACAAATAAGAATAGCTTTAAATAATATTATAAATAAAAAGATAGTAATACTAAAGCAGGAATGCCAATTTACTTGTGATTCTATTAAGAAGGGGATAAGATCTTATAAAAAATTTGTAATTCGCGGAGAAAACATTCAAAATCCAGGAATGATTATTCAAGACGGTTTAGTAAATAATATTTCTTTTGGTTTAAAAAACAGTTTCGGAGACATGTTATATATCAATAATCAAGAAGAAATAAAAGATTTTATCGAGAAGCCACATAATAGAAATAAAAAGTTACACGAATTAGTCAACTATTTAATTAATATAGAACCAGTAAGGATATTATGAAAATTGTAATAGCAGATGATTGTCCAGGTGGTGCTCATAGCTGGCAAAGAAAGTCAATGGCAAAAGCATTTGTTTATTGTGGTCACGAAGTTGTTATTTGGGATATTAATAAGAAAAGCGAATATGATTGCTTTGATATTCATATGCCAGATCTTTTAATATTTCAAACTTATAATATTACTCCAGCCCTAATAGAATGTTTAAAAGAAAATCTAGCTACTAAAGTTATTATGAAAGCTAGTGATTTTGGATCAATAAGCGAAAAGGTTTCTAAAGAATATCCTGTTTTAGTTAAAAACGATAAAGAATTAGATTTAATGTTAAAACTAAAAGAAGCAACTGGTAAGCCAGATTTTTTGTTTATTCATTATCACCCTGATTATTTGGAAAGAACACATGGTTATTGGGCTAGTCAAGGCTTTAAGGTTATTTCAGATTTAAATGCTGCTGATATCTTTGAGTATACTAATGGTGAATCTAAAAAAGAATATGAATGTGATATAGCTTATGTTGGCGGATCTTGGAACTATAAAAATTTAGTATTACACCCATATATATTACCTTTATGTCAAGACTTTAAGTATAAAATTAAGATATTTGGAAATGGCTGGAGTGTTCCACAGTCTATGGGATTTCTTCCAGAAGGAGAAGAAAAAAATCTATATTCTTCAGCGAAACTTAATCTATGCTTACATGAGCCACATTCTCAAAAATATGGATATGATATTACTGAAAAATTCTTTAAATTAGCTATTAATAAAGCACTTTCTGTAACAGACTATGTTTGGGGATTAGAAAAGATATATCCAAAAAACTGTATTAATTCAGCAAGGTCTCCAAAAGAATTTCATCAAAAAATATATGATCTTATTAATGATTGGGATAATTATCACTTGTTTAGAAAAGAATACACTGAAAACGCTTATAAACACACTTTAGAAAATCATACCTATTTTGATAGGATTAGTAATATATTTCTTAGTCTCGGTATGAAAGATGAATCTAGTAATGTTTTATTGAAGAAGTCTGAAATTATTGAAAAATTAAAATTATGAAAATAGAAATAACACAACAAACTCATACTGTTACTATAAATATAGACAGTTTAATTACAAAAAACTCCGGATTCTTTTTTGATGATAAATTTATATATATCTTTGAAAAAGAACCATTTATTGAATATAATATAGAGGATTTGAAAGAAATGGAGTATTTAGGAAAAATAAAACATAAAATAAGGTACTTTCTAAGTAATGTCTAAAAAATATAAAATAACCTTAACTGGAGCAAGTGGATTCTTAGGGAAAAATCTATTAAGATATTTATCAGATCACGAAGTTATTAAAGTATATAAGAGCCAAAAGATTGAAGACGGATGGTATTGCGATCTAAATAGAAAAGACTCTGTTAAAATGTTAATAGACCGTTCTGATCCAGATATTATTATTCATGCTGCTGCAAATCCGGCAGCAAAACATCCAAGTGATTATAAGGAGTTTCTAGAAAACCATATTATTTCTACTGTTAACTTATTAGAACAGTGTAAACCTGGAACAAAATTTATTTATATTTCCTCTGTTCTTGTATTTGGAAATTGCTTTCCGGTTATGGAACCAACAAATTTATATGGATCTTGTAAATTATCTTGCGAGTTTTTCTGTGAAGTCTATGGGAAACTAAAGGATTTAAAAGTAAATATTATTAGACCCTGTGCTATTGTTGGACCAGAATTAACACACGGTTTATTATTTGATATTAAAAAGAAGCTAAAGAGCGAAGATAAGACCATTGAATGCTGGGGAAAAGAACCTGGATCAACTAAGCCATTCGTTCATGTTGACGATGTTTGTGAATGGGTTTTAAAGTGTATTAATTATAATGTTACAATGCCTGTTAATTGTTTTCCGCAAGATTCTATTAGTGTTAAACAAGTAGTTGAAATAGCTATGAACACTATGAATATTCAAAAAGAAATTATTTGGAATCCAGATAAGGTTTGGATGGGAGATAATAACATAATTGATACTTCTAATCAGCAATTTTTATGCGTAAGATCTAGTAGTACAGAAGCTGTAAAAAGGTGCTTTAATGAGACATAATGCTTGGGATAGTTTTGCAAAAGATATTAAAAATTGTCCATTGGAAAACTTGGTAAAGAATAAGTCTTTTATGCAAACAATGTTCGCGTCTCAATTTGAGACAGAGGAACTAGAATATTTAATCAGAGAATATTGTTTAGATGAGATCTATTGCCTTATATGGGAACCTATAGAATCTATGCCAGAATCAAACAATATTCATCAACTTTATCATTTAACAAGGTTTTTACAATATGCAGGCAAAAATGCTTTTATTAATGTTACTGAGTTTGGTGGCGGGTATGGTAGCATGTGTGTTCGTATAAATCGTTTACTCAAACCAGAAGGCTATAATATTATTGATCTTCCAGAACTTTCAGAGGTTCAAGAAAGATATCTTAAAGAAAATAATGTAAAAGCTAATTTGGTTAACTCTTTAAGCGGTTTAGAATCTGGAAAAACATTTATAGCTTTATGGTCTTTAAGCGAAACACCAGAAGAAATAAGAAAAGAATACTTAGAAAAACTAGATTATGAAAATTATTTTTTTGCTTTTGGAGACGCCTTTTTTGATTTGCAGAACCACAACTTTTTTAAAGAATTTCAGTTAAAAAGATCAAATATTAAATGGAATTTAGAAAACTTTCCTTTCTCACAAAATCAATATTACTTAATGGGTAAATCATGAACAAAGAAAAAACAGTAAAAAAGATTAGAAGCAGAGCTTTAACAAAAGACCGCCCTACTAAAAAAGAACAATTAAGGATTTACGAGCCAGAAAAGAACGACCCTTGCCATGCTAATAACTTAAAGCATGATTATAGGTTTTTACCATTTGATAATTATGGTGTTTGTTCAAGATGTAATTCTGAGGTTTTAACATAATGGTCTGGGAAGATATTTATAAAAATGATTCTGCTTGGTTTGATTATTCAGATCTTTATAATATGGCTTCTGATTTATATACAGATGGTATTTTTGTAGAAATTGGAGTATTTAAAGGTGCTAGTTTATCTTATTTAATGCTTAAAAATCCTAATAAATCGGTCTTCGGAGTAGATACATTCAAAGGCGATCCTTTAAATGAAAATGAGCAAAGAATTATTAAAAAAGATAATCTTGATCTAGAAAAAACAACAAGAACCAACCTTGAAAAACTTGGATTAAAACCAAACTTAATCGTTAAAGATTCTGTTGAGGCTGCTGAAGATTTTAAAGATCAAAGCTGTTCTTTCGTGTTTATTGACGGAGGACATATGTATAGTCAGGTTTGTGCAGATATTAAGGCTTGGCTTCCTAAAGTAAAAACTGGTGGTATTCTAGCTGGACATGATTACAACTCTGACGGAGTAAAAAGAGCTGTTGATGGAAACCTTAAAGTAAATACTATGGGAAACTGTTGGTGGACAAAAGTATGAGTAAAAAGACAAGCTTTATTAAACCTTCTAATATGGGTCAAATAACTACTAGATTAAATTATTTAAACCAAGCTAAAAAATTAATAAAACCTGGAGACGTTTATCAATTTGGGGTATTTTCAGGAGTAAGTATTAAAAATATACTTCAAAAATATACAGAATTTAATATTAATACTAGTGTTTGGGGGTTTGATTCGTTTGAAGGACTTCCTAAAGAAACTAAAGAAAAAGTTGGGTATCCTGAATGGGAACAGGGAGAGTTTAGTTCTTGCGATTATTTAGACGTAGAATCTCCACACGAAGCCGCAAATCTTATTAAGGAATTTATTCAAAAAGATTACTCTAATCCAATAGAAATGATTGTTGGGTTTTATGAAGACTCTCTTAAAACGGCTTATCATTCGGATATGAAACCCGCTTCTTGGTTAGATATAGACGTAGATTTATACAGCTCAACCATAGAAGCTATGGAATTTATGATTTCTAATAATTTAATAGTTCCTGGAACGTTATTGTACTATGATGATTACAAAGGAACTAATCTTGGAGAGGGTAGAGCGCATAAAGAGATATCTCAAAAATATGGTCTTAAAACGGAGAAGCTATTAGGTGATGGAGAAGTTTTATTTGTTGTTCTGTAATATTTTAAGTAACAGACAAAAATCTAGAATAGCTAAAAAGACAAAGTTTTGGTGTTCTAAATGCGATGCTAATAAAGTTGGTCAAAATGGTAAATGTAAAAATTGTGGCTATATAGAAAACAAAAAGAAAAACGAGAAAACAACATGATAGGTATTACTGGTGGTGGTTATATAGGATCTTTATTAGCTGAAGACTTATTAAAAATGGGTGAAAAAGTAAGATGTATTGATAATTTCCATAAAGGAGATTGCGATCATTTATTTAGTCTTGTTAAAGATTATCCAAATTTCGAATTTCAGCATGGTGATATTAATCATGTTGAAGACGTAGTAAAGTTCGTAAAAGGCGTTGATAGAATTTTTAATACTGCTGCTATTGTTGGTACTCCAGCTTGTTCTAAATATCAAATACTAGCTAAAGAAACGCATTTAAATGGTCTTAAAAATGTTTTAGCTGCAAAAGATGGAGAATGTTGCTTTATTCAGTTTTCTACCGATAGCTGTTATGGAATTGCTCCAAGTTTTTGCACAGAGGAAACCCCTTTAAATCCTCAATCTTTATATGGTGAAACTAAAGCATTAGCTGAACAGATTGTTAAGAGATATCCTAATCATCTTATTGTAAGATTATCAACAGCTTGCGGGATTAGTAATGTAATGAGACTTAATCTACTTGTTAATGATTTGGTTTATGAAGCTGTTACAAAAGGCAAAATTGGAGTATTTGAGCCAAATGCAGGTAGAAGCTTTATTAACGTAAAAGATATTAGTAAAGCTTGCATTTTCTTTATGGATTTATTATATAGAAAAGAAAATAAACATACCATATATAATATTGGGCAAGACTCTATGAATTATACCAAAGGTGAACTAACACAGCTAATTTCTAAGATAACCGGATGTGAAGTCAATAACATAGAAGGTAAAGATCCAGATTGTAGAGATTATAAAATTTCTCACCAAAGACAATATGAAGCTGGTTTTAAACCTAAAATTACAATGGAAGAAACAATAGAAACCCTTATTAAGGCGGTTCCACTAATAGAATGGCAGAGGAAATACCAATAACAGCATTTTGTCTTTGTATACCAGAAAGAGAAAAATTTTGGAAAGAACTAGGTTTTCAATGCGAATCTATTGGAATACCATTTTATCCATGCTTTCCTAATGATAATCTTGAATTAGCTTATAATCTAGGAACAACTTTCAAATATGGTAAAAGCGGAATGATAGATAATAGATGGAAACACGCACTAGCTTTTATGGCACATCATGAAATGGTTTATAGAGCAAAAACTAATAATTTACCGATGGTTTTAATGCTTGAAGATGATGCTTATATTACTAAACGATACCCAGAAATTTTTCAAAGACTTAAACATCAAATACAAAATTTAAACTTTGATATTATTTATTTTGGATGGTGGATTGGTGATGAAAATGATTACTTTAATGATTCGGTAGAGTTTTTATGGCAAGAACATGAAAAGTGTGGATTAATGAAGATTCGTCAATCCGTTGGTTTACATGGGGCTTTAATTAATAAAAGTGCATATAATACAATATTAAATATGCGTTGTATAGACTGTATGGATTCGCAAATAGGAAAAACTGATTTAAACTGTTACGCTGTTCTACCAAAAATTATACATACAAGAAGTATAAAATCACAAATGGAAGATAAAATTATGAACAGAAAAAAGATACCAATGTTACAAATAAAGGAATACCAATGAAATACCTAAAAGATCCTTATTATTTAAACTCAGAATTAAAAAACAAACAAAAGAATGGTCAAGATTGTCTTGGCAAAAACTTTAATGAGTTAAAAAAATTATTAACTAGAAAAGAAGTTTTTGAAGTAGGTTTTGATTTTGGTCAAAGACTATATGCCTTAAAAGATTCTTGTAATGTTATTGGCGGAGTTGAATTTGATCCTAATTTTGGATTATATAAGAAACACGTAAATCTGTTTGATCACGGTTGGGATATTAGATTTACCCAATTAGAGTTCTGGAACCCACAAAAAAGACAATGTGTTTTTACTAATAATTTTCTAAGTATTTTTAACGAAGATAATAGAGCATTATTACTTGATAAGTTAAAGAATATGTCAGAAGAGTTGTATTTAAATGAAACCTGTGAACTAGATCTACAAAAACAAGGTAATATATATGTATTTAATAACGTCTCAAGGAATGATATCAAAAGCGATTCAAGAACAGTTGAAGTCCAAAAAATTGAATTACCATGCTTTAAGCCACTCACAGATAGACTTGCGAGAACAGTGGATGATGTCAAAAATGCTGGAAAGAGTCAGACCGGACAATCTAATCCACCTAGCGGCATTCAGTGGTAACCTAAACTTTAATCAACAGTATCCTTCTAGAACTTTTGAAGATAATATTAGAATTGGTATAAACGTCTTTAGTGAATGGGCTAAACATTCTAAAAACAAGGCTTTAAACATAATACCTTCCTGCGCATATCCTGACGCAGATATCTTATATGAGTCTATGTTATGGGATGGTAAATGTCATAAAACTATTGAGTCTCATGGATTAGCTCGTAGATGTATTGAAGCATATACTAGACAGCTTAATAAAGAAGGGGCTAAGATTATTACTGCTATAGTTAATAATTCTTCTGGAGAAGGAGACTCTTTTGATTTAGAAAAAACAAAAGTTGTTGGAGCAATGATTAAGAAATTCTGTGATGCGGATTTTTATGGAACTAAAACAGTAACTCTTTGGGGAGACGGTAATGTTACTAGAGAGTTTATTTATTCAAAAGATGTTGCTAAGTGTCTTGTTAAACTAATGCAGGATTACGAAGATTATTCAGAGCCTATTAATGTGACTTCTGGACAAGTTATTAGAATTAAAGAATTAGCAGACTTAATAGCTGATTTATCCGGATTTACCGGAGATATAGAATGGGATATTTCTAAGCCTAATGGTCAAAACCAAAAAAGTCTTAGTATGACAAAAATGAAAAGAAATATTGATATTGAATTTACCCCAATTGAAGAATGGCTTAAAAATATTATTAATTGGTATAAAGAAAATTACTTAAAAGAGGTAAAATGTTAATTATTATCAGTAAAGACTTATCTTGTTCTCAAATTAACTATGAGGTTTTTCAACAATTAAATAAGCTAGTAGATAAAATACCTTGCTGTTTAGTGTATAAGAATTTGACTAATAGCTTTTATCCAGCTAAGTTTCCGGTATTAAATTACTCAAAAATATTTTCTGGTTACCTTACTAATTCACTAATAATAGCTACTGATTTAGACTCTGCTTATACTTTAAGTAATGTTAAAAATAGTGCTAAAAAAATATTCTATGCTTGGGAACTAGAATTTTTAAAAAATAAGAATTATACTACTAATTATCAAATATATAATTCTTTACCGGTATTTACAAGATCAAAATCATACAAAGAAGCTTTAGATAACTATGCTAACATAGATTCTAAAATAGAAGAACTTAACCTGGAGACATTATGGACGCTAAATATATCATAGAACAGTATTTTGATAAAGAAAGAAGCATAGTAGATATTGCTGAAGAACTTCATACTTATCCTAATAAGATAAGAAGAATAATTCTTAAGTCTGGATTAGCTTTAAGAAATAAATCAGATTCTCAAAGAATTGCTCTTAAAGAAGGTAGAGCCACTCACCCAACAGAAGGTAAAGAAAGAGACGATGAAACCAAGGCTAAAATCTCTGAATCTGTTGCGGTTAAATGGCAAGGGTTTTCAGATAAGAAACGAGAAAAAATGCGAGATTCTTTCAAGAAATCCTGGAAAAAGCGTGACAAAAGCGATATAATAGATATGCACAAGAAGGCAATGGATGGAATGTCCAAAGCAGGAAGAGAGGGTTCAAAAATTGAGAACTTTATATTTGAAGAACTTGATAGCAGAGGTTATAATCCTATTAGACACAAAAAGGGTTTAATAGCAAATACTAATCTTGAACCAGATATAATATTACCTGATATTAAACTTGTAATAGAAATTGATGGACCAACTCACTTTAAGCCAATTTTCGGGCAAGAAAGATTAGATAAGGTTATCGCTTCTGATGCTGAAAAGAACGCTTTATTCTTACAACATGGTTTTTGTGTCTTTAGAGTTAAGTATGAATCTAAAACTCTTAGCCAATATAAAAAGAGAAATGTTATAGAAACCATTGTAGAAAACATTGAAAAAATTAAATTAAATCACCAATCAACCATACTGGATATTGACCTATGAGTAATGAATTTAAGTTTGAAGACGAAAAAGAAGTAAACGATACCTCTGATCCAGTTCCAGAATATGGTTCAAATGAATGGGAAGAATATGTAATGTCCCAATTCACTGAAAAAGAACTATATGTGGACGAAAAGGAAAATAAATATCCTACTCTTAACGGAATGAGAAGAGTTGCTCTATCAGTACTTGGCAGCTTATATAAAAGCGGTCCAATATCAGTAGTTTCTAATCTTCCAGATTCATCATATTGTGTTTATGAATTAGTGTTCGAGAATAGTAAATGTTATAGTGCTGCCGCAGACGCTCATATACAGAACGTAGCTGGACCCTATTCAATATATCCTACAGCTATTGCAGAGAGTAGAGCTGAGGCTAGAGCGTACAGGAAGGCGTTATTATTAACTACTGCTTCAGCAGAAGAAATCAAGGGAAATGAGAAGGCTTTTAATACAGTTTTACAGACAGTTAAAGAATATGATTCAGAAGGAGATATATCTTCACAACAAATTAGTATTATTGAGACAAAGTGTAAGAAAATGAAAATAGACAAAGCTAAGTTTTTACAAAGTGAAAATGTTAGTGTAGATTTCAAAGGTGCTAAAAGAGCTGACGGAATCAATTTATCAAAAAAAATATCGGAGTTCCAACAAAAGGGAATTCCACAAGAACTAAAAATTTAATTAAACCAAAGGGATAAAATGAGTAAATTATTATTAGAAGAAAAAAGCGGTAAGATTGCAGACGTTCATTTTGCTTATGTAAAGCTTCAAAGACCTACTAAAAAGTATCAATCTGAAGATACTGAGTTTTCTGTAGATGTTGTTGTTGATAAAGCAACCGCTAAGGAAATGAAGAAGAAGTTTCCAAAAAATGGTGTTAAAGAAGTTGATACAGCAGAATTTGAGAATAAGTATAAATTTGAACCTCCGTATCCAGAACAAGATGAACAATTTGTTTTAAAGTTTAAGACTAATTCAACAACTAAAGAAGGTGAGCCAAAACCTTACGAATGGTCAATTCGTCCTAAAGTATATGTTCCTAACGGAGAAAAGATTAAGGACGTAACAATGGATGTTAGAGTTGCTAACGGATCATCTGGAGATATTGCTTTTAATGTAAGTAATGGAAACTTTGGAGTAATTCATCACTTGTCAGCAATTTTAGTTAAGAATATGATTGAATTAGAACAAAGACAAGCATCGCCATTCGGTGAAGTAGATGATAGCAATGATACTTATGAATCAATGGCTGAAGAATTTGAAGATTCTGAAGACGTTGGATTCTAAACTATATTAATTTAGAAAAATAATAAGCTCTGTAATAGCCCCTGTAATAGGGGCTTATTTATTATAAAAATAATGAATCCAAGAAGAACAAAGAATAATAAGATAATAAAGATACTAACAAAGATAATCGTTATAATATTATTGTTATTAGAATCTATAAAATTGTCTCTTCCGGCTTTATTACTACTATTACCAAATTTATCTCCAATATTAATATCACCACTATTTCTATCAGCTCTTTCAATAAGAATTTTAGAAATCTCTTTATTTTGTTCTAGTTTTTGTTCTAAAATAGATATCTGGCTAGAAATAAACTCTGAAGCTACCGCATTTTGTTGTAATATTAATACTGTTTTTTGCAGGTCTAAAAACTTGCTTTTAAGATCTTCATAATCTTCACTGGTAATCCTTTTGGCAAATACTATATATCCTTCATGTTCTCCTGTTTCTGGATACTTATGAACATATAGTTTAATATTTATATGAGATCTATCTTTTCTAATATAGGTTTTTTCAAGATAATATTCTTCTTTACTTCCTGCTATAATAGAATTAACTTCTGCTTGATCTGCTCCAATATCTTCTTTTTTTGTGATATCCTGCCAAGTTTTTTCTTTTAATTCTGATTCAGAATATCCTAATAGTCTACACCAAGCGTGGTTACAAAAAACGAATTTATCATCTAGTCCAACAAATGATACTGGATCTGGATTTTTTTCACAAGCTAATTTCCACCAAGGAAATTTAGCGTCTTCTTTGTTTGACATTAATATTATTCTTTTATTGAGTTAGCAATGTTGGAGATCTTATTTAATAATATTTGCTTTTCTTGTTGATGTACCTCGATACATTGTTTAATATGTGATAATGATTCAGACGCCGATTCTGATGCTAATAGTAAGGTATTATAATTATTTTTTAAACTACTAATAATCTTCTTATTATCTAATAATAAACATATAATTGATAAAATGTTAAAAATATTCAATATAATAATTAACCAAATAGGTGCCCAAAACAAAGACATAATCATATTTAAAAAGAGTATTATAGAACAATAAATATTAGCATTCTTAATCATCTACCGGCCTTTGTAGCTCTCTTATAACACTTTCTATTCTTAACTCTAGTTCTTTATTTTCTTCTTTGTTCATTGTCGAAGAAATTTTCATTAATTCTATTACTGCTGAACTTTGTCTATTTAGAGATGCTTTAATATATTTTAATTGATCTAAAGTAGATTCTGTTTGTTTTTTTAAAATCTCAACTAAGTCTACCATTTTTAAAGAAGAATCAGCATATTTTGTATTAGTTTCACTTATCGTGGTTAACGTTTTAATAATATGATCAGATATTCTATTACCAATTTTCCAAAGTCCATATCCCACCGCTGTTAGCAAACCAACAAAAAGTGCTCCAAAAATACCATATTGAAACACTTTTTCTAAGATAAGCTGAATAGTTGAAACGTCCATAAAGAACCCTAGCGCAATATATAATGTTTTATAAAAAGTCTGATTATTATTTCCTTTTAACTAGTTTTATAATTTTTAAAATATTTTCTCTAGACTGATATCCTTCTAAACTATACTTAAACCAACCATTTTCTTTTTTAAAAAATAATAGTATTCTTGGTATTACAACGTCTTTCCCAAGATATTTTTCAGTAAAAGATCTATCTTTATCAACATCTACATATATAAGAGATACCGAATCAAGCTCACCAGAGGCTACCATAGGCTCTATAACAGCCCTTTTCATAGATTGGCATGGAGCACACCACTTAGCAGAAAAGATCGTTAAAATTGGCTTCTTGGACTTGAGAGCTATATCTAAACGAGATTCTAACGGTGCTTCTGGTGAGCCGATTTGAAAACATAAAAATAATATCAGAAACTTAAACATTAGGGCTTAATCCATATATAAAATTTATGCCCGTTTCTATTAACTTCTTGACCACCTTGGATCTCATGTAAATAAGATATTACTTTTGTTCCAGATTTAAATTTCGGAAGAAGTTTTTCCATTAGTTCTGGATACAAATACATGGTAACTATATCTGCGTGTTCATAGGTAAATTTTAAAGCATTTCCTTGATATATCTTCACTAAATTATCTAATCCAGCAGACTTAATACGGTCTTCAGCTTGTTTAGCAGATTCCGGATTAAGCTCAATACCAACGCTTCTACAACCAAACCATAAAGAAGCATAATAAACTATTCTACCGTCACCACAACCAATATCATATAAAACCTCGCTCTTTTTAGGATTTGCTAAAGCAAGCATTTCACTAACAGCTTCGTAAGGTGTAGGAACAAGTTCTGTATTAGTTAATAACGAAGGAATATTAGTAGAAACACTAACAGGGCTATTAATAAGGCGTCGTTCCTGTCTATAAGTAGTTACGTTTTCATACCAACAAGTGATTCCGTTACATCTTTTTACCTGAGTAACAACTGGAACAGACACTATTTCATAAGTAGGTTGTGTAGTTGATTGTGCGGTAATTGGTACAGGAGTATAATTAGTAGCTTGAGGAGCAGGAAAATAGTTTGTTCTTTGTTCTGCTAACTGAGCCGCTATTCCATTAGGGCCATAACACATTTTACAATTTGGATTATTACAAACTGGATGATTATAGGTTTTATTATCCCAAACCGCTTGAGCAGATGCTTGAGCGGGTACTAATAATAACCCTAAAAGAATTAATATAAGAGTTAAAAATCGCATAATATTCTCTCTTATTTGTTAAGACCGGCAGCCAAAGCCCTTGCAACAGCTCTATAATCAGCCGTAGCAGTTATAGTAAGTTTACTAATTGCTAGATTTATTGGTTCTCTCCATGTTTTAGCCCAAGTAGCATCGCTTCGTCTTAATAGTAATGTATCTTCAATTGCTCTAACAACTAAAGCTTTAGTAACAGATAAACTTGGACACTCCCCTCTATTACACATAGCTTCAATATCTGAATCAGTTTTAAGAATAGCTAGAGCAAGAGCTTTAGCGGTTCCGCTATCTGCTAATTGAGAAGATAATTCATAAGATAATTGTTCAATCTTTTTTAGTTCTGGTACTGGAGTTGGATCTGGGTCCGGATCAGGTTTTGGGTCGGGATCTGGGTCAGGATCTGGGTCAGGATCGGGAAGACTACCAGAAATAACTACTGTATGGGTTACATAACCAATATCGGCTTCTTTATCAGCTACTATTAAACCAAAGGTATATGAACCAGCTTTACCAGAAGCAAATGCTAATTGTCCTGGACCAGTATTTCCACAAGCAATACTTTGAATACCTTCTGGCATTACCCATTTATGTCCATCTCCTACACTTTTACTGCCGTCTAATACAATTAAGTCACCAGGACTACCTTGTTTAGGACCATCAATTATTGCTACCGCATCTGCAAAAACAGGAGTAACTAATAAAGCTAGAATCAGTAATATTTTTAAGCCCATGATAACGCCCTCTTTTCAATCCAAGTAAGAATATTTTCCACTTTAATAAAACCATTACCAAATCTATTATCTTTACCAATAGGTCCAGCATCTTTAATAAAATCTTCAGAAGATAACCAAGTCATAAGTTCTCTTGAGGTCATCTTAGTTGAATAGCCCATTTGTCGTAATACTTGTCTAAGCAAACCAAAAACGCTTGCAATAGTTGGGCAAGACATTGATGTTCCTGACATAGATATCAATTCTATTTCGCTACGAATTCCACAAGAAATAATCCCTACACCACCAGCAATAAGATCAACTGCTGGACCACCACTTGAAAAACCGGCGGGATTTCCACTACTATCTGATGCTGCAACAGCTATATTATAAGGAGATAAAGCTGGAGATATTACAGTATTAGATCCGTTATAACCAGAATTACCAGCAGAAAAAAAGCACCACTTACCAGAACTTTCAATTCTTTTAAGAGCCGCAGTAGTTCCAGAATCTACAGATCCTCCACCACCCCACGAACAGCTAACAATATCACCAAGTTGTTGAGCTGCAATATCAAGTCCGGCAATAGTATTTCCACCGCTACCATTGTCTCCAAGAACTTTAACAACTTTAAAATTTGCTTCTGGACAAGAAGATAAACCGTCTCTTCCACAATTACTACCAATAGTATGACTACCATGCCCATGTCTGTCAGTTACATCTGAAGATGAACCTCCGGTAACATTAGCACTAAATAATGGTTCTGGTAATAATGAGTGCTTTTTATAACCCGTATCTAGATTAATAAATATTATTTCACGGCCAGTAATACCAGCAGCATTAATCTTTTTAATTCGTTCGTCAACAGTCCAAGGGCGATCCCCTGGAGCAAGAGAAATCATTTCTATTTTAGTATCTGGAGGGATACCATAAATTGGTTGTTTCATTTTGTTATCCTAAAATATGTTTAAAATTATAAATATTTAGCTATTAGTAATTGAATAACTTTCAATAAAATAGCTAGTAGTTGAGGATTAACCGCAACAGATTTAATGCTTTCTTCGTGTCCGTGAGTAGTACCTAAAGCATGTTTCTCACCAACAACTCTTTCTAGTTCATCGGCACAATCTTCTAAAGTAGAAGGAGGAGTGTAATCAACGCTTTCTAAAGTACCAACAGTGTTATCTCCAAGGTATTTACCTAAAGAGCCAACAACACAACCAACATCTTGTAAAAGCTGAGAGCGTTCTTCTAGAAATGTTCCACCACGAATAATACGAACAATATCAAGAACACAATCAACTTGAATAACAGGTTTAAATTCACAATCGCATGGCATAATAATTACCTTCTTAAAATTTTTAAAACAAAATACAACCCATATTTATTATAGTATTAGATTCTACCCAATAATAATAAAATAATGATTAGGATTACTAAAAACCCTACTGGACCATATCCCCATTCTGTACTGTGTGGCCAAGTTGGAAAAGCCCCGAATAGGGCTAGAATGAGAATTATTAACAGAATTAATGATAAGGTGCTCATATTATCTACCTCTATAAACCTCTTCGTTTGCTTTTTGTCCAACCCCTCCAATTTTAACGTGATTGGATCGTTGTAAATATGTTGCTATAACGAAAAAGAAGGCGTTATTTAAAGTTTCTGACTGGATAGAATTTATCTGACAATAGATAACCGCACCAGTAATTCCAATACTAATAATTCCTTGTACCGATTCCCAAATAAGGGACACAAAAGCCTGTCTACCAACTACAATATCTTCTTGAGCAGTTGTTTTAGGAGGAAGAGACATTTTACCATCCTTACCCTCAATTGGGACAGTATTATTTAATTTTTCGTCTATTACCTCGACTTTAAGCGGTCCCTCATTAACAACTTCAACTTCTGCCGGTTTTTGAGGTTCCATATAACCACTTTAAATTATCCAAGAAGTCTAATAATTAGTTCAATAAGAGCCATAATTTCTGGTAGACGATCAAGAATAATCTTAATAATATCTCCATTAGCCATAGTAGAGACATCTTGACCTGCTGTTAGAGCTTGTTCGGTAACTACATTATCAACATACTCGTTAACGCTTTCTCTTACATTAGGAACTAAATATAGAGAGCGTAATTTAAATTTCTGAAAGAAACCGAGGTTTGATTCTTGAACAGCCTGAACAAATAGGCGTGATGGGCGAACTGCTTGGACTGATTCTAGTTCTGTTAATTCTGACATAATAAGTACTCTCTAATTAGAAAAGGATTTGTATCTATATATAAGTACTCTTTATTGCCACTCAAGATTTTACATTCTACTAAAGACTGCCACAGCAACTTCTACAATATTTAATGCCCAAAATAAATACCACTGCCACTTATATCGTTTAATATACCAAGCTACAAATAACCCACCCATGAATAAATGAGCGGTATCTTTATAAACCGAAATCCAATGAAACTCTTCAGGTTCTACATTAAATCCAAGATAAATTCTAGAAAGTGCTAATAGGACACCAAGTAAAATAGTGTAAATCATTATTAATTCATATCTTTATTGAAGATTCGGTTATATACTAACATAACACACGCAGAGCCACACAGCCAAAGCAGAATCGCGAGTGAGGTTAGGTGGGCTACTATAGCCTAATCCTGTTTTAGTTACTTTTGACATAATATTACTCTTGAAAATTAATTTTGATTATACTAATAAATACTCTTAATATACTTTGCTTGGCCACAATCCCATAATTTTACAAAACCACTATTATATCCAGAATTAGATGGGAAATTCATTCTGTGAACTTTTAAACTATTTTTAACCCAAGAAAAGCTTAAATATTCAGTTTTCTTTTCAAAGCCTAAACTATTTAAGTATTCTCCAGAACCGTATCGAAGATCAATAAAGGTTTGAACAAAGCTTGGATTTAAAGTTTTCTCAACATGTTTAATTAATTTTGAAAACCCACCAATAACATTAGTTTGAATCTGATGACAAAATCTTGAAACATCTAATCCAGTACCTAATCTAAAAACTCTTATAGCTGTTACTAAATTATTGTTATAATAAAGTCCAAAAGCCCGACCTCTACCCTTACCCATTAAGTGATTATTTGCGAAAAATTCATTAGCTTCATCTTTACTTAGTTCACGAATTACACATTTACGAGCAAATATTCTATTAGATCTGTTTAGCTTATTTAAAATAATAGATTCAACCTTTTCTTTTTGATTTAAAATTTCATCTTCAGTAAAGAATAAAGAAGTAAAACCTTCAGAGATATAAAGTTCTCTTTTTTCTTTATGATAATTCTTTTCTCTATAAGCTTCTGAGTGCCAATATAAGCCGTCACATTCAAGAATTAAATTGTTGATTTTAAAGTCAGCTATTCTGTTTGAGATTCTAAATTGTTTTTCGTATGGTATATTTAATGGTTTAAGTATGGATTCCTCAAAGAATGTTTCTAGCCCGCTCTCTTTCTTTTGCATTGACATGGCTATATCGGGACCGTATTTTTTGATTCTTTTATACATCGAGTCTAAAACAAGACCCTTTTCTTCTGCTATTTCAACCATTAATTTATTATTATAAGTTTTATTAGTTCCATTGGCTTTTAAAGCTTTTCTAATAATATACTTATAACCACTTCTTTTTGAGTGATGATCTACTCCATATTTTCTTAAACAAGTTTCTTTAGATTTTTGTAAAACTTCTTTAGTACCAAGAGGACTTGTTGACCCATATCTTTTCAAGCAAGTATTTTGTATTTTTTCTTTAATTTCTTTAGATTGAATTGGTACTTGAACACTATATCTTTCAATCATTGTAGATTCGCGCTTATCTTTTACCTCTTTAGATTTAGAAGGGTATTCTACTCCGTATTTTTCTAAAGATGTTTTTTTAGATTTTTCAATAAATTCTTTAGTGCAGGAATAATATTCAACTTCGTATTTCTCTAAAAATATCTTTTTAATAGATTCTTTACCTAAATCTGAAGATAAATAATTTTCTGATCCATATTTTTCTAAACATGTATTCTTTATTTTATTTTTTACTTCTTCTGATTGAAAAGGATTTTCTACTCCATACCTTTCTAAATTTGTATTTTTAACTTTATTTCTTATTTCTTTATTAGACAGATTATTCTCACAACCATATCTTTCTAAATTTGTTTCTTTAATCTTTTTTTGTACGGAATCTAGTGATAATGTTGATTTACAGCCATATTTTTCTAGATTTGTTTTTTCAATTTTTTCTTTAACATTATTAATAACAAAAGACTCTTTTCTCGAAATATATGCACATGTGTCCTCGGAATAATGAGAGCCTTTTAAAATTGCAAATACATAACCCTCTTTTGCATTTTCAATAGACCATTTTTCAAATATAGAAAAGTCTTTCCATTCATCACAAATTGTGAACCCTTGAAAGTTTTTATCTAATTTATTAGATTTTTTTATTATAGCTCTCCAGGTTCCGTAATATTTTCTACTTTTAAATGTTTTTTTAGAACACTTACAAGTAAAATCTTTTCTACTAGAATCAGCTCTAACTTTTAAAGTTTCTCCACAATCACATTTATAAATATTAAAATAATGAGATTTTTCCTTTATTTGTTCAAAAAATTTCATTTTATTCCTTTTATATAATCCTATTAGTGTTAAAATTTACGCCATTAAAGATATTCAACGGAAAAATATCCCGCCGTAAGTTTCGAACCAGTGCTACTTGGACTTTGGGAGATACAAATATAAAAATCATGCTGAGTAGAACTTGTGCTCGGGCCGTTTGGACGAAGCCCTGATACCCCTGGGGAGTCAATTAAAGATAATATACTACCAGATCCGTAAATATTTGTCCAACTAGCTAATCCACTACCTAGACTTCCGGTTTGGGTTGTACTAGGATGAATAGTTTCGTAAGCCATGCAAACAACACCGCTTGGATTATTATTTATATTATTTCTATCATAACACCTGAATCTAGCATTCTGAGTAGTAACAGCAGATCCATGATTAAAAGAAACTTTTAAAGTTGCTAAATAATTAGGTATATCAAGAACATTTTTAGAAGTTAAACCATTAATAGAACCAGAAGCTGGATGTGTATATTTTACGTTGTTTACTTGTGGGCCTTGGAAAAGACCATTACTATCGGTGATCCAAGTGGAATCTTGATAAGAACCAACATTAACACTCTGGCCAAAAGTTGCTCCATAAAACCCTAACCCGCTACCATTCAAACCAACATTATTAATAGCTAAATCGTTAGCTGAAAAAGAAATTGTTGCCATTTTTGTTACCTTTTAAAAATTGTGTACATATATAAATACTCTTTTAAGAGATTTTGTATTTAATAGATTAATTCAACCATAGTTTAGTAGCTTCTTCAATAGAAATCTCTGTTTTATCTAACTTTTTATTAACCAAATTATGTAATTTAACACCAGATTCAAAAAACCCCTTTTGGTTTGAAAAATCCATAGGAGAAGATTCTAATAATATCTTTGTATGATTTCTACATTCTCCACATGGTAATTTTTTAAGCCAATTCTCAAACCATTCTTTTGTTTCTTGTTCTGACTTATACTGGTAGGTATGTAGTAATTTCCAAAGGTTTCTTGAATATTCTATTCTAGGATCTACTGATTTCGCCTTATTTTGGTTTTGATGAAAATCTGGAATAGTAGGTGGAATAAAATCTTCACCAGTATAAACTGTTACAGATTCTCCGACCATAGAGCATAAACAGATTGCATTATCAGGAATTTTTCTTCCACATTTACAAGTTGTCAAAATAAGCCCTATGTGTTCCTCTTGATATTAATCCATCATATCTAGTATATCTACCTACTAAAACTCTTCCACACCAAGGTGGTCTATAAGCTAAAGTATATTGATCGTCGCTTTGGTCTTCATATTTTTGAGGCGTTGCATAAATTGCAGAAGCTCCACAATTTGGCTCAGAAAATAAATATGTACAGGTTCCGGATTCCTCATCTACTACCCCTGTAATATGATTTGTATAAACAAAATGATAGCTAGTAATTTTCATTGTTGGAACTAAGAAATTAAAATAATACTCTACGTTATAAGTTTTTACATAACTACTATATGCCGTAACTACCCCTGTATAAAGATTTCTAAACGAAGTTGTACCAGATTTTCTATATATTCCTGCTCCAGCGTCTATTCTGGGTATACTGTTATATGTTATACTATTACGGGATATATCACAGGTTGGAATATATAAAGGAAGAATAAAAGTTTGATTAAATACTGATAAATTAGTTAATTCTTCAAGTTCATAATAAATAGTTCCACCATATGGATCATCATCAGTAGTACGCTCCCAGCTTATATCATTAAAATTATTAAATTCATAAACTAATGAGTTCTTAGTAAACATACATTCAGGAGTTAATTCAACATAACATCTTGGACCACATTTATTATCTTTTTCAATATATACATAAGGTACACTACCAAGATTATAATAAGTTTCAATAATTTCCGGATCTGAATTTTGAGCATCTAAAAAGTTAAAATAAGTGGTTACCTTTATTTTCCCTGTTTCACAATCAATTATCATATTACCAGAACAAAGTAGCCAATTACAATAAGCGTCTTGAACAGAAGTTCCACAGGCGTTTGTAGCTTCAATAGTATAGTAATAGTTATAAAAAGCATCATATCCAGAAAAAGTCCAAGCCCAATCTAATACAGTATTAATCTCTCCGGAAATATCTCCTGATTCTATTATTAAATAATCTCCGTAAGTATATCTTAAAGCAGATGTCTCAGCTCTAGAAGTAGAATATATAAATCTTCCATCTTCCCAAACAATACTTACAACAGGTTTTCCAGAACCATCTTCTGGACAACATAAACAATCTCCTTGAAAACATCCTAAATCAGACATTACTAAATTAGGAACACCTAATAAAGAGTCTCCTTCCATAGCTATAATTGGCTGTGAAAATGGACTAGGAATACTAGGAGATACTATTCTAAATAGATTTGGAGCTGTCATTATAATGTTCCAGAACATCCTCTAGCGGTAAACCAAGTTAACCATTGACCAGATCCTAGAGAAACTTTATCATATTCGAATAACAAATAATCTCCGCTAGGAGTAATTCTTAAATCTCTAATATAACCACTTGGACCTCCACCGGCAACCCAAACACCTCTTGATTCATCCCATCTAGTATCTAATGGACCAACCTTCCAGTCTTTGGGATTATTAATATCTTCTGGAACCATTTCTCCATTAATATCATATCCCCAACCAGCTAAAACCATAGGAGATTTTAAAGCCATGCTTCTATAAACTTCAATTTCTCCACTTGTATTACTTATATTAATATCTTTATGACCACTTGCTCCAGCGCCATGAACAATAACCCCAAGATTATCTTTTACAGCGTTTTTAAAAGGGTTTAATTGCTCAACACTTTCAGGTACTCCACTAGTATTCAAAAAATGAGGCATATAATCGCCAGAATAATTTGTATCAGTTGTAAAAGGTGTAAACAAAGTATCTAAGCTACAACCAGCAATAGATTCCCAATCTTCTGAATCTAGAACTCTAGGAGTCTCATAAAATGGCATTGAAGCAGTATTATATTTAACGTTTCCGCTTCCGTATGTACTTGACATAATCATCTGGTGTGGGCTATTAGGATTCTTTTTTCTTGATTTGTTATTAAGACCTAAGAAAGATCCGAATCTAACAGTTTTTAATGGTTGATTAGGTTTCTTAGCATTTTTTCTAATAGCTTCTCTTCTTAAAACATGCATCTTTTTGAATTGTTCTATTCTATGCATAGTTTGATCTGAAAATCTTTGTGACCATTTATCCATTCTATAAACAGTTGTTACGCCACCTTCTCCAACACTTGTATTAATTTGTGTAATAACTGGTCCACCGGCAAAAATTTGATGAGCAATACTAAAAATAGGAGATCCTGGAAACTCTACTGAACCAGATTCACCTATCATAGAATTAACAGTAACATCTCTTACTCTAGCTGTTCCGGCATCATTCATTTGGGAAAAACCGCCATAATTCCAAGGGGTTAATTCTATATCTTGTTCAAATTCAACTTTACCCTGTGATCCTTGAGTATACCAAGGGCCATATGTTACAAGATTATTTCTAAGTGGAATAGCAGCCATTTGTGGAATTAAACCAAGTTTAGATAAATCTATATCATAACTTGAAGCACCAGCTTGAGTTCTCCATCTTTGAAAATCTCTTTCAGCCTGAGCATGATGAGCTACTGGTTGAGCATCTATATAACCTTGTTGTAAAACATGTAAGACACCACTAGCATAATGACTATATTTAACTCTACCAGGAAGAGTAATAACAGCTCTAGGAGAAAAAGCTGTATTTTTATTTAAGAAAACTAATTCTTTATCAACACCACATTTAACAAACATGTATTGTCCCTGAATATAATAATCATCTTCACTTAATTCTCCAAGATCTAAATCAGCAACAGTAAAGGGGCCAAATCTTACATAGGCTACTAATTTATTGTTTTCATCTAAAGCAAAATACGGATAGTTTGGAACTAATCCTTGATTAATAGCTTGACCAATTAAAGATTCTTCAATATATCCAGAATCAGCAGGTTCTAAACTAGTTGTAATAGAATAGTCTTCATTTCTCTTTGCTAAAACAAAAGGAATTCTAACCATAAATTTTTTATCAAGATATTCTCTAGCAAAAGTAGCAATATAATCATAAACTTTTTGTACTAAAAACGCATGGTTAGACTTAAGATAAATATCTCTTTCTAATTTAGCAAGATCTTTAACACCTAAATTATTAATATTATGATTTTGAAGCTTACTAGCATCAACATCTGGATCTTCGATAATTCTATCGTGTTTTCCATAATGAATACTAGATTTACGCAATTGCTTTTTAGCCTTTGAAAAGTTTTGTTCCTCTTCATCGGTTAATTTTTTATGTTGCTGTAAAAACGTAGACCAAGCAGTATAAGATTCAATAGCTGCTCTTAATTCATATATATCAGTAGGATAATTATACCAATATTTTCCAGGCCAGCTTATTGGTTGACCATCAATATAAAAACTTTCATTAGAATTCTGAACAAATTCATTACTAAAAGAAACGGCTCTTTGAGCTAGATTAACATTTCCTTGTAAATCTTTACCCCAATATCTAGCAATAGTATCATCATAAATAGGGTTTACAACTCCGCTACTACTTGTTCCTGTCACATTAGACTGATAATACATCTGTTCAACTTGACCGCCAATTAAAAACTTATTAGCGGTAGTATATCTTAAATCAAACCCAGCTTCAGTACTAATATAATTTTGTTGTATTTGGGCTAGTAATCTATAAATAGAACCATTTAGCCGTGGTATATTATTACTAACTGTAATGACACTAACATAATTTCCTATCATTATAACAGTAAAATCATGATTAGCTAAACTACAAATATCTTGAATAAAATCTAATAAAGAAATATTTGTTGAAGATATTCTATAATCATTTGGAACGTCTGGAAGCAAAGATAAATCAATAAAATATGGATATCCCGCGAGATATACCGGGGTAATTTGATTTAATTGAGTAAAAGCATCTCTTATTAGTCTCCAAGGTATTCCTGCTTCATTAATTAGAGAATTTCCATAACCAAAACTTTCAAGATATCCAAAAACGTTATATAAGTTAGGTACTGAATAAGTAAATCCAGTATATCCTCCTATAATTAATTCAACTCCGCTCAATAAATCTCTTGGATCAGAAATAGATACTTCCCAGCCCCTATTAATAGAATGAGATTTTACCTCTTTAATATTTGTTAAAATGCCATCGAAGATCCAACCGCTATATTCAAATCTTCCAAGTTGACCTATAAAGCCATCGAACCTTTCAAATAAAGCGTCGTCTTCAACTAAGGATACATCTAAAACAGAGGCTTGATCTCCCCAGCCCATATTTAGATTAAAACTTCTGATTGAACAACCTAAAAAATGTTGTTGAATTGCTGCTTCATCTGGCATTATTCATATATCCAAGTAACGTTATAAGAAGCTGATCCAGTTAATGGTTCCCAGTTTTCTTGTGGTTGTTGTCTAAAAGATTTATTAGCACCATTATTAATAGGATCTAATTGATAAACTAATCCAGAAACTAAATATTCTGGAAAATCAAAAGTTATATCTCCGGATGGAGGACCAAGAAGAAAATCAATAGTTAAGCTTTTTTGTTTCTCTGGACCTGTTCCTAAATCTTGTAATACTGGACCCCTGTAAGGGCTGCTTCTTCCTATTACCGGAACTATTGCTACGCTATAACCTTCTTTTTGATAAGAAACAGAAATTCTTTCTGATAAAGCTCCGCTAATATAACTTGTTCTTCTGTTATCATAATTATAGGAATAAGAAATATTACCCTGTAAAGGATTTCTACCAACATTAGTACTAAGTGGTAAAGGATTTAATGTTGTTCCGGTATATAATTGTGCTCTAGATAAGAAACTATTAGATATTGAAGAAAAATATCCAGAAGCAGCATCCCATTTATGTCCGCTAACATTATTTAAAACTCTTGATTCTAATCCTTGAATATTTCCAGCAACTTCAACAGAAGTAATACCATCTAAAGCAGATTGACTAGAAACAGAATAATCTTCTATTATATTACCGCTAGAAAAAACCCAGCTTTCATTTACTGAATAAGAAGCCGCTGTTTCATCTATATTTTCTGTTAGAATATGATTATAAGCACCTAAAGTGGATAGATTATTAAATCCCGAAAATATAGTATTACTAATTCCAGTTCTAGACGCTATCCAGTTTTTAGCTTCCATAAAAGGATGATTTAATATTCCACTATTATAAGAAGCTTTTCCCGTAGCAGATAAACTATGTGTAACTCTGTAAGTAAAAGGAGTAGTGGCTGCTAGAGAAGCAATGGGTCCAGGAACGAAAGAAGTTGTTCCAAGAGGTTGTTCGTTAGGTTCTATTGACCAAGATTCTACCGCTGATTCTAAGTTATAGTTTAAAGAGCCATCAACATTAGGATAAATTCTATCCGTAACCATTGATATTGAATATTCACAAGTATTAAACCACGGCCCTTCTTGAAATACTATTTCTACACTAGCTGGGAAAAAATGTAAAGTAGTTCCAAGATCTTCTGGGATAACCTCGAATTTCTTACCTATATTATCTTTATTAAAAATCTGCCTAAGAGCTTCTTGTTTTTTAAGAATACTAGATAATCTTTCGGAATCTGCTATATTTTCATCAGCAGGGTAATCATTTGTTGTCCAAAAAGTACCGCTAGAACTTGGAGATCCTTTATCAGCAAAAATAACACTAGAAAAATTAACGTTATAAACTTGACCTATAATTCTTCCGTCTGGAGATTGTTCGAAATTTCTAGAATAGTTCAAACTAACAGCAGGAATTATTCTTTTACCATCATAAAGAACTTGTGTAGTACTCATTATGAACCCTCTATAAACATATTAATATTGCCGCTTTGGCTATAAGCAGATGGTAAAAAGAAGTCTAATTGATATCTTGCGTTAGATTGAATATTTGGCATAAACATATTAAAATGACCATCAGTAGTAATATTACCTTCAACAAACAAATTAATAGAATCTTCTGTTTCTTCTGTTGAAGCATCTATATAAAGATTAATACTCCCTTCTGGATTAAATTCAGAGTTTATACTAAAACCAACAGAAGAGAAGACACCGTAAGCAGAATCTCCATAGTAATACGGATAGCCATATTCATCATAATAAATGTTATCCCAGCCAATTTCAGAAAATAGAGATTGAAGAGATATATTAAATGATTCACTAGTTTCTTCTGGAGTGGTTCCTTCTATAAATAAATTAATATTACTAATATTTAATACTGGGCCACTAGAATATAAATCTAGATCATCAAAAGAAACCTGTCCACCAATTGTATTAAAGGTTATACCAGATTGCTGAATAATTGACCCATTAGTATAAAAGTTTACATAATTATTACTAGCATCTTGTCCCTTTAGGTAAAAATCTACACCACTACTAGAAACAGCGTTATGAAGATAAAAATCTAAAGAATCATCTTGATAAGTGTATCCTTCTGTAACAAAAGATATTGGTTGAACACCTGTCTGGTTAATATACCAACCATTAAAAGACAAAAATACATCTTTAATAACTAGGTTATAATCATGATTAGAGTTATTATAAGAGTTAAGATTAAAGTTTATATAAGTTGGATAATTAAAATCTGTTTGTGGTCTATTTCTATTAGCCGCATATGTAAACGGTTGAACTTCTAATAATCCAGAACCATTAGCTAAATGTGTTTGAAAATTTAAGGTGTTATCAAAATAAAATCCTACACCATTTGTTAAAAACCCCTCGTTATAGTAACCAGATAGATTTAAACCGGATGGATTATTGCTAACAAGTTCATAATTAATATTTACTAAGTAGTTTTCTGGTCCAGTTAATAATGTATTGTAAGCAAAAATTGATGGACGATTTTCATATAAAGATTCTTTTTCAGCCATTGTTTCAAGATTAACAAAGAAGCTATCATTAATAACCTTGTTAATATTTTTAGATTCTAATTGAATATGGTTCCCGCTAGCCAAAACTTCGGAAAGATTAAATCTAGAAACATAAAGATTATTTATATCAGCGGCTTCTGAATAAGAATCAGAAATACCATATTCATGAATATATCCTTTAAAATCTGTTAAACCAGATCCACCAATATATAGGTTACCAACTCCACCAGGAGCAACTGAAGATGAAGAATAAGCATTATAAAAGTCTATATCTCCAGTTGATATATAAACATCTACCTTATTTAATGGCCCAAGTCTCTGACCGGTAATAATAATCATGCTATTTGGATAAGAATCTATATTAGCATAGTTATATGATCCAAAATTGTTTCTTGCGATAAAATTTAACTGTTCATCTTCTACAGATAATTTAAAATCTAGTGTTGTTCCGGTATATTTTTCTAATAAGGTAGCTCCATAAGAAGATTTTAAATAATTATAATTACCACTTGTTGAGCAATGAAGCATAACAGTATAGTCATTTAAAGTATCTATACTTTCTACTATATTGTTATCTTGTTCTAAATATAGATAGTTTTTATAAGCTTTATTATGATATTGATACGAATCTATTTCCTCATTATAATAATTTGACCATACCGATGGATAATAGCTAATTGGAACACTATCACCAGAATTTAAAGGTTTATAAGCAATGTTGAAAAACTCGTTATCATAACCACTTTGCTTTATCCTGTTTCTTCCAGAATTAATAGAAAAGGAAGCTTTGGGATTAAGATTATTTACTCTATTATTAACATGGGCCTGAATATTAAAACAAAGCATATCATCATTAGAACAATATAAGTCAATTTGAGCACTTGATATTTTAGTGTCTCTTGGAGGCTGATAAAGTCTAACAAAAAAGTTATCCATTAAGTCAGAAGTAGATAAATAACTGTTAGGTAATCCACTTCTTGAAAAAGATAGGTCGGAAGCTAATCTAGTAAAACCGCCCTGATTTTGAACATGAAAACCAGATCCAAAACCAACACAATTACTAAATTCATCCAGAAATAATCCTAAAGAACACCAATCTTGATTATTACTAATATTACCAGAAGAGTTATTAGCTCTAATACTAAAGATACATTTATCTATAGTTCTTGTATTATTATTCTGATTAAATATTCCGCTAGTATTAAAATAGAAATCTATGTAAGAATTATTATATAAATAACCACTTTCAGAAATAGAATTATTAACAGGGTTATATATCCATGTTCCATCAGCACCAGAAGTATTTGTTGGTCCAGCAACGAAAGAGGCATCTGAGTTATTTACTCCAGAATTATTAACTGCTCCTTCTACCAAACTAGGATAAAAAGAATAAATTTCTGGGGTTAAAGAATTATAAGAAGAATAAACTGATCCAGAAAAATTAATTTCTAATTGTCTTAGCTTATTATCTAAAGCTGGTGTTACATCAGATGGATTAACAGTTACCTTAACAATATCATGTCTAATTTTTGTTTTAGTTAAGTCTTTATTTGTAACTAATGCGTTTAATTGACTAAAAGAAGGGGTAAAGTATCCTGATTGAGATACTTGATACTCCCCGTCAACTAATTCATATGGACCAGAAGTATTAAAAGTAGTGCTATATAGACTAACATTATTAATTTTTAAGTCAAAATCAAAATCATATTGAAATCCGCTTAAGAAAGATACTTTTGTGTAAACCTGTTCTGGTACAGTATTATTCTGATCAGGAATACAATAAAATTCTCTTAATCCCCCACTTTTAAAGTTAACATAACCAGAAGACTGATTAAGATTATGACAGACTCTATAATTTGCACTTGTCTGAGTACCAGTTTCATCTAAAACAAAACTACTAGCATTATATAAAGAATCTTTAATAAGTCTTAATCTTGACATTTAACCCTCGAAATTACCAAGATTAGGCATCTTTGTTTTAATTAGTTTATTAATACCGTTTTTAATTTCGGATTGAATTAGAGCAGCAATTTCTGGTTTAATTTGAGTAAGTACTTGAGCACCATTAAGATAAACATCTACTCTATGTGTTCCGTTCATGGTAATTTCAGTTGGTATCTTAGAAATAGCATCTCTCATATTTTGAATTTGAATACCAAGTTGATTCACGGCAAGGTTAAATTTAGAAACTACCTCTGTATCTATTATAGGGTTACTTTGAACTAACCCGCCAGAAGCATATCTTTTTGCTCCGCTATTAGTTCTTTTTAGAGTTTGAATACCTATTTTTCTAACCGCTGGTTTACTTAGAACAAATTCTCCAGGAGTCAATAAAGCGGGAATAGAATCGGTATTACCAAAACCAGGAACAATTCCTCCAGAATTTCTTCTAATTGGCATACGATTTACACCAGAATTTTTAAAAGTTGTATTTAAAGCTTCTAATTGACCTCTTAAATTATTAATTTCAGAGTTAAGACTTCCAATTGAAGTATCTTTAGGAAAATCGTTTAAAGATTTAAGTAATATACTATCTTTAGATTCAACATCCTTAGAAATTGCTTCAAAGTTTTTGGTTCCGCCAACTTGAGAAATTAAACTAGTTCTTTTATCATTAGCTGATAATAATTTAGTAGTAGCTTCTCCTCTAATCTCTGTTAAAGATTTTTTAAGAACTTCAAAAGCTTTAGAAACAGCAATAGTACCATCTTCTTTTCTTCCTATATCCCCTTTTTGTAAATCCTGTCTAACTTTATCTAGTTGGTCTGGAGATAAACTTTGTACTAAAGATCCAGCTCTTTTATCAAAATCAGAAATAGAAGATCTAACTGGTCCAGATAGTCTAGTAAATGAATCGTTTTCTTTTAGTGCTAAACCCTTTTCTCCTTCTAGTTTCTGTAATATTCCAGATACAACGTTTGGAACAGAACCAAACTTATTAATATCTTCGTTTACAGCTTTAATATCTGGAGCATTAACAAGAGCATTTTCTCCAAACCTACCAGTAATACCAGATAAACTATTTCTTTTTTGAATAGTATCTTGTAGTCTACCACTAGTGGTTCCAATTTGATTTCTAATATCTCTTGTTTGACCTTCAGCTAAAATATTTTTAAGATCAGAGAAAAATGTTTGCATATCCTTATTTAGCTGTTGAGAAAACTGTTGTCTATCAGTAATAAGACTAGTATTAATAGCTTGCTGAGCTTCTTTCTGAGTATTTAATGAAGCTTCTATTTGAGCCTGAATACTGTTTTCTTGTTTACTTGGAGATCCGGTATTTTGAAAACCCTGTGGTAAACCAGTAGTATTATTAGCTATAGAATCTAATACTTCTTTTCCAGTTTTTCCAGATCCAACAACGCTATCAGCATATGTTTTCAGGAAAGATATAACATCCTTTTTTAGATCTTGTGGGGTTCCGCTTAAACTTCCTGTAGCCGCTGCTGATCTAGCACCGCGAACAGTACTTGATAATCTATTTTGTTCTTCTCCGGTACTACTAGCAAAATCTAAAGCAAAATCTCTCTTAGAAAGTCTTTCTGATTGTGCTCTATTTAATTGTTGTTGTAATATAGATAATTCAGAAGTAGTATTAGCTAAATAAGATAGAGCTGAAGTTGTCTTTTCTAGAGCTGATCTCTCATTCTCTAAAGCAACTTGAATTCTTGCTCTTAGTTGAATATCTTCAGTATCATTTAATTGAGTAGTTAATCCTTGAATATTACTTTTTCTTTGACTAACACCAGCTTGAAGTCTACCAACAGATAATCCACCAGTATTTATTCTGGTAATATCTCTTTCATTAGCTAATAGCTGAGAATCAACATTTTTACCAGTAAAAGTACCTCTTGCTTGAATAAGTGAAGATCTATTTTGAGCTACTTTAGTTATTCCCTCTAAAATAGTTTTATCGAATCCTCTTAGATTTTCCAAAGATGCTGAAAACTCATTTAATTTAGTTGTGGAAGTTTCATAAGCAGAAGAAATAGCATCTAAAGCTGGTTTAGTACCTTCTAATAATGTTTGTAGGGCTTTTTGCGGGTCTTTGCTTAAATTCTTGAAGAACTCTGGATCTTTATTGTCTGAACCAAGTAAGTCTTCAACTCTTTGAATAATTAAATTACTTACTGATTTTCCTATACCAGCACTCTTTAAAGATTCGGCAAACCTTTCTGTAACAGCTCCGGTATCATCTAAAGCAGAACCAGATCTTAAATTAGATAAGATATCTGGAAGTATATTACTTGCTTTTATAATATCTGAAGCAGTTTTACCAAGAGTCTTTCCGGCTTTTCCAAATTGACCAGTAAAATCTAGTACTTGTTTTTCTAAACCCTTTGTACTAATTCCTGTTTCAACAATATCAAGAGCGGGAGATACACTATTTTTTAAACTAGTAGAACCAGATGATCCAGAAGCAAAAGACTGTAAGTTACTAGTAAAAGTATTTACTCTTTGAGAAGCTATAGTAAAGGCTTCAGAGAATCTAAGAATAGACTTAACATTATTATCAAACTCTCTTATTGTTTTAACACCCTTTTGAAAAGCGTTATCAAACTCAGTAGCGGCTTTGATATCTTTTTCAATATTTTCTTTAAAGTCAGAAAAAGGAATACCAAGAATACCAGCAATCATTCTTTGAGTTCCGTCATCAACTCTTTGAGTGAAATTCTCATAGCTATTAGATATCTTTGATATATCTCCTACAAAGTTAGCTAGGTTTACTTTTTGATTACCTAATTCTCCTAGAATATTTTCTCTTATAGAAGGATCTGAAGTAGATTGTAGATTTCTTTGTAAATTCCGAACATTAGAAGTTACATCAAAAGCTGAAGTTTGAGAAGTGGTTTTTTCTTCTTTAATAGAATCAAAAATTTTACCAAGAGATTCTATAGACTTGTTAGAACTTACTGTAGCTAATTGATTATCAAATTCTTTTAATGAGCCTATTACCCCAGTAGTTGCTCCATAAACACCGCCTAAAGCTGCTCCAACAGCAGTACCAATACCAGGAGCAATAAGAGTTCCTATACCAGCTCCAATAGCCCCAGCGCTAGACGCTCCACTAATAGCTCCGCCTAAAGCAAAACCAGATCTTGAACCTTGTTTAGTATCAGTTCTTTGAGAAGACTTCTTTATTTGGTCTCCAATAAAATCTCCTATAAATCCAGCAGCAATACCAATTCCTATACCAGAACCACCACCTAATTTAGAAGAAAATTTAGAAAATCTATTTCTTGAAGGATTGTTAGGATCGCTTCCACCAGAGCCAAAAAGTCTTTCTCTTAATGGCGGTTTATTTGGTGGGCCACCGCTACCAATACCAAATAAAGATTTTACAGCACCATTTCTATTAGTTTGGTTTAATGAAGAATAACCAAAAGCACCAACTCCAGATCTTACTATTGAGTTTGGAATAGCTCTTGGGTCTTGTAAATTAAATTTCTTAGCAATTCTAGAAGTAATAACTTGTTGATTAGCCGCAAATCTACTTCCTTCTATTTGACCAATTCTAGTAGCGCCTTGAGGAACACGTTGTAAACTTTCTAAATAAGAGCTTCTTTTTTGACTTTTAGCAATATCTTCTCTAATTAAATCTGGTTGCGTTGGCCCAATTTTATCTGAAACAAAACTGGTAGAAAGTGGAAAAAATCTAGCAAATCCTGAATCTTTTTGTTTTCCCCTAGCAACAACAGACGAAAAAGATTGAGCGAAAGTTTCTTCTCTACCTCTTTTATCAGCTTTGCCACCTTGGGTATAATACTTTAACGCCTCTCTTTGTTGTTTAGTTATATCTTTTCTTTTTCTAAGATTTTTAATATCCTGCTTTCTTCTTCTAGCAAATTCTTTATCGTCACTTAATTTTCCACCCTGACTAGTATAATCAAAAGCATGACCGAATTCATGTAAAGCTGTATCTGCTTGTTGGAGTCTTGGTCTTTGAGTAGAAACTACAACTCTTTTTTGATTTGGGTCATAAACACCTGGAACATTATCATAAGAAACTTTTTTAGACCCTTGGCTCATCTGTCCTTTAAGTTGCGGATAAACATCAGTAATTTTTTCAGCATTAACTCTAGTTACTCCAGCTTTTTCGAGCTGTTCTCTTACTTTTTGAGGTATTTTATTATAAACGTCTTCGTCTGATAATTTAGCAATTCCGTCAGGACTAGTAACTCTAGATAAAACTTTATTAAGTTCTTGTTTTTTTATAAGTTCTTCAAGAGCTTTACTAGAAGTTTTATTTGATAAGGCTCTACTATTTTTAAATACAGATTTTTCATTTTTTCTTGATAAAGCAATTTTTTTAGTTTCATCTTGATCAAATAATCTTTGTAAAGCTGGTGTTCTATTATTATCTTGCGATAAAATTCTAGGACTATCAATAGTTTTTCTACTAAAAATTTTAGAAGCAAATAAACTAGCTTTATCTAGTTCAGAACCGAAAGCTTTTACAGTACCAATAACAAATAATATTTGAGTTGCTAATCCAGCTAATCCTATAACATTTTCTTTAGTAGTATCTTCAAGTTTACTAAACTCACCAAAAAGACCAGCATAAGAAGCTGCTGTAATACCAGCAACACCTAAACCAGTTTTACTAATAGACTTACCAACTAAACCACCAGCAGCAAACGCTGGAACAATTCCCTCATTAATCATATTAAGTCTAGATGGACCTAACTTTTTAGCAGCTCTTTTCTTAACAACAAACTCTCCAGGCATAGCAGCAATTAACTGACTATCTTTATTACCTATACCAGGAATGTATCCGCCATCCTTTTTAGCTAGAAAACTATCTTTAAAACCTTTAATAAATGGTCCAGAAGAAGAACCAATTTTAAGTGCTCCTAAGATTAAAAGTGGCTCAAGTAAATCTTTAAATGACGCGGCTAATTTAATAGTAAATTTAGTTAGATCTAAAATATCTGTAATTAAAGACTTAATACTTTCATCTTGAGCAAATTCTCTAATCATTAACTGAAATTCTTCTCTGACCTTGGTTAACTGATTAGCATAACTTTCTTGAGCTATAGCAGCATCTTTTGTAAGGCTATCAGTTCCAGCAAGAGCTACTTGAATAGCGTTCTGAGAAACCTCAAAACTTCTTAATAGAGGAATAATTTTGTTGATCTGTCTAAAACCAGCTAATTCTTCAGCAATTTGAGCTATTCTAGGATCTGCTCCACCAATCTTAGCAGTTTCTTGAGAAATTCTTTTTAGTGCTTCAAAAGCCCCAACAAAGTCACCGGCTTTAAAATCTGGATTTCTACCAAATTGATCTTGAAATTCTCTTACTTCTTCTGCTGTTCTTCTAATATTAATTCCAAAGTCAGCTAAGAATTTACTAGTACTTAATCTTTGAAGTCTAGTAGTAATAGTACGAATACCAACCGCTACTGTATCAGCAGATTCTCTAGTAGTAGATCTTACAGTTGTAAACAAACCTATTAATTCATTAAGACTACCACCAGCAGAAGCAAAAGCACCACCAGCCTTTTGAATCGCGGTTGTAATATCTGAAGATTCTACAGCGAAAGCAGCAGAAACAGCATTAATACTGCTTAAGGTTGCGTCAAGATCACTTGTTTTAAGACCAAACTGAGCCATAGCTGCTACAGCACCTTCAACAGTGTTTTCAATATTTTCGAAGGTTGCTGCTATTTCAGTTTTCGTTAATGCTTCAAGAGCTTCTCTAACTTGATGAGTTGAAAAACCAGCCTGAGCTAAAACTTGTGACGTATTTAAGATACTTAAAGACGAAACACCATATTTAGTAGCTAATCTACCTACTTCATCTCCTAAAGCTGCTGTATTTTCTACTGATTGTCCAGTAACCTGTCTAATTTTAGTAAGTTGTTTATCAAAATCTATAAACTCACTAATAGCATTTCTAATAGCAAAACTTAATCTAAAAAATCCAGCGGTTACTAAAGTATAAGCACCAAATCTTTTAAGGGTAATACCGCTCTGTAAACCAAGATCGTATAAAGCGTCTCTAGAACCTCTAATAGAACTAGTTAAAGTATTCTGAGCAGCAATAGAAGATTTACTAGATAGAGTCTTTATAGACTTTGCGGCAGCACTAATATTAGATAAATTAAGTCCGGATAATCCAGTTTGCAAAGAGCTAACAGCCGAAGCTAAAGCTCTAATAACACTATTGAATCCTATACCACTTGTTTTAGCCTTGTTAAAAGCTATAGCAACTCTATTTAGGCCATCCTCTAATTTATCTACATTTTTAATATCTTTAAGAGATAGATCAAAGGTAATCTTTTTACCATTAATCTTACTTAAAGAAGCAATAGATTTAGCTATTAATCTTGTTCGAGAAGCAATAGAGTCAAATTGGGTAAGATTAAATCCAGAAACCTGTGAGTTTAAAGAAGAAACTGCTGTATTTAATTTTTGAAAGTTATCTAAAGTACCCTTTCTTAGATTAAGACCTATACTAAGATTTTTACTTCGAAGATCTTTAATTAAATTAGCAACACGAACAATTTCTTCATCGTTTATAGCTTGAACAGTAAACTTCATTGGGGAATTTAAACTAGTTTTAAGAGCATTAATCTCTTTATATACTTTTTTAATTTCCGCGTGTAACAAATCAGAATTAATACCAACGTTAGCGTTAATAGGCTTAGATTTTAAGCTTTGTTTAACGCTATTAATATTGGCTAGTATGTTTTTTGTAGCAGATTCTATATTAGAAGAATCAAATCTAATCTTAAGAGGCTTGCCATCTAAACTTCTTTTAATAGAATTGATTTCTTTGTATACTGTTTTGATATCTTCTGGCTTGATTCTTAAACCAATATTTAATGGCTTATTTCTAAAACTTTTTTGTAAAGCTCCAACTTCTTTATAAACATTTTTAATATCAGAAGGATCTACATTAAGCTTAAGAGTACTTGGTTTTTTATTAATTCTCTGTTTTAAATCATCTACAGTAGACTCAATCTTAGAATCTAAAACTAATAAAAGCTCAGCCGTAATACCAAATTTATCAGCCATTTTTATTCTACTTTAATAGGTTCGCCATTTTTAAGAAACGGTTTTCTTTCCTTTTTTTCTTCCTTTTTAACAACTTGATAGTCTTCGTCTACAGTTTCACCACTCTCATTAATGTATTCAAGATCATTATTAAGAAACCCAAACTCAGTTAAAAATTTGTTTTCGGGAAATTCTTTAATATAATCTCCGTTTCCATAAACAATATTTGCTAGCTCTCTTGCTAGTTTTTCAGCATAAGATTCTCTAGAATTGTTAAGGTAATCATCATAAGATTTAAAGACTTTTGAACCATCTTCATTAAAACAACAACTAGATACTAAAGAATCAAAATAAGCATCATCTGCTTGACCTTCCGCTGTTAAAGAAGAGTTTTCCCGAAGAATAGATAACTTATTTAAAAGTCTCATTCTTAGTTCATTAGTCTCAATAGCTAGTTTTCTAGCTTCCATAAGATCTATGCCACCTTCTTCAAGCTTTTGAACATTAGAAACTATATTGTCTGATAGCTCCCCGACAAATTGATCATCTTTTTCATCCCAAATATTTCTATCTTTCAAGACCTTGTTTAGATGAGATTTTAAACAGGCTCCGTTTTGTAAAGCATCACTAAATACTCTACTTTGTTGTAGTTTAGCTTGAGCTTCATCCTTAGCAGTTGGCTTAGAGACATAATAGGTCTTTTCATCAATAATAACTTCTTTTTTCATTTTCCTAGTTCCTTTTTGTGTAAACGTATCTGGTGATTACCTAAATCTAAAATCTTTTCTCTTACTATTAAAAACTTTTTATAAAACTCTTCATCCTTTAGTTCCTCTTTAAATTGAATTTGAAATAAATCTATTGCTCCAATCATAACTGTTTTAAGTCTATTTTCCACGAATATGCTCCATTTGCATCTTATGAAATTGTTCCTGAACATCCATTCTAACATCTATAAAATTGTGATGATCTACTTTTCCTTTTTCATAGATCTGTTTAAGTCTTTGTTCTTGCACTCTTAAAGCTGTTTTACTATTCATTTTTTGAATTCTATCAGCTTGTTCTTTTGTTTCGGCTACTATGAAAACCTCTTGACAATTATTTATTTTACTGTTTACATTTAGTTTAGAGGTATTTTCAACAGCTTTTTTCAATGATGCTTCTTTTTGTAAAATTAACCAGCCATCAATAGCATCGTTATCTAAAATTAGGTCTTCTATTGGGGCATCGTGAGATTCTCTAATATTATCATATATTTTAGACCACATTAATAAAAGCTGTTGTTCTAATGACGGAACCCCTTTAAATATATTATAACCCTTTAAAGTATACCAAGTATTAGACCATGATGATTTCTTAGCTAATTCTCTTATATCGGTATTAGAAATATTAATATTGTTTAGTTCGGATATAATCTGTAAAGGACTATAATTTTTAAACTTATACTTTTTCTTTCCTTGATAGGTAGTATGAGAAATTAAGTAAACAGATCTAGCATATCCCGCAACACTTTCTAAGGAATATCCTTCATATTTTGCAAGATGGTTTAAAACCTGATTTTGTTTCTCTCTAGCTTGTCTTATTAAAGATCTTACTGGATCAGCATCAATAGTATTAAATCTAGCACAAAGTTCTTTTTGAAGATTTTCTATTAATTTTTGAAAGTCTTTTAAGAACCCGATATCTTTAATCAATACTTCTCCGTTATTCATTAAAAAACTTCTTATTTCTTCCTGAGTTAATACTTTTTTCTTTTCAAGATATTCACAGTATATTTCTTCAGCCTCATATAACAAATTAAGGCTAGGTGTGTGAACATCTAGCCCAAGTTTGCTTAAAATAGTCTTTCCAGAAAGTATTCTATAAAGTATCTTTTCCTTTTCGTGATCCTTCATATTTTAAACTAGATGAAATGTTTTCTTTTTAGGTAAAAATCTCGGTTTTGGGTCATAAAGGAGTCTAGTTCTTTACAAATAGACTTTGTTCTAATTAATAGTTTATACCAACCACGATCAGCTTGAACTTTACCTATATCATTACAAATCTTAGAGTTAACATCTTGTAAAAATTTTTCATTTACACAAGTAAATTCAAAATAATAACCGTTTTTAGTACATCGTCTTAAATATCCGTCTCCGTCGTGGTATCCGCAAAGAAAATCGTATTTAAATTCATTTGGAATATCAGGAAGAACTTCATAACCAGTTTTAGGAGATTCTAAACCAAGATCATATAAGGATAACACTATTTCTTTTGAAGCTATACATAAAACAGATTTATTATAATATTTATCAGTTCTTTTATCATATCTTTGACTAGATCTAACTTCAGAATATGGCGAAATATTATCCCGAATATATTCTAATATAGAAACATCTTTAGTATTTATATTATAAACTAAAGACATTCCTCTTTTACTATTTAGACTAGATATATAACCATCGGCAATAGTAAAACCTAAAATATAAGCCATATTACTAGACCAGCTTTTAAAGAAATCTACATTCTTTTCCAGAGGAGTAAAAGATTTTATATTAAGCGTTTTAGCAGCAGCCCACACACATGTTCTATCACAACCAAAATGAGAAGCTATTTCATCAACAGATAGCTTCCCATAGTTTTCTCTCATATAATTTCTTTTATATTCACGTCTATCTAAACCCATTTTTCGCATTAATCTTTGAACTCTTGTAGTTGTCACCCCAAGTTCTTCTGCTATTAAATAGGCTGGTTTTTGAATATAATTTTGAGTTATATAGTCTTGCATACTAATATTATAGTCCGGCCGGGTCGGCGTCCGACAGAATCACAAGGTCATTAAAATTACTAAACGAATAGGAATCCGTAACATTCGATCCATCCGTTGAAACATTGGATGAGACACTAGATAATTTATTTTTTGTTCCAAGATCCCAAGAATCTCCCCATACAGATCTAAGAACAATTTCTTGATTACTTAAGTTGTTACCATCACCGAAAAGCCCAGCTTCAGTACCACCAGCAAAGTCACCATCTACAGAAAGCACTTCAATATCACAGGTTACTTCAACAGGGAAAGAAGCATATCTGAAGAATGGGTTTCTACGACCTAATTCAACGAGTTGTTCTCTACCAAGATCTGTTGAAATTGATACGTTTTGAATTCTAGCAGAATAAGATGTTCCGTCAGCTCTTTCTTGATTATAACCGTTAGCATCTATTCCAGGAATACCGTTAATACCTTTAGGCCAAAGTGAAGATATACCACTAGTATTTCCCATTCTTACGTGCTGTCTACGCATGATACCAGAAGCAGGAGTATCGGTATTAGTGAAACCACCAGTAAATGTAAATGATCCAGAAGTCCAAACTTTATTGTTTCCAACAAGAGTAATAGATTCTGTAGCATTATCTTCTGCTGGAAAACTGTAAGACATAGAGCTTACATATAATCCAGAAGCAGTCATTTGAGCATTTGGAGTACCGCTTGCAGAGTTTTGTGTATCTCCGAAAGTAGAAAGAGCCATAATGCAACGCTCTGTAGATCTACCAACTAATGAAGGTGAAGTAGCATCAGGAGTTGCTAAGTGATATATGAAAGGATAACCATCAATGAGTTTTTCAATAGTAAACTCAACATCTGGGGTGTCTTCTACGTTATCATAAATTGAAATTTGCCCAAGTTCAAATACTTCAGTAAGGTTGAAGGTAATATTAGAACCTAGTGATTGAACACCATGAGCAGGAACGAAAGTTGAACTACCGTCTGGAGCAAAGCCAATAGCTTCAATTGCCCAGAACAGTCTTTTATTTTGATTTAAAGCCATTTTTTATCTCCGAAAAAGTAAGTATCTATATATAAATACTCTATTTTTAAATACTAATAAACACCCATAGATAGCTCTGCCTCGGTTTCAAACCTTACGGTTCCATGATAAAGACTATTATCTAATTTAGAAACAGATTCTATTTCAGTATTATTAATATAACATGAATAATTTCTAGCTTCTGTATAAGGATGTGTATTGATTAAATTGTTATAAGTTCCGGAACGATTTGTTAGAGTTCCGTTAAAATTAAGGGGAAAATCACCACTATTATATGCCCTAAAAAAATCAAAAAGAGCAATATGAGAATCTACTTGATTATATAGTATATCAGATATTTTCTCGACTACTTCTGGATTTTTATGAAAAATATTGAAAATAATATCTTGTCTAACATCCCTTTCATATGTTCCAATAGCATGTGGATAAGAATTAGAGCTTCCCAATTCAAGTGCTATACAAGGTAATTGAACAGCATGTTCTCTAAAAGATCCTTGATGAACTTCTAAAAGACCGGCATCACCACGAAAAAATGGATTATCTTTACCATCAAAAACAAATATATTTTTCAAGGAATAAGAAGCATATACTCCAGATTGTACAGTATTAAAATAAACTAAACCATCTCTGTAATTAATAGTATAACCACTTTGAGAAATACTTATATTATCTTGTTCCCAAACCCAGTTCTTTTTAGTAGCTCCCCAAACCATACCACCAGAATATCCCGGCATACTTACTATAGAAAGATTTCCAGAAGTATTTGTATAAGCTCCGAAAGAATAAAAAGCATAATCTAACCACGAAACAATACTTTGTGATAGTACTTTAGAATAATTTGGTTTATTGAGATCAAAAGATTTTAACATTACTTTAGATGTTTCTCTATAATACGACCATATTCACTGATTAGAAAATTTCTATTGTCATTTAAGGCTCTAATAATCCAGTGAGAATTTTTGGTTCCAGAAAACTCAGCAGGAACTTTCCAGCTACTATCTGATTTTATCATTAAACCTTTTCCCGATCTACTATTAGGGGCTACAATATCTTGATACTCATATCCGTAAATAATATACTTGTTGCCCTCGTATAAGAGCCATCTAAGCCACGGAAGCTCTTTACCTACTTCTACTGCCCCAAACGCTGCGAAGTCGTTAGAGATGTCATTAGACGCCTTCTTGCCCGTTTTTACGTTAGCCTCTGGAGAATCAAAGATTCCTGGACTAATATTCTTAGAAAACACATTAATGTCCAACAGAATATATTTACCTTCTTGTTTTCGTGTTTTTAGTTTGGGTATTACTGAAATTGATTTTCCAAATTCCGTTAAGATATAATCTACTCTTTGTTGTGCGGTTCCTTCTGGAATACCAAATTCGTGAGTTAATTTACCAGAGATTAAAGAATGATACGTTGGGGTTTTCTTCCAGATATCTAAATTTTCCTTAATAATGTCTTGCTTTATAAGATCTGAAACGGCTCTAAGTCTCAAATAAAGTTCTCGCAAAAGATGTTTTCGTATCTTTTCAGCAATTTTTTTTGAACTTTCTTTGAAAATTATTGGCATTTTGACTATATTTAAGTAAAAAGTTAAATTACATCAAGGAAAGCTATAAAGTATCTACTTCCAAAACCGTGTGGCATAGGATTAGCAGCTAGCTTATAAGTTCTTCCGCTATACCTAATTTCAGTAGCTCTTAAAAGTTTTTCTGAATCAGACATATAGCCTAATATCTGTACTCTTCCATCAATAAACTGAATAGTTCCAGACTTTAACCAATCTCTAGGAGAGTGATATAATCTTAAGTTAATAGTTTCAGTTGTTTCTTCTGTATCATCTAACATCTCTTCGTAGTTTATAATATTAATATCCTTTTTAGTCTTATAAACGATTGTTACTGTTCTACCTATATTAGGTTCTTCTAGGAAAAAGTCAACAGCTTCAAAATAAGGATCAAAAAATCCAGAAGGAAGTGATATCATTATGAAAAGTTATTTCCAGATATATATTGAACAGTAGTTGGAGTTATTATAGCAAACCCTTCTTGATTTGATAAATAGTCTCTCTTGATATTACTGTAATCATTAATTAAAGAGTCTAATAAAGCTCTTAAATCTTTTGATCTTCCAGAAATATCTATACTACTAGGCCCATCTACTATCTTAATAGATTGATAAGAATAAGATCTAATTTCTGTTTGTAATAATAATATTCCAGCCTTATAAGCAACTAATAATATAAAACCATTATCTATAGGGTCTGGAGTTATAGTACCACTAGTGATACTAATTACATAATCTATATCAAATGTATATTCTCTTTTAACTATAATAGCAGCAGTAATTATAAGCTTGGTTAATACAGCATCAGATTCTATACTATTAGTTAAAGCTCTTAATATTATTAGGATTTCGTCCATTATTTAGATTCGGCTATTCTTAATGTTTCTAGAGCTACTCTAGCAATTTGTTGTAAAGATCCTTGCTTCTGTAATAATTGTCCAATAATAGAATAAGCTCCACCTTCAGCTAATCCAATTAATGTTTGATGATCTTCTTTGGTTAAACTAATAGTAACAAGATCTTCTTTATTTTCTACAACTTCTTCATTCATAATATTTCCTTTAAAAAAATTAATAAAACTCAATTATATTATATAGATTGTTGTAAATCTAAATAATCATCCTTTGTAATTACTATTAAACCAGTTTGAAGTTTTGAAACCCAATCGCTAGCATATAATTTAGCTCCAGATTCACCAACGCAATTTGATCTATACCATTTAGAACCAATTTGAACTGGTTTATGAGATTCTCCAAAGGTTCCCCAAGTTTCCCAAGTTTCTTCTTCTGAGAATGAACTTAATGATTCTATATTGTCTATTTCAAACCATACTGGTAAACCTTCTACGTCTCCACTAAAAGCTACTAATAAACTTGCATAGTCTATTGTTAAGAAAGATTGATTTTCAATAGGTCCACATAATGCTAATTCTGAACCTCTTCCTCTTGTAAATGGTGCTCCACCCATATCTAAATCGTTTAAAAGTAATATGTATGGATTTTGATTTCCAGCAACGAAATTTGTACCAGGTAAACCAAAAGCAGTATGTACAGCGTTAACAGTTTGAGCTGCTAGTTCACTTAATACTGATAAGGTTAAAAAGCTAGGAATCCAAATATAACATTGTCCATCGTTTTTCATAATATTATTCCGTTATTTTTTATCTTTTTTATCTTTTTTAATCACGTCCGGAATCTGAAATTGAGCAACTAAAGCTTCTTGTTCAGGTTTTGAAAGAGATCTAAACATTTGTAAAGCTAACGATTCTTTATATTGAATTAGATTTCTATAATGATTATCGCCTATATCTCTAACTACTTGATTAATAAAATCTTGAACATTTATTTGTTCTTCTTCTGGAAGATTTTCGTTTTGTAGTTGTACTGCGTATTCTAAGCCCCAATTTTGTTCTTCTGAAAGTTGTGTTAAATCTACCATTTTTATACCTTTATGAAATGTTTATTAAACGAGACACAGAACACGATAAGCTGTACAAGAAGCATCGTAAATTGCGACTGCATACTTGATAGCACGACGGTCTGGTTCGTTGGGTGTGCCGGTGAATGTGGTTGATGTGGTAATTGCCATGATTGATTCCTTAAGCTGCAACGGCAAGCACTTTGTATGCAGTGCCAGCCGCGTCATAGAGTGTGAGGGTGTGAGTGGCTGTTGGCGTTTCGGCAGCCGCATTTGCGTTGGTTTGGAGCTTGCCTTGATACGTTGCGAAGTCCGAATCGTCGGCAAGTCGTGCTTGGAGGATTGTGGTGGATCGTTTGAGGGAGGGGAAGGATGAAGTATCACCACCGATATTTACACGCAAATTAGTTACGGTAGCACTTGTAATAGTCATTACATTTACGGCACCTGACCCAATCGTAAATCCGTTCGCGACACCTCCTGAAGTACCGAAAGTGTGGGAATACGCTAAAATACTTGCTTTTTCTGTAGTGTCATAAAACCACTTCAACGCCCCACCATCAAAAAGAAATGAATTTTGCCCAGCTACTGCTGGCCTGATTCTAATCGTACGCTGCGTTGCCCCTACATGCTCCGTTCCAATCTCCAGCACGTTGCTTACCCACCGCATAAAGCCACGTTCGTAGACGCTGCCAGAGGTGTATGTGTTGTAGATATTGAACGCTTGGGCGTTGGTGCCGTTTCGTTGGGCCAGGGTGTTGGCGGCATCACGAAGGAGGATGACATCCATATTGCTATGAGGTGTCGTGCTGGCCGCCCAGCCGATTGCACGGTCTGATCGCACGAAGAATCCGATATTGTCAAACGAACTATGGTGTACTCCTACAGAGTAAATCCCAAGGTAGGTACCAAAAGGCGATCCAATTCCGTTTCCAATTCCAGCATTATCCCCAACTTTTACTGCCAAACCATTGATAAAATGCGTGGCGACACCTGTGTAGTCAACTTTAAACTTCGATACACCATTCAAT